ACAGGACAGACAGGGGTACAGGGACAGACAGGACTCACAGGTCAGACAGGAGTTCTGGGACAGACAGGTCCCATGGGAGAGGAAGGTCTTCCGGGGCAAACGGGAGTTCAGGGACAGACAGGAGTTCAGGGTCGGACAGGACTCACAGGTCAGACAGGACTCACAGGTCAGACAGGAGTACAGGGACAGACAGGAGTTCAGGGACAGACAGGAGTTCAGGGTCGGACAGGAGTTCAGGGTCGGACAGGAGTACAGGGACAGACAGGAGTACAGGGACAGACAGGTATTCAAGGGCAGACGGGCTTGCGGGGTATTACTGGAGCAATGACTTTTGTTGTAGACGGTGGCGGGGCAGTTCCGAGTACAGGAGCTAAGGGCCAGATTTTTATACCATATCCTTTGATTATAACGAACTGGCAAGTATATGCAGATGCAACAGGATCTATTGCTTTTGATTTGAAAAAGGCTACTTCATTCACAACATGGCCGGCACAAACGACTATGAATACGGGAGGTACTGCCCCGTCCTTGGTGGCTAAACGAGACTCGACGGGTACTACGGTGGGATGGGCAGACTCAACAGGGGCTTTTGGAAATATCGTGGAAGTAAATGTGCTGAGTGATGCAACTGTTACTCAAGCATCATTGGTATTGCTGTATTATAGAACATAGGAGATCTTCGTATGACTAAGGCACAGCTAATTTCTGAAATCAAAGCACTGTTCCCATCGGTGACTGATGGATCCATCGTAGTTAATCAGGCGGAAGATGCTAATTTTGTGACCTGGTATATCGTTAATATTTTTGAAACCGGTCTGTCTGAGGAAAATAAAAAACCGGTTGGATATCGTCAAAATATTCATTTTTATGTCTACAAAGAGGGCACAGGAGATGAGGCTGCTTATTACGACAGGGATGAACTCCGAAATGATGTTAACAGGGACCTTACCACGGGTGTCGATTCTTTGTCGGCTATTTATAAGATTTACAATAGTTCAGTTCTGCGAAGTCGGGTCATCGCAGCTATTATCCAAGCATCCTTTGACGTCCTCTTCGAAGCTCCTGAGACCTTAAATCACGCCAAAAGACTTCTGTGGGCAGGGCAAGCCCTCAGCGATGTAACTGTGCACACTACAATCATGATCTCTTTTGTGTCTTTGAATGCAACGGTTCAAACGGCGGGGGGTCAGGCAACGGATAATGATCTCAAATTCATTGTGAACTCCAATATTGATAATGCGATTACTATACTAGGTATCTAATATGGCTATTACGTCGGCTTGGAAATATTCCTGTGCTTTGACTATTGATCGTACAAAAGTTGGAGCTGATTTAACCAATTTTCCAACTCTTGTGTGCTGGACAGGTACACAATCAACATCTAATGTTCCAGCGGGAATATTTTCAGGAGCGTATGCCGCTCAGGCTGCAGGGGGCGATATACGGTTTACCAGTGATAGTGACGGGGCAACGGAACTGTGCTTCGAGATAGTTTCTTTCTCAAGCACATCGGCGGAGATATGGGTAAAGCTGGCGTCAGTATCTTCTTCTGTCAATACTCTGTTTTACATATGGTGGGGTAATGCAGCAGCATCTGCTTATGCGGTTAATGCTACATATGGGCGCGATAATGTATGGCTGGAGTTCAGTTCCGTGTGGCATTGTTCGGCTTTGACTGATTCTAAAGCCGCGTACGGTAATATGACTATGACGGGTACATTAGCAGCAGCAGCGGGAGTATTTGGGGTTGCAGCAACAGCATATCAATCAAATGGATCCACTAATTATGCTGTGACTACAGCAACATACGCGGCAGCAAGTACAACGCAATCTACCTATTATTCCGTATGGATAAAATCTCCTACTTTTTCGGCTGATTGGCAGTTTGCGTGTGGTAGCCACCAAGCTGGCCTGCAACGAAGTAGCAGTAATAATTACTTTGCTTTTGCACTTAATTCGTAAGGTATAATCATGTCTTGGAATGGCGTAACAGTATCAGTAGATCCAAGAGATGCCGCTTGGCATAAGATCGATGGCGGATTTGATGATACTGCTAAATGGAAAGCTTGGTATGATGGAGGTGGTTCGTATACCACTGTAACCACTTCCGCAACTAATTCAGATGTACAAGGTATAGGAGCATATGCTCCAGGACCCACTACGGATAAAATGGCATGTTATTTTGATGAGATGCGCATAGGGTATGGCACTACAAGAGCAGTCGGATGGTCTCTTACTGACTATAATACAATGAAAAATCCACAAACGTTTATATCCTACGGATCTGTAAGAGGCTATGCTCCTCGCAGTAATGTGATATTTTTTGATGCATACGATCGGTAGATCAAGAGATCAATCGTGAGGATTTATGAAACCAGCAAATCTGCTCATATACTACGGATGGCCAAACAGCTTTAATTCCGCAACGAATGCATGGACCAATGAAAAAGTAGCCCAGGAAATGGCTATGTATGATCTCATTGTCCTGGGAGCAGGACTCCAAGATCCCGGACACGGAGATTATGCCAACACACAAATTATCATACCCCGGATAAAAGCCCTTAATCCCGCAAGCCTTGTTTATGGCTACGTCACAATCCTGGAAACTATAGGAAATTTTCAGACCAAAGCCGGCCAGTGGAACACCCTCGGAGTCCACGGCATTTTTATGGATGAAGCCGGCTATGATTACGGGTCCAATAGAGATAATTTCAATACCCGGGTAGACTATGTCCATGGCCAAACAACAGCTAAAAAGTGCTTCGTGAATGCCTGGAACATGGATCATATCATAGGTACGGTTGATGACCCGTCTTTCCCCAATGCTACCTATAACTCATTGGCTCATGCATCAACCCTCAATAATGGGGATTGGTATCTACTTGAAAGTTTTTCTGTGAACACTACGTCCTATACTGGAAACAATGGCTATACCAGTAAGTCCGATTGGAGTTCTAGAGGAGACAAGGCCGTTCAAAGACGAGCCACCTACGGTATTAAGCTGGCTGCAGTAGGGATCATCGATAATAATGAGGCTTCCGCCATGGCTCTGTTCAATTTTAGCTACAGATCAGCCCTGGCCTATGAATTGGATGCCCACGGAACCTCTGATACGAATTATGGGGCTTCTTCAGCTGCAGTTACCTGGTGGAATAGGCCTCAACCGCGGGGAATTCCACAATCAGGAGGTATACCTTCTGTTTTGGTGGATGCCGGTAACAGCAATATCTATATGCGGTATGCTAATTTTTCGAAAATCATCATAAATCATATGACCGCTGCACAGACCAGCTCTATCGTCCAATGGTGATTGGGGCTGTAATAATCATCTAATACTTGTTCTAGTGATATAGAATGGGACACCCAATAACATAAAATAGCAGGAGGATGTCTAAAATGAATCAGGAATACCAGAGGGAATTGCTCGCTTTTGCTGAGAAGATCTCATTATCAAAACTTGAGGAAGCTAAGGCAACAGAACGGGTTCGGGAACTGGAGTATCAGAGGGATAGATTCAGTTTGGATTTTTGCGTAGCTATGATGAGAGCACAAGAACAGAAGGACAAGGATGCCGGGGGACCTGCGAGATCCTGAACAATTAATCCCGTACCATTACGAGACCAAGTACGAGCCAGGGATCAACCAGTTCGATACTAGTCTCGATGAGAATGCCTATCTCCAGACATTGGTCGATGATATGGGAGGCGGCAAGCTTAGTCCTACTACAATGAAGGCTCTTAGAGGCGCGTTAGAGGGTAAGGGAGTTATGTGCCGGCATTGGGATGACCCCAAGCTGCGAGATGAGATAAAAAGGTTTATAGAAGCTCAGAAGGTAGTAGCGAAATGGCTGAAATTAACAAATTGATGGACGAGGTCCAAGCACAGACTTCAGCTCTGAATCGACAGGTGGGGCGATTGTTGGGGGCCTATGAAGCTCTGTTCAGGGAAACCAATCAGCAATTCATAGAAGAACGTACAGCCAATAACGGTACTAAGGGACTCGAGGATTTTTATAGGCTGGTATCCACTATACGGAGAAACAAGGATGTTGTAGGGTCCCTATTAAGGGGAATGAGAAGTATTAAGCCCATGACTGGATTCAGGATCATTGAGGAAGAAGTCCCGGAGACTAAGAAGCAACCGAAACAAGCCCCCAAGCCTGTTGAAGAGATACCAGAGGTGATCACTAATGGCTAAGAGGATACGTGTAGTAACTGCCCAGGATGTCCAGGCGTCACAGGCTTTAAAGCCCAGGGTTGTATCAAGTGATAATCCACGCCCTACCAGACGTCTTACGGCCAATGAGATCCGTGTTCGTAAGTTCGCTACGACTTCATCTTTTGGTTTCAATTCCCGTATAGGTCAGGATGTCTTGGACAGTGCTGGTGGTCAGTTCTACTCTCCCCAGTTGAGTACGGACTTCTTAGAAAAACCGCAAAACTTACGTGAGCGTAGAGCCTTTTATCGGTATTTCTACAACACCAATGAAATTGTTGGGGCGGCCGTTGATACTCATTCTACCCTCCCGCTTTCTAAACTTCGGCTTGTGCCTCCAAAGGGTAAGAACAGGCATATGAATGAGTATGTGTTCAAGTTTTTTGAGCGCATGTGTGAGCAGATGAAGCTGTTCAAGACCCTTATTGAGATAACCCATGAGTATACCTTGTTTGGTAATGCAATGGTCTATGCCGAGGACGATGACTCTGTGGACAGAATGAATCCTGAGGAGAAGGCTAGAAAGACGGAACAGGCTAAACAGCGTAGTGAATTTCTTAAGAGTAAGTTTGAGATTGTTGATAAAGATCCTCTATATAAGGGATGGAAAAAGCTTATTATCCTTCCTCCTGATCAGGTGCGTATAAGAAAACTTCCGCTTACGGATAATGTGGCGGTAGAGTTTGTTCCTGATCCTGAGACCAAGAGATTCATAACCTCTGAAATGCCTATCTATCCTGGGCAGTATGAGGAATCAAAGAATTTTAAGTATGAAATACCTGCAGATATCCAAGAGAAGGTAAAACAGAGTGGCGTCATACCTCTTGATACGGACCCCTATACAGGGTCACATGTGTTTCATCTTGCCCGTAAGAAGTCTCAGTATGAGCCCTATGGACAGTCCATCATTGAACGCTGCGTGAATACTTTGGTTCTGTTGGATAAGCTCCGCCAAGCTCAGACCTCAATAGCCTCACGGCACATGACCCCTATGCGTATCGTGTGGGCCGAGGATTTGAATCCGGATGATGTTGATAATCTCCGAGAGCAGGTAGACATGGCTCTGGTGGATCCCGATTATTCCGTCATAGCTAACTACGAGATTCATTGGGATGAGATGGGATCCCAGGGACGTTTGCTCGATATTGAGGGTGAGAATGAAGCAGGCATGAACAGGCTTTTTGCCGGCCTTGGAGTGACACGAGAAATCCTTACTGGAGAAGGCACGTATACGGGTAGTAAGATCTCTTTGGAGATCATGAATACCCAATACCTTCTTTATCGGGAAATCATTCAGGATTACGTGGAAAACAATCTCTTCAGGCCGGTGGCTATCAAAAAGGGTTTCATAGAATACGATGATTACGGCAATGAGATCGTTCTTTATCCCAGATTGAGCTTTACCCGGTTGGCTATCAGAGATAACGAACAGTTCTTTGATGCGGCCTTCCAGTTGTATCAGAAGGGGTCTCTATCGATCGACCTCATATTGGATATCCTCAACATAGATCCTGCATCAACTAGAGAAAAACTTGAGCACGATCTTTTCACGGTGAATGATAGTCAGTTCAACGAGGTACTCAGAAATCTATATACCAACGTCTCGACGGCTCTGGTCGAGAATACGGATTTCACGGCTAAGATGGCTGAGTATCTTGGTCTTAAGATGGCTGAAAAAGCCCAAGCCGCTGAAGGGGCCTCCCGATTCAGCTCATCAAAAGAAAATGTGCCCGCTGTGGATAAAGAACGTGTTGAAAAGCTCATGAAGGTGGCCAAGTATTTGAAAGATAATCCTTTAATACTTGATCGCATATTTGACCGAGCGAAGGTGACCCTCGATGGCAAAGTCTAAGCGACGTTGGTTGGATCTTGATTGGAATTCGCCCGATGCTCTAAGAGCACAGGATATTCCCTATGATGCCTCATTAAGCATCAAGGACGCCATATCGCTTTCCGTATCTGGAGCAACAGGGATCCAAGGAGCTACGGGTATTCAGGGTCCTGTAGGAGGTCTTGGTCAGACTGGTGTTCAGGGACAGACGGGTGTTGGATTTGGAACGGTCCATGCTTATGATGTCTTGTACAATAATTCAGACCACACAGATACAACCACAGTGCAGATGGCTTTGGATTATTTGATGTATGTTCCTTTGTCTTATTCATTAAGTCTTACGCCTTCAGTACGGCATAAAGGTCAGATTGCAACTGATATGACTGCTAGTTGGACGCACAACAATACACTGTCGGTTCAGAACATTACGATTATTGGAGCACAGGGCGGTTCTATCAGTCCTTCTGCCTTGTCCTTTATTTATTCCGGGCTCAGTTTGACTACAGATCAGGCTGTGACCGTGATTGGAACCGACACGTATCCTACAACAGCATCAGCGACGTCATACTTAAGGTTTGAGCTCTATAAGTATTGGGGTCAGAGTGCCTCATCTACTCCTACTGAGACTATTATTGAAGCAGCTTTAAACGGAGGATCGACCCTATCGGTGGACACAGCTTCTTCTAGGGTAAAATCCACATACAGTCAGGCCGGAGGAGCTCAGTATCTTTATTATGCGTATCCTCAGGCCTGGGGCACTGCGACTATTTATGTGAACGGATTTTTAACGGTGTGGAATCTGACGACGGTTTCAGTGACCAATGCTTATGCGAATACTCAGTCTTACTACTGTTATACGTCGCCAACGACAATAGCAGGCTCTGTAACCGTTCAAATTGCCTGATAAAGTTTTGATACGGTTTTGTTGGAAGATTTCAAAAGGATTTTAGATGGCTCCGATACCCGGCACCGTAATTGGAAGTACAATCGTTCCTACCGATACGGCGGATATCTACGGCACCCATGATGCCACTTACGGTGTTGGTGGGTGGCGTTCGGTATCGGATTTGACTGAGCGTGACAATATCCCGACCTTGATGCGTACTGAGGGCATGGTGGTGTATCAAAAAGATACGGACACCATGTGGCAGCTCATAGATGGTACTACTAATGCGGAGTGGAATGAGTTTAGTTTGAGTAGTGGTGGAAAATCGGTATGCTTTAATGTTTTTGATACCGATGAAGTTGTTGTTGCTGGTATTAATACAACAGCTTTTTCAGTTCCCATTGCATTTAATGGCGTACATGTGACGGCTGTTTTAGGGGCGGTTTCTACGCCTAGTTTAGATGGAACTACTACTGTAAATATTATCAGGAGACGTTTAGGTTCTGATTCTTCCATGTTGAGCTCCGCACTATCGATAGGCACTTCCCAATACTATTCTACAACCTGCACGATTAATCCTATTGTAAATAGTGTCCTTACTGGGGATCTGATTCTGGCTGAAGTTCTGACTATTCCTCCTACACCTCCATACGGTCTTTCTGTTGTGATGACTTTTGGTGGAGAGGGTGAAGTAGGCATACAGGGATCGACAGGTGTACAGGGACCGACGGGTCTTTGGGGGCAAACAGGAGTTCAGGGTCAGACGGGGTATGGTTTACAAGGAGAAACGGGTTTAATTGGGGAAACTGGTTTTCAGGGTACTACGGGAGCTTATGGTGGTCCTCAAGGAGATACAGGCATACAGGGGCAGACTGGGATCCAGGGGCAGACGGGGATCCAGGGGCAGACGGGTGTTCAGGGGCAGACTGGACTTACAGGACAGACAGGTCCTAATGCTCTTTCATTGGATTATGGAGTTCATGTTTCCTATAGCACCACTCAAAGTATAACTAATGCGTCTTCAACGCCGTTAACGTTTGATACAGTAGAACATGATAATGCGAGTTTTTGGTCGGCCGGCAGTCCTACTAGGATAACGATAGGCGAGAGTGGGTGGTATTCGGTAGGGGCCAGTATTCAATGGTCTGCGAATGTGACGGGTGTAAGAATTCTTGATATAAGGATTGGTGGTTCGAATTGGGTAGGGGCGTTATCTGATACGATGGCGGCTTCTCATGCCTTGCGTCAGCTGGTTAATAAGGCTTGGTATTTTACTGCTGGTAATTATGTTGAATTTGTTGTTTTTCAGGACAGTTTAACGACTCTGACGACGAGTTCAAATAGAGCGTGGTGTGTAAGGCTTTCTACGGGACCGCAGGGTCAAACTGGATTTATAGGACAGACTGGATTTCAGGGTCTTACTGGTCCACAGGGACAGACGGGGATACAAGGTCAGACCGGAGTCCAGGGACAGACAGGTCTTGAAGGTCCTACTGGTTTACAAGGTTCTACTGGTATTCAAGGTCAGACAGGAGTTCAGGGTCAGACTGGACTCACAGGTGAGACAGGAGTTCAGGGTCAGACAGGGGTACAAGGGCAAACAGGAATTCAGGGTCAGACGGGTCCATTAGGGCAAACAGGAATCTATGGTCAGACAGGGCTCATAGGTGAGACCGGAATTCAAGGACAAACAGGACTCATAGGTGAGACAGGAGTTCAAGGACAGACGGGACTCATAGGGGAAACTGGAGTTCAGGGACAGACAGGAGTTCAGGGACAGACGGGTCCGTTAGGGCAAACGGGAGTCTATGGGCAGACAGGGCTCATAGGGGATACAGGAGTTCAGGGTGAGACAGGAGTCCAGGGTCAGACAGGAGTCCAAGGGCAGACAGGAGTTCAGGGTCAGACAGGAGTCCAAGGTCAGACGGGACTCATAGGTGAGACAGGAGTTCAGGGTCAGACGGGACCTATAGGAGAAGATGGTTTGCCTGGAGATAGAGGAGCAACGGGACTTCAAGGTCTTACTGGGTCACAGGGTTCAACAGGAGTTCAGGGTTCAACAGGATTGCAGGGACAGACAGGGTTTACTGGAGAAACTGGAGTTCAGGGTTCGACGGGAGTTCAGGGACAGACCGGAGTTCAGGGTCAGACGGGTCTCACAGGACAGACGGGACTCATAGGGGAAACTGGAGTTCAGGGTCAGACGGGAGTTCAGGGTCAGACGGGAGTTCAGGGTCAGACGGGAGTTCAGGGACAGACAGGTCTTCAGGGACAGACGGGAGTCCAAGGACTGACTGGTATTCAGGGTTTGACCGGTCCTATTGGTGAAGATGGTCTACCCGGCGATAAGGGTATTACAGGAGTTCAAGGACAGACAGGAACTCAGGGACAGACTGGTTTAACTGATGGGACCTATAGTACTGGGTATGTTCCGTATGCCCTAACCGAAACATCTCTTCGTAATTCTGGTTTGTTTTGGAAGTCGGATACAACTCGATTGGGTATTGGGACGGTAAATCCCGGATCAAAATTTCATCTTGTGTATACAGATGATGGGACGAATGCTGTAGCCACAGTAACAACCATTGAGCGTCAGAGTACGGGAAATGTATTGGCAGGGTTTGGATCAAAGATTGAACTGAATTTAGAAAATGATCTTGGATCATCTATTAGTGCTGGGAGTATCACCACGAAGTGGGATACTATTAATTACGGAGGAATGGATGTTCATTCTTCAATATTAGTTTCTAATTATGACAACATTCTCTATTTTGATAGAGGAGGCCTTGGGCTTGGTATTGCTCCAGGTAGCCGAGCTTCGGGGGAGTACGTACTACGTCAGTCTAGTCTTGCCAATTCGTCTGCACGTTACACCGCAGCATCTTTTGAGATGTATACGGCAGGTCAGCTGGCTTATAATGCAATCAATGTGAGAACGTCGTTGGGTTCTTCCCGTGGAGGGATGACCGCAACTACCAGCGGTACTTTTTTTGGATCGTTTAATTTTCAAGGATGCAATTCATCATTAGAGTGGGCGGATGGCGCTGCGATCATTGGTGAACAGGCGGGGGCGGCAGGTTCAACATATGTCCCAACTACGTTGTCTTTTTATACATCGGATGGGGTAAGCTCTCTTTTAAAAAGGATGCAGATTGATTCAAGTGGAAATGTTGGTATTGGTACTACTAACTCGAGTCATATTTTTGATGTTGGAGGGAAGGTAAAAATTTCTAATTTGACTAATCCTTCCGCGCCCGCAAGTGGTGCTGTTATTTTTTATGATGGTACGAATTTGTATGCTCGGAAAAGTGGGCAGGCGGATGCAACTTTGACGAGTTGGATTTGATATATGGCAACATATACTGTTAAAGTTGGAACTACATACGAGACTGTAACAGCTCTTCAAGCAGCTGTCACGTTAGTTACAGGTGACATTGTTCAACTTGATTCTTCTGGAGGAGACATTACTGAACCCGGTGATGTTATTACTCCAGCAACTGGTATTACATACACTTCGTTAAGTGGAAGATCTGTATGGAAAATATGCGGGTTATCTGCTAAAAGTAGTACAGTCATAAAAAATTTCAATATTGTTCATCTTGTAAATAAGTCTATACAGCCTGCGAGCAATCCAAGTGCTCAAACTGATGTAATAATTGAAAACAACTACATGGATGCTAGGAATGCTCCTCACGGTTGCATTTGGTCAAGTGCATTTTCAGATATATGGGCTATAAATTGGAAAATACAAAACAATATTATTATTGGTAGTTCAACGGGCCAAATAATAAACATGCATCCCGCGTATGATAGAGCTTATGTTTACAATAATGTTTTGATAGCCAATAGTAGTTCATATGCCTTAACATGTTCAGGTAAAATAAAAAACAATATTCTTGTTGGAAACGGAACGGGTACTGGTATAGAACTTGTTGGTGCAACTATAGATTTAGATTACAACTGTGTGTATAATTTTTCTACACCTTTTAATCCTCCTTCATCACAAGGTGTTCATGATATAACTTCAAATCCTCAATTTGTTTCTAGTTCTGATTTTCATCTTTTACCCTTGAGTCCCTGCCTAAGTGGCGGTATTCAACACAGCATTGATTCTTATGTTCCACTATATGATTATGACAACAATGTCCGATCTAATTCTGATACAGCAATGGGGGTATACTCTAAAAAACCCTTAAGTTTTTTTCTTGAGTCGTCGGTTGGGGACAGTACAGTTGTCAACAGTTATTTAGGTCTAACAGAATTAGTAAGATCAATACAAGCCATGGGTGTTGATAGTTATTTCGATTCTGAAGCTAAAATAGGGCAGGTATCTGTTTATTATACGCATCAGGATGGACGAGAACAGAAGCGGGTATTCTTTTATCCGGATCACAATGCTTCTGTTTCGTGGTCTCCGTTGGCTCGTGATGGAACGTGGCAAAAGACTGCGATAAAGGTCTATGATCTTGAAGGCGCTGTGACCACAATTTCTCGGGCGTATATAGATCCGACTGTAGAAGATTTGACCCATTCAGGGGGGCAGATTTTTCTTAACAAGTATCTCTGAATAAGGAATAATTAATGGCTACAGGATTGAATTTTTTTGATTCATTGATTGCAGTGGATGGTGTTTCCGTTACGAGTACCATCAATCGTACGGAGTTGGTTTCTACAATTCAGGCGGCTACCCCAGACACCTATTTTGATAGTACCAATGAAATAGGTAAGGTGGTGGTGTATTACCTTCATCAGGATGGCAGACAGCAGAAACAAATTATCCACGATGAACAGACTCACCAGGCTTCCGTTCAATGGTCCGCTTTTGCTCGTGATGGTACTTGGCAAAAGTATAAGATCAAGGCATATGATTTAGACGGAGCAATTTTTAATCTGACTCGGGCATATATAGATTCTACGTCAAATGATGTTACTCATTCTGATGGAACGATGAGTCTTAATACCTTCTAAGGACAGACAATGGCTTTCTATATCAATACCGGAATGGCCTCCGCGATGGGCTTTGGGTCCAATGAATGGCATAGTGTCCTGTCAAATTCGTTGGTCAACATGGGGTGGACCCTGCTTGATGATCAGAGTACTCTTATAACCAAGACTTTCACCAGTTCAGATGTTGATATAGGATCGGATACCATTACTGTTTCAGGAGGGCATGGGTTCTTCAATGGGCAGCATATTTATTTCATTGCAGGATCCGGAGGTCTGCCGGCAGGGTTGACAACAGCTACCCAAGAATATTTTGCTATTTATATCTCTTCTACACAGTTTAAGGTTGCTTCAACACTTCTCAATGCAATAGCAGGTACACCAGTAGATCTTTCTTCAACAGGGGGCGCAGGTCCACATTCGGTGTACAACTTTCCTTTTAGGGTTTTCTGTACCGTTGCGGCACCAACTCCTAATCAAGTCTGCAAGTATTTGGTAGTTACTTCAATGAGAACCTATACCGGATTAAGTGGGATCAATGTTCCTATACAATGCTGTCTGTATTGGAATACTACTACTCACATCGGATACGGGTATTGGTTTGGGGCTATTCTAGCGTTAGGTACCGCAAGTGGTACTTATTATTACAGTTTTCGAGGGAACACCAACATAGTAGTTCTTGGGGGCCGTTATAGTGGTAGTTCTGCTTGGACTTCTTTCACCCTGGATAATTTTACGGGATCCAGTAATTCTCTGATACTAGAGGATCCTACTAAATCGGGTATATTGACTTCTCCTGCTACTTCAGGTCCTTTCATAACTCTTCAATTGGGAACTGGTCAGGCTTCTAATTTCACCGTCGGAAATTATTACTATATCTATGATTTTACAAATCATAGTTGGGTGGATTATGTTAGGATTACTGCTAGGGATACAGGGCTTGATCAAATTACGGTGGATGCTATTAGTTACAATTACCCCGTAGGGGCTGTGTTGGGGCCTTACCCACATCGTTTTTACGCAGCGGTAAGTACTTCAGCGAATCCGTTCGGAGGCTTTGCGGACAATTTTTCTTATAGTCAGGGTACGGGTATATCTGGTTCTCGTTCTGCTATCCCTTATGTATCTGCAGCTCCGGGATATGTCTTTCATGGTCAGGTGGGGTATATTTATGGGGCCTGCTCTATTGATGCTCAGATTACGTATGCAATAACCAGAGTTGATCCGGATGATAACGGGCGTTATCTTGTTCAGAGGCCAACAATTTACGAGGCGTATCGAAACAACAGTGTAAGTTCTACTTCGGGGTGTGATAGATTCTATGGGACGGCGAACAATATTTATATAGGAACAAACACTAATTTCAGCACTGCAACCCGAACGATAGGTGGATTGAATTATACCTGGTTAAGTACAGCCGCATCTTCTTTCTGTAATTGTACTTATCCAGTTACTTTTTCAGTTATTGTTCAAAATACTCTGCAATAAGGATGTTGTATGTCGGCTTGGAATGTTAATGACGGGTATTGGACTGGCGGTAGTTTTTCGGACAGCAACAGCTTTTATTACAAGCTGAATACATTCCTGACTACGCCGGTTGCGTCGGGAGGGGCAGGGTGGTATTTGATAGATGATTTATCATCGGATTCCGCAGCTCCTTGGTACTCATTTCTTCCTGCTGCTGTTTCTACTGTCAATGATACCATTACCATCAATACCCACGGATTTCATACTGGGCAGACTGTAAGTTTTTTGACGTCCGGTGGTGGAATTGCTGCAACACCACCAATTCCTAGTGGTGGTCCTCTTAGTTACGCTGTAGTAGTGGATGCAAACACCATACGAGTGGCTATTACATATTTGAATGCTATCAACGGGACATATGTTGATATTACTGGAATAGGTTCGGGCACTCACTATGTATATGGCTGGCCAAAAAGATGCTACTGTAACGTACCAAGTCCTACTCTGAATGAAGTACATAAATTTTTGTGGATTGAACGCGGAAATGCTAACAATTCTGGAGGTGGAGGTGTTGGTAATTTCAATTATTGTTTCTTCCGTTTTCCTTTGTGGTGGAATGTTTCAACCCACAGAGCTTATGGAATTTATTCTGGGTGTCTATACCAAGTAGTTATCAATGACTCGGCGTGGCATTCTTATAGTTTTAGAGGAAATACGGATAGCTTGTTTATTGCGAGTACTAGTGTATACCCGTTACCTGGAACTGGTATAGGGTGGTACTCTGTCAGGACTGGAGATTGGGAAGCAAGTACGGATTTTGTAGAAGACCTAAGCAAAACTGGAACGCTTATTTCTGGGGCAACCGCAGGTAATAATGTTGTTCTGAGTTTAGGGTCGGGACAAGCTGCTAATTTCACAATAGGAAACAGATACTTTTTGTATGATTTTGGTGATCATACTTGGCTGAACTACCCTCAAATTACCGCTAGGGATTTGGGTGCGGATACCATAACTGTAGACACCATTTTTAGGAATTTTCCGTCTGGTTCAGTGATAGCGGCGTATCCGCATAGATTCCAAGTGACTACCGGAAATGTTGTGACATACCAGTATTCTGGTGATGATAATTGGACTGAAACGTCTAATCTAACTCAGATACCTTACATGTCGAGTCCTGTTGAAGCATACAACATGCACCCTCAATCAGGGCTGATTTATACCCAGGCCGCGCTGGATTGTAAGTCTATAATACTGACTGCTACGACTTCTGTTGGGGCCAATACTTATTATTACTGTCAAAGACCTATATTGGTGGAATATGTCAATGCTGCTGGTAGTAGTTCTGTAGACATGAATCGGGTTTACGGTACTCTTCAAGATGTGTATTTGACTAATAGTACTGGAATCAGTTCTTATGTCGATAAGCGAACCATAGGGGGCATTGATTATAAGGCTCTTGTGTACTCATCATTAAATAATCCAACATTATTAGTCAGAGATTCTACGTCGGCGGTGTAATATGTCGTATTTGTTCAATTCAAAGGGTAGTACTAATTTTGGTTATACAGGAAGTGGTACGCGAAAAACGTGTATTGCTTCTGATGGGACTTATCTATACGTTGGAGATGATGGAGAACAGACCTTGGGAGGAAGAAAGTGTTTGTATGCGGGCACTTTTAATGGGTCCACATTCACTAAAACCAGCCAGATTGATATACCTACTGTAACCAATCCAGATTGGCCTATATCACTTGTGATGGGACCCCCAGGATGGATTTTTGTTGTGACGGGGGAGTACACCGGCGGATATATTGCAAGTGTAACTTTGTGGGCTTTTGCAATATCTGGAGGTGTTTTTACCGGTACTTATTGGTACACGTTAGCTATTTATGCCACAGGGGCTACTCCAAGAGATTTGTATTATGACACAGATGGTTATATTTATGTTTTTTGTACAAGTGATTATAGATACGTGTACACTTTTTCTTCTGGTACCGGTTTTACGCAAGTTAATTCTAATTCTGATAGTGGAAGAGATTATAGAACTGCAATAATGCCAAGAACTGGCGGCGGATTGGTGTTTGGCACTTCTATGAGTACGACTTATGAGATTAGAGCATATACGTTTACATCAGGAGGTGGGTGGGTTCTTTGTGGATCTCTATCTACTTTTACTGCAACGCCCTGTGGCCTTGGTTATGATGGTACCTACTATTATCTAGCTACAAGTCAGGAATCCGGTCAGGGAAAAATTCATAAGCTTTCATATGATGGATCATCGTTTACCCTTATAACTACTATCACTCTGCCAAATTATGTTCAATATAATGAAGTTTACAGCATTACTACCGATGGGCAGTACCTGTTTTTTGCTTTACGTAATTATGGTATTGGAGTCTATGACCTGACCCTAACATCTCGTTTTGTGTACCTTGATTCTAATGTTCAATACTACTGCCCACGTCAGTTGTATTATCGAACACCCTATCTCTACATGTGCTCAAATGATAATGTCAGAGCTCTGAAGCTTGATCTTCAGGCCCAGTTCAGCGTGAGTGCTTTGACTGGCCATGCCCCCTTAACCATTAACTTCACGGCAGTATGACATGGCAACAGTCACTGCATGGGCATGGGATTTTGGAGATGGAACAACCAGCAGTCTTCAGAATCCATCTCATATTTATTCTCAACCGGGGTACTATCAATTACAGCATGAACAGTGGGATGATAGCGGAGAACACTCGATAATTAACTATGAAGTCAATATTTTTGGTTATCCCAGTCATACTTACGATTATTATTGGACATACGGGGATGGAACTTTTTCTCAGATAGCCGACACAACGACTACTTCACATGATTATATATACGGAGGGATAAATAGTTCTGGGCTCACAATTAAGGACATCTGGGGTTCAGTCTCGACAGCGGCAAATCAAAGCATCACTCTTACTGGTGATACTTTAGGGTGTGATGTAGGAGATGTAGGAGATTGGAACTCCGGAGAAATTGTTCCCAGCTTAGGCGTTGATATTGGAGATGTAGGAGATTGGAACTCCGGAGAAATTGTTCCCAGCTTAGGCGTGGATATAGGAGATGTAGGAGACTGGAACTCCGGAGAAATTGTTCCCAGCTTAGGCGTGGATATTGGGGACCTGATCGGGACCCTAAGCAATCCCTCAGATACCGTAAATGTACTGGGGACACGACAGCCTACACGAAGAAGACGAAAAAGGATATTCATAGTTGCTTGAGGACACATATGGACACTCTTCATGATCGTATACGGAATATTGTGGCTCTTCTGCCTGAAGGAGAAGTAACCATAAAGTTTCGAGAGCAGCCTAAAATTAAGCCCCCTCGAAGAAGGCCTTCCATAAAGAATAAGAGTCAGCGGTCAGACTACATGAAAGAATACATGCACGAATACCGCGAGGAAAAGGGTAAAGATTATCAAAAGATGCCTGATAAGGTCAAAAAGTGGCGGAGACGGAAACGCAAAGCTCTTAAGGATTGAGTATAGGAGAAAGAAATATGGCTACTGGAACTGTTTTTTCAAGTGCTAGTGTAGTTGATGGCCAGAATGTTGTCATGTCTTATAATCTTGATACGCTTATAGGGCTTACCAATTATGATCCTTACTTTGATTCAACAAGTAAGTTGGCTAGAGTAGATACACATTTTGATCATCAGGATGGACGTCAGACTAAAAGGATTGTTCTTTTAGGTCCTGATTTTTCTTCAAGTATGTCTTGGTCTTCTTACACGCATGATGGGACATGGCAGAAAAATGAAATAAAGGTATATGATTGGGAAAATGCAATTCTCAGTATACCTAGATCTACAATAGGGTCTTCCGGGGATTTGACCCATAGTGATGGGACCATGACTTTAATAAATAATTAGGATTAAGAGGGGGAAAAATATGAAGAGTCTATTTTCAATGTTCATATCGGATGATGGTGTTAATTGGTCCAGCATTCGAGTGATTGCGGTATTTCTTTGTGTATTCCCCGTACTTGTTATTCTTACAGCTTGGGGTTATTCCAGTGTAAAACAGGGTAAACTTCAAGAAATTCCATGGAATGTGTGTGTCTTAGTATTTAGTCTTGTTGGTGCAGGTCTAACAGGTAAGGTGACACAAAGCACGTTTGCGGAAAAAACTACAGAAGTCAAAGATCCGCCGGTGCTGGAGAAGCAATGAGAATTTTAATTGCGATATTGGCGTTGGTTGGGATTGCCAACGCTGCCGCTATCACATTTACTGCTGCGGATAGTACTGTTAATACGTGGTGGTCTAATGTTCTGAACTGGTCTGGAGGTGTGGCTCCTGGTGCAACTGACACATGCATTTTCGATGTGACAGGCGGCAGCAAAACACCAAATACTGCAACGCAAGGTTTGACAAATCCATTTGCGTCAATTCGCATAACCAGTGCGTACACTCGTACGTGGTCGTGGAATGGCACGAGGGGCTTTCAGCTATCGAACGATTTTATTGACGATGGCATAACAGGAACGCACTATCTTGGTACTGTTGTTACCATGAATGGTGCAACGTCCACATATCACGTAGGAAGTGGGTGTGCTGCGGGGTATTCAGCAAGTGCAACGGTGTTAACGTTCAATGGAACGGCCGGGTGTGTGTTAGATCAGGATTTGGGTGCCATGTACTATGGACGATTGAATTTAGGCTCAAGTGCATTGGTGACGAATTCTGGTGCTTCTGCGTTTTCCATTACCTGTGCTGCATCCGATACGTCAATTAAGCTAGAAAGCAACGCGGTACTGACGAACGCAGCAGGACTTACGTTATACCTTCCAGGTGCCGGTAGTTACCTATGGTACCAGGCTTCTGGCGCAAGCATCATCGGCGCGGGCGGCATTAGCGTGCTTGTAGGGACAACTCCATACACGATGCCTACCGCCAACTTAGGTCCAAACAGCACTAGCTTAATTGCCTATGGGTCCACCACGATCAACCAGACTGGGAATTTGACTGTAGCAAATGCAGCAACGAGGGTATTTAGTTTCCAAACAAATACTTCTGGAGTGACCTTGCGATGGATCAATGCAAGTTCAAATGTGACATGCAACATTCTTCAATTGGGATCTACCCACGCATCTGCAGCTGTAGTCGGGTCATATGGTTCGGGCACATACTCTATAAATGCTTTTGACGGTACGACCAGAAACTCTGGTGCAAATATCGACAGCTTTCAGACTCTTGTGGGCTATTGCTCTGGTTCCTTTTCAATGGGCACCAGCCATGCCTATATTCCCGGAACGAGTTCGTGGACTATGGATAGTGCTGGCATATTATTGACGAATAGTAAAGATTTGTATGACTTCTTTTTCAATCCTGGGGTAGGCCTGACAGATAGCGTTGTAGACTCTGCCGGTTCATATCACAATGTTTCCGTGCTATCTGGTAAATTGAAGCCGCTCACGGCTGGGTTCAACCTCACTGGAAACCTTCTTCTTTCTGGAACTGATACATTGTTTGGAAACCGTGCGAATGCAAAATGGATTCGTCTCGCAAATGTTGCAACGGTACGGATAACCAACACCAATGCACAGCGATTGTTAGACTCGCTTAAATTCAATTTTGTAAATGGCGGATCATTTCTTAAGGATTCTGCCAACGACCGGGTGAAGCGTGTTCTTCTCTCCAGTGGTGCAGGCGGTAAGAAACTTGCCTTCCAAAGTGGGACCAGTTTGCAAATTGTGGGTTATGTTCCTGGCGATTTTTCAGGTATATCGGGTGCCTTAGACTCTACCATCTCCACAAATCCAGGTCAATTGGCAATGATTGCCACAACAGTCCCTCAGTGTGACAGTTTCAGATATATTCGAGACCAAGAAGCTCAAGGCTATCCAGGCCTCTGCACAACAGGATGTGTTGATGGCGGTGGCACCGTTAATTGGGCGTTTGATAGACCGTTGGTTAATTACACCATTCCGGCGTCACTCCCACCAACAGGTGGTAGGGTGATAATTCAAGGTGCACATCTTCGGAGTTCCGGTGGATCTGTAACGGTTGATGGAGTTCCAGCTGCACTAACAGCTCAGCACGATGCTTGGGTATCGTTCACCGCGCCGGCTCATGCTGTTGGCACAGTATGGATTATCTATGATCATGGAACCGGTGTGGACTCCGTACAAATCACCTACGCGACTAATTCACTAACGGATAGCACTATAATTGGTGTTCTTCTAGGCCAAAGTAACGCTCAAGGTGCTGCTGTACTACATGCTTCTAGAGACACTGCCAAGACGGACTCTGCCCTCGGCTATCGACGAACAAGTATACAGAATTTAGAAGGCACGTGGATGCGCTGCACAGACCCAATGGTGGGTAGTAATGCGTCTATGGGTCCTAGTCTTTCAACATCATTAGTTCGTTATCTTCGAAAACCGGTAGCTCTTATAAATGCTGCCAGAATAACATCAAATCTCGTGGGATATTATTGGCACAAAGCAATCTCCTGGGGAATGAGAAATCCGGATAATCCATGGGACAGTACCTTCATGTATGGTAAAGAGATATCGTTTATTGAAAATGGTTTGCAAGGTCGAAAGCCTGTTTTCTTTGAGTGGTATCAGGGTGAAACAGAATGTCAGTATATAAAGGACTCAATTCTCGTCTATCCAACGAGATTTGATACACTTCAGGCACGAATGAAGCTGGATCTTGGCTTGGATTCTATGCCAACTCTTATTGTGCAGGTATCTATCGATAGTCAGACGGCAAATATTCCGTATGACACGAATTACACACACCTTCGTAACATGCAATATGGGTTGGATAGAGGTACAAATGAAGCAATATTTGCCGCACCCACATATGATTTAGCAGTGCAATCACAATTTCATCTAAGTTATAAAGGTCAGGATAGCTTGGGACCTAGACTTGCGGCGGCCTATGTTCGTTATCGCAATGGAATAAGGTCACCCTATCCGCATTTAACCGCCGTAACAACGAGTGGGGATACGTTAGTATTGCAGTTTAATTCTCCACTTTATCCGTCAGTAACAAATGTCAGTGGTTTCTCTTTAGACTCTGCAGGAACATCGGCGACGATTACATCAGCACGTACTGATGTAATGCAGCTTAAACTACTCACATCGAGAACAGAAGCTTCCTTGAATACGAGATACATGATAGGTAGGCTGCCGGATGTAACCTATCCAGTACTAACTCATGCGAGACTTCCAGTTCTTCCTATAGGGACTAAACGTGCCGTTGGATGGGTAGATAGGTCAGGCCGGCTGGTAACAAATTTGCGTAAGGATTGGCTCAAACCTGGAGATACCCTTAACATTACGGGGACAGGTTTTGGTGCCTCACAAGGGATCGGAACGATTAAGTGCAATAGCACATCTTTAGGTACTGCAATAACTTGGACGAACACATCAGTTGCAATTCCTATACCAATTATATCCAGAGGGTATTATGATTTGATAGTTACAACAGCAGCAGGGGTATCCGACACAGTTGCCTATGGTTTGAAAATATTTCGTCCGGAGGCCCATTAATATGGCCACCTACAAGATCGACCAGCAATATCCCTTTCGGTGGCGGGATATAGAGGATACGCAAGTCGATATTTATGTGTCTTGGGACGGTGGTGTCCATTACGATGTGTTGCCCCTAGCAACAGTTGCGAATTCAATCATAGTACCTCCAGACGATTGGAATTATTACAATTGGACGGTATCTGGAACCCCAACTGCAGAAGTAAAATTTAAAGTCGTCGGTCATACGGCTATTGAATACTATGCTGAAGGGGATGTTTTTGAGACAATTTATGATGGACTTAGTTATTTCAATGTGCCACAGGTAGGAGATCAAACGTCAGTAACCAGTACTGTAAATGTTTCTGACTTGATGGGCGTTATTCAAGGCATTAATCCGGATGCCTATTTTGATTCTATTGATAAATTTTCTAAGATATGGGTCTATTACTACCATTCAGGGGGCCGACAGGGAAAGCGAATTATTCATGAAGGGGATGTGTCGAAACAAGCTTCTGTAAGTTGGTCGCCATACGCCCAAGACGGAACGTGGTATAAATCGAAGATAATTGCATATAACCACGAAGGATCTTCTGTGACTCTTTCAAGAGAGTACATAGACACAACTAATGCTGATATATATCATTTGAATGGGGTAATGAATTTGGTGTCGTGACAGCTCCCATGACTAAAGTCATGGCCACGCCACTGCCGCAAGCGGCATAGGCACAGTACTCAGCAGACTGCTGACCCAGTCTGAGTATATTCAAGGGCTCACATAGAAAGTAGCAGATTTAATTATGGCTATTCATGCTTATTATCACGTAACACCTAGTGGTGCTGGTGCAAAAGATGGTACCACTTGGGCCACTGCTTTTGGTGAACCAGAGTTTGAAACTTTTATGGAAGGTACAGTAGTAGCTGGTGACGTGATATTTATTAAAGAAGGAACTTATACACTCGATAGTGAGTTTAGTTCATCAGCAAGAGCTGGGACTTTATCAGCACCAATAGCCCTAATAGGCGTAAAAAGTACATGTACTAATGAAGGAGCAGCAGTAGCATATTCTGATTGGGCTAGACTGTCAGCTAATAGACCTTATTTTGATTGTGACACTAATGCTATTACTTTTGGTAATTATTATGTTATTAGAAATATATCATTTAGAGTAGCAAAGTTATCTACTAACGGCGTTGTAACTGGAGGTTATTGTATTGCTGAGAATTGTAAAATTAATTCAGATGGAACTAATACCTATTACGCTGCGGAGTTTGGTACTCAAAGTATGATTATTAATTGCGAAATAACCGGAACTGGTAGTGGTATAACTACTGGTAGTGCTACGAAAGTATTATTTTGTTATTTTCATGATTTATATAATGGGATTGATGATGGTGACAGACAGGGAATCTTTGCAGGTGGAGCTGGTAGTATGATTGAATTTAATATATTAAATAACATATTAATTGGAATTAAGGTAAGTGGAAATGATCACATTTTTTTAAATAATACTTTTTATAATTGTAAAAAGGCATTATTTATGGGCACAGCCTATAGAAGTTGTATAGTAAATAATGCCGTTGATTCGTGTACTGTTAGTGGGATTTCTTCTACTACTCAGAGAGACAGCAACTTTTTCTGGAAAAATCATGGAGATGATGCTCGTAACGTAGATATGTGGGTAAACGAAGACACTACAACAATTTTCCAGGACTATGAGGTTAGTACAGGAGATCCTTTATTTACTACTCCAGCTATTGGAGTGTTCTCACTTACCGTTGGCTCACCGGCATTAGATGCCGGATTATCAATAAGTCTAGGAGTGTAAATGGCATATAGTCATTTAAACAAAGGTGCTTATCAAAGCATTAAAGTAGATAAAGGCGCTTGGCAAGGTACAGTAGGCACAGTTACCAATTTAGCTATCAATTATTTCAACATTTCTCAGGCAGGAGACAATACTTCCGTAACAAGCACTGTAAATGTACCTAATTTGGTGAATCTTATTCAAACAGTGAATCCGGACACCTATTTTGATTCTACTGATAAGATTTCTAAAGTGTTGGTCCACTATACCCACTCAGTAGAACGGCAAACTAAACGGCTTTTGCATGATGGGGTTTCTAGGCAGGTAAAGGTAAGCTGGTCTCCATATGCTCAAGATGGAACATGGTATAAGTCGAAGGTTATTGCATATAACCACGAGGGCTCTTCTGTGGTCATTCCAAGAGTCTATCTAGATTCAACAAATGATAATATATACCATTTGAGTGGGATCATGCATCTGAACGTAATAATCTGTTAATTTATACCCCAGCCTGAGTACCCTCAGGAAGGACCTAATCCAATATGGCTAAGAAAAAAGGACTCGGACGCGACTTGGATAAATCTCTGGAAATAATGGAAGCCCTCGGACAAAGTCTGACAGACTTCCATAAAACACCCCTTAAAAAAGGCCTCCAATCCCTGGATAGCTATGATGATGATATCGCAAAAAAGGTCAATGAGGCCCTCAAACAGGCCTTCGAACTGTCAATTTTAGTGGCGGACCTCAAGCACATGGTCAAGAACGCCAAACCTATGAAAGATAGTCGGTTCGCATCAAGGGTCGTTGAACGATACTTGAAAGAGACAACCTAATAATCTCTTAATACCTAAATTTAGGCAACCATTTAGAACCACAGAAGTTATAACATGAATCTCATCCTTCTGATACCCAAAGTGATTCGAAGCTACTGGAGTCGGTTCCCGGAAGTCACGAATAACGCCTATAAGTACTTCAATTACGACCGACGAGTAGTAGAAGAACGAGTCCCTCGATTCGATATTGCACGTACCTACCAGGGCCCTGAAGACCTCACAGATGCTGACTATGATGTGCTGGTGGCCAGCGCCAAGACCATGATCAATCCGATACTCGCAAAATTCAGCAAACAGGTGGCCTGTGATGATGCTCTTTCCCTGGCTGTACGGTCTTTTGCCAATGGCATGTATGACGGAAAGATCAATGCAAACCGCTACAAAGTCCTTCTCAGTACTCTGGAATCTTCTATAGGTATGGCCCCCCCTGTGTTAGCCAAGAAAAAGAAAGCTCCCGAACCTAAGCCAGAACCAATAGAGGTGAAAGCCCCTGTCCTGAAACAGCTGGGTTTGAAAATCAAAGATGTACCAACCAGAGAACGTGCCCGTACGAGGACACCAGAAGGTGTTCCTCATATGTACAGAGAACGGGGAAAAACACTTCTTAAGAAAGCTATCTATCAGAAAGTCCCATGAATAGGAGGGTCCGATGTTGAAGAACGCTAAGCAGTATACCGAGAGACTCGACAAGATCGCTGAGGAAGTCCAGGCCAGCAACCCTGAGATCGCCCTAGAGATCGATAGGGTTTCCGATGTCATCGACGGCCGTAAGGATGCATCAACCCTGAAGTCAGATCCCGATGAGTCCAGATACATGGCCAATCGGTTCAACTATCAGGTACGTAGCCGTCAGCCCGATGAACCCTACATGGACAACTACAACAAGAGTAACTTCGAACAAGTTGCTGAGATCAAGAAGAGTCCCGTAGCGGTCAAGAAGGCCTATCAGAAGGTTGAGTAACTCCTGAGGAGGCTGCAATGCCTGCACTGTTCCCGATGATGTCGGCTCCAGAAGACTTCAGGGTTGGAGACTGCGTTAGGAAGTTCGTAACGGACTCGAATGTCAGCCCCTTCACTGGAGTAGTTACACATATTGTGCCCTCAACCTATAAGGTCTGGGTACAGTGGCCGACCGCCAATGAACAGGAAAGTCCGGAGACTCTGATAAAGGTTAATCCCCTGATCTATGGAATGCCTACGGTCCACAGAGACTTGGGATACAGCTCCTATGAGAAGAGCGTATCAGAGAAACTCCGTGGATGTCTACCGAAAAGGGTCATGGCAACGGAACGCATGGCCCTTCGTATTGCCCATACTTTTGCCATCGATGTCGTGGGCAAACTGATAGACGATATCGTGTCCTGCCATGATAAAGGTCTGGGTGAAGTGCAGACCTATAATCGAGTCTATCAGAAGTATGCATCCATCTGTTCGGACTACATCGTCCGATCATCCGTTCAAAAAGTCTACGAAGACATCACCAAGGAATAAGTCATGTATCTCCATAAGTACAAAGATGGCAGCCGGGAATTCTATCTAGTGACCAAGACCAGGTCCAGACCTGGCAGCATCGTCAATCTTGAACCCAGAGATTGGCAGGGATCTTCTTCAGGTGCCGGCGTGAGTCAAACCCTCTCTTATTTGAAGGACCTGAAGTTCAGTAAGGAAGATGAGCCTGAAGAGGAAAAGACTGAGAAGAAGATCAAGTCGAATGTAACGGATTTTATTAGGAAACAGGCCAATAAGCTGGATGAGCTCTGGCAGGAACGTCAGAAGAAGACACCTTCCGCGGAATGACCCGCGAAAAAGAAAGTAGTCGTGTAACTACTATGATCAATACCGTCGCAAACTGTATCAGAAGATTGGTAAAAGCGTTCGTTCCACCAGAGAAGTTCAAACCTTCCGGTAATCCTATTATGGACTTGGAACGGCTTCAAGAATCTCTAAAAAAGAATCTTGAAAGTCTGACCAAAACCATTAGCGGAATAGGGAAGTTTCCTAAAGCTCCCGTACCTATTGGGGCTCCGATGACTACCCACGAAGCGGATGAAAAGATGAACATCAGGATTGTGGAACGGGTAGAGACGCTCAATAAAGAGATTGAGAAAATCATCCAAGAAGCAATGAACGCACAGCAATCCCTTAAGCAGATGAAGAGTGTTTACAAGTTCTAGGGGTATTTTGAAATGGCGATGATGCGCTATGGCCATGCGGCCGTCATAGAAACAGGAATGACCGGAGACCAGTGGGTCAATAAGGTCTATGAAAGCGCCTGTAGTGACGGCCGTTGCCGGATGAAAACCGCCAAGACCGTTATTGCTAAGTATGACCCTCGGAAATACTTGTTGAGTCATTGCTCAATTATAGCCGCTGTACAGACCGAGCTCGCAAATCCCAAAGATGCTAATAGTAACTACTACATCCATCCCTCCTTTTCAAAATTCGTAAATAATAATGGCGATGCTTGGGATAAGGACCTTCTCAAGCAATGCTATCAATCATTCATAGGATGTAATAATTTCGTAGAACACGTACAGATAGAGAATCTGTCAAAAGGTAAAGTGGTTGATGCGGTTTTAAGAGAAATACCCATCGGGAAGACCGCCTCCGGGGAAGACCTTACTACCTATTACGTTGATATCCTTGTAGCTACAGATCGCAAGCACGAGGACTTGGTACGAAAGATTGAGTCAGGGGAACTTTCTACTTTGTCTATGGGCTGTTTTCTTGAAGGTACGGAAATCACTCTTTCGGACGGGACTAAGACGGCTATTGAAGTCCTCCATCCCGGAGATATGGTATTAAGCCATTCCGGTAATATTCGAGCGGTAAAGAATACTCAAAAGCGTTGGTATAAGGGCGACATCTTAGCTATTAAGGTTGAGGGGGATTACAAGATAACATATGTAACCCCAGAACATCCTTATTGGGCTTTCAAAAGAGAGCATTTGTGCGCCTGTGGTTGTGGGGGAAAGATTACCACTACTCTGTGTGGCCATGACAGCAAAATGATGGATGGCAATCCAGCTTATTCAAGATTTTTGACGGGTCATTATGCTCGTGTTGTTAATCCCAATACCCAAACTTATTCTATTGATGAGTACAAGGCTTTACGAGATTCTAACCCCATAAGGGAAAATCTTGATCTTGGGTGGGTGGATGCACAAGATCTTCAGGTAGGAGATATAGTTTCTTCGCCTATTTCTCAGACTATAATCAAATCTGATGATGCTACCGTTGAGAAAGCCCGACTTATTGGATATTTCTTGGCGGAAGGATCTTTTGTAAAAGATGTAGTGTTTCAGGGTGAAGAGAATGATTACTTAGTTCGTTGTAAGGTTTGTGGGAATCTTTATAACAAGCTCACTACTCATATTCCAAAGCACGGGTTGAATTTAGAAACCTATAGGATGCAGTTTCCTGATGCTCCCGTGAATGCCAAAATACGTCGTAATTTGATACGTGGTGATGGGCGAAAAAATGATCCTGGTTTTAAAGAAGCTTCTAAAACTCGAAAGAAAATAGGAGCAGAATTCTCCCTTGGAGAGCATGAGTACGAGACGGTTAATAAGGAAATTGCTGAACTCTCCGCTAAGGCTTTTCCTAATGCTACGGTGTTGAGATACCCCAAAGCAGTGAAGATTGTAGGAGAGGATATTGCTGAATTCTTCTCTAAGTATTGTGGGGAATACTTTAATGATAAGAGGATGCCTGAAGAGGTGTTGTATTGGGATACATCGATCCAGCGGCATCTTATAGCTACATGGGTTATTGGTGATATGAATACCACGGGGTCACGCCACTTGGCTGACCAATACCGTGTTATTCTAAACAGACTCCGCATGATACATAATATGTATCATGTTGAAGGATCTTTGTATAAGACAGATGTACGAAAAATGACCGCTGATGGTGTTGAAGTGGTGAATCATTACGAAGGGTATCGTTCAGATGCTCATCAGATCCAGCTTAATTTTCAGGCTTTGAATGTCATTGAAAATGAACTCAATTACGCCTTCCCGTATAAGTATCAGAAAAAGTATCAAAATATTGATGATGATAAAAAGCGCAAATTACTCAATACGTGGAAAGCTAATAATAATCTAGGGTGGATGCTTCATCCTATTCAGAGTATAGAGAAACTTCCTTATGAAGGATGGGTCTATAATTTTGAGGTGTGGGACGATAACTCCTATGTAGCTAATGACATGGCAGTCCATAACTGCAAGATTCAATATTCCATATGCACTAAGTGTGGTAATAAATCTGTTGATGAGACCCAAGCATGCCAGCATGTGAAATATGAGAAGAATAATTTTTTCTATGATGATAATGGCGTACAGCGAAGGGTTGCAGAGCTTTGTGGGCATAAATCAGACCCAGAGAGTGTCGTGTTCTGTGATGCATCTTGGGTTAAGAATCCGGCCTTTGTAGGTGCAGTACGTCGTTGTTCCGTAGAACCATCCCTTGATATCATATCCAAGATTGAGGCGGCTCTGGATAAGAAGTCCTATCAGCCCAAAGAAGGGGACTATCTGAAGGCTGCAGCTCATTTGATTGCTCAAGATAAACCCCCTGCCGATAAGCCCGATGAACCTCCTGCTGATGAGCCCCCAGCAGAAGCCCCAGCAGAAGCCCCAGCAGAAGCCCCAGCAGAAGCCCCAGCAGAAGAAGCTCCTGAGGAAGGTGGACTTCCTGAGGAAGAGGAACCCGGCGATGATATGAGGAAGATGAAGGATCAGATCAAGAAGCGGATCCTTCAACAAATCAGCGATGAGATAGCCGATGATTTTACGGAAAAAGAAGAGCGTCCTCAAGAGCTCGAGACGCTCGATGAGTCAATCATAAAGCCCGCAAGCGTATACAGAAATCTGTGGAATACAAAAACGGTATGGGACCGATTTGTGAGAAAGACCACAGGTAATCTGGATGAGAAAGCTTTCAATAAGCTCAAGTATGGGGCCCACATACTCCTGACCAGCAATAAACCTACCGTACTTGCTGATTATGGGTATGGGAAAAGAGATTTCCTAGCGGTCCTGTCTTATCTGGATAGTGTAAGTCCTAATCCACTCTCAGTAATCATAAAAGCAGCTGTGGCTAAATTGGGCGGAACAAATAAGAAAAGTTCCGTGGAGCTCTTAGGGGAGATAGTAAATGCGGTAGGTAGGAAACTATCAAAAGAAGAGGCCCGCAGATCACTTGTGTGGCTGAATATGCTCGATGCATATCGTAAGTAGAATGTTTTGAACACTTTGTAATAATCTCTTAATATCCAGTAAAAGTTCAGAACGAACAGTCATCAGAGGAGGATCCGATGCGACAGAGACTAAGTTGGGATAAGGAGAAGGTTGCTGAGATTGAGAAGCAGGCCGATCCTTATACCATGAATCAGACCCGCTCGAATCCGCCGGTTGAGAAATATCATACCGGGGATCCAGATGCATGGGGTGAGACACCGAATATGAATGCTCCGTGGAAGAATGAAGGCCGTACAGAGACCGGTCATCCGGCTCCTGGTGCTGCTCGTGAGGCTGTGGTTGCTGCTCGTAAGCTGGAAGATAAGGCAATCAAGTGCCTGACCATTGCACAGCGCATGCTGCCGGCCGCAGATCAGTCCATGCTTGAGGAACAGGCAACGGACCTCATGTATCTGCCTGAGAAGGCCATTCTAGCCACACTCAATCGTCAGGCATCCATAGCTGAGAAGCTTGCTTCCGGTTCAAAGTGTGAGAAGGATCCTGAAGAGGTTGAGGAGAAGGAAGCCGCAAAGAAGGATCCTGAGGAAGAAGTGCCTGAGGAGAAGGAAGCCGCAAAGAAGGAAGAAGTGGTTCCTCCCGCCGAGGAAGAGACTACTCCTCCAGTTGAGAAGAAGAAGGCTGAACAGGTAGGAACCATTGATTGCACGGTTCAGCCTGCCGGTGGCGCTCCTGCCCCGATGCCTGCTGCTCCTATGCCCGAAGGCGAGGAAGTAGAAGCCAAGGCCAAAAAGGAACCGGAAGAGAAAGAGATCGAGCTTGATGCAAAGAGTGCCGGTGATGTACTCGATCAGATTTTTGCTCAGGAAATGGCACAGATGACCCCGAAGCTTGGTGCCAAGAAACTGAGTGGACTCGTGAAAGCAGCGTCCGAGGGTGACCTCTCCACAAAACTGTGGGATGCTCCTCCAGACGTATCCAAGGCTTTTAAGCGTTAGTAATACACCCCGCTTCCTGGCGGGGTGAGTGTAATCTTTTAATACCCGAAAGAGGAGGTGAGTCGAATGGGTTCAAATCTTCCATCACCTGATACCCACATGAATGTTCTGTATCGTCAGACCTACAACTCGTATGGTCAGATCGTTGCTGCAGGCTTGACACAGGACAACAGAGTTGGGAACAACCAGAAGGTGAACAACAGCCGCCTGACTGCCAAGACCAATAAGGGCATTCTGGCCGGTAGTGTCGTTGCTGTCGCTGGAGATGGTCTCATCGGTCCGTGCGCTGGTGATAACTCCTCAACCTTTGATAAGGCTGTAGGAATTGCAATCAATGACGCATTGGGCAATCCGTATGAGTCAAGTTCCGCGGTTGCTTCGAACAGAGTTGTGTATGCACATGGTTCAGGAACGGTGTTCAGCACCGATATTTACGAGACCTTCGCCAGTAATGGTACGTCAGCGGTAGCGTTTACGGCCGGAGACCTGGTTTATTCTTCTCGCAACGGTCTTTTGATCAATGCGGGTGGAATGGACACGACACGGCATAATGCTACGCTGCTCGGTATCGTTCTGAAGGCCCCGGCGGCCGGTACGGATCCGTACATGACCGTTCAACTCAAAATCTAAGAGGAGGTGAGTTAGTCATGGCTGAAGTTAGTAATGAACTGAAGGCCCAAATCATTGATGAGTACATGAAGACGGCTTCAGGAAGAGCGAAGTTGGCTGCGTCCATGATTCAACCCCTCCGCCTTAGGAGGGACTACACATCTGTTGGACGCAAGACGTTTCTCGTTGAGCAGCTGCCTGATGGTGCGCTTCCTATCTACGACAAAGACCCGGCAGTGACTGCCTATGTCGTGGGTGAAGAAGGTCAGAACATTTTGGCCATCACGAAGCCCCGTAGGGTGATTTTCCCGCTGTTCGAAATCTCTTCCAACCCCGAAATTCCGCTCACCCAGATCAAGGAACGTCGGTATGATCTTATCGAACGTGCCCAGGACCTGGCGAAGGCGGAGATTCAGGCCGAAGAAGACACTCGTGTCTTCGAAGTTCTCGATGCGGTTGCAACGGCTGGGTTCGACAACATCGGTGCGACAAACGCCGATATTCCGGCCACTGCTCCTCTCACACCGGCTGATCTGGCCGATGCGTTTGCCCGTATTGAGCGCCACGACCTGAGGGTTGCACGCGTGTTCTGTAATGCCCTTGACTATAGTGACATACGCAAATGGGGTCGGGATGTCTTGGACATCGAGACTCAGGCTGTGTTGCTGAAGACCGGTCTCATGGCCACCGTTTGGGGTGCCCAGGTTATCGTGTCAAGGCGCGTTCCGACTGGGTACATCTATGTGTGCTGCGAGCCAGAGTTCTTTGGACGTATTCCTGTACGTACGGAACTTTCGGTGTTGAGTGCAGATGACCCCAAGAACAGGGTAATAGGATTCAGCTGCTTTGAGAACCTGGGCATCGGGTGTCACAACCCGCTCGGGCTCTGCAGAGTGGTCCTGTCACGCGGCTAGGCTTTACCGTAAGGTAGGGACTTGAAGGGGCTGCTAGGAAACTAGCGGCCCCTTTGCTTGTGGGAGTTTATAGGAGAAGTTTTCTAGTATCTTGGGAAGTAGAGCAATGATGCTTGTTAATATTTTGGGATGGTCTGCGTTGCGTATGCGATCATGACTGTTTATGGGTTGGTAGCTTGGTCAACCAGTTCTACTAAGCCAAAAGATTTTTGATTTTTTCTGTGTGTGTATTATATTCTCAGAAATTAGATCATACATCACATAAGGAGGCCATCTATGGGAAAGTTGCATGAGCTCGTAGCAGCTGAGAAGGACGTTCGGTCTACCGTAGCTAAGATCATTGAGGAGACGCACGGGACTTTCACGAAGAAGGCCCATCTCTTCAGCACCCATGCCAAGGAATGGGACCCGCTAAAGGCCGATGATGTGGAACGTCCGGAAGAAGAGAAACCCACCCCTATCACGACGGTTGGCGATAAGCTGGAGTATTTCCAGAAGCATCTCGCCAAGTTGTTTGATGTGGTTCTGCAGAAGGAAATGGCCAACACACAGGCTGTGGCAGACATTGTGGTCTTGAACGATGAGACCCAGGTGATCCTTGCAGAGGCTGTGCCTGTGGCGGCACTTGTTCAAATGGAGAACCTTCTGGAACTGATTCGGGGAAAGGTCTACGATACCATTCCGACGCTTGATCCGGCCAAGGATTGGAAGTCGGATGAGCAGCGGGGGAGTGGGTACTACAGGACTGGTCAGACCCGCAGGCAGGGGACCCGGAAGGTATCTAGGCCGCTTGTTCTGCATCCGGGTACTGATAAGCATCCTCCCCAGGTGCAGTTGGTGAATGAGGACGTGATTGTGGGAACGTGGAATCAGACTTACTTTAGCGGGTTGATTTCGCCGGCTGAGAAGAGTACCCTTCTGGAACGTGTGGATATGCTCATTGAGGCTATTAAGAAGGCTCGGTCTCGTGCCAATGAGCAGGTGGTTCCTTCTAACCGGATCAGCCAGCGATTATTCAAGTACATAAACAAAGGAGAATAGAAGAACGGAAATATTCATATTCATGCTCATACCCACTTGGTAAGTCCATGAGATGAAACTAGTGGGAATGTCATGTTAAGACTTACATTATTACCGTTCCATGCTCATACTTAACAAAGTGCTCTTTGACGATTCTGTTGGAATACTCTCGGTCAGAGGTTCAAATCCCCTCAGACCCTCACAGTTCTTTATGACTCATTGAGAACTATGAGGGTCTGTAGCTCAGCGGTAGAGCAGAGATATAATGTTGACCAACAGAAGTCACGACAGGAGACACTTAACAATTGTTAGCAATCATTATACGATTGTAATAACAGACGGGTCCAGGGGATGGGTATTCTCCTGGGCCTTTTTATTTGACATTATTCTTTTCTTGGTGTATACTATCTGCAGTCCAGCTTTAACTGTGTAGGCTGGTCTTGCGGTCCTTGTGTCCGCTGTTTCATCCAACCCATAGCGCGGAGGATTCCAATGCGCGTCTCCATTATTGCTGCCGCTTCTCTAGATCTTGCCTTTCAACAGATTCCGGTTGGCTCTACTCTTCTCCACTATCTTTCTCAACCCAAGAACTCGTTGGGTAGTAAGGATAAGGACAGAGTTTTTTCGGAGAGGTTTTATGCCTGTCTTGATGCTCGTGTGACCTATGAGGATGCTCCTGTTTTTTTGCAGAAGAAGTTTGGAAGTCCTGACCTTGGTTATGTGCCTCAGGACGCAGGAGTTCTGAAGAAACGTTTTACAGTATTGGGTCATAACAATAGGGCATATGAGCTTGCAACCATAGAATATCCTGTGGTTGGGATTCTTGAGGAGTTTGCTAGTCTGGAACCGTGTTTTTCGTTGCTCTTTGCCCTTAAGATGTTTTTGCACCATCATTATAAGGTGGCTATCCATTACCGCGGGATGTTGCCGTTTGGCAGTCATGTCATAGCGGCTGTGAATGCAATTGATGGATTTGAGCCTAAGGTGGATGAAGGCAAACCTTCCTTCCAGGACCATGTTCGGTTGATGGTGCTTACTAATCGCCTTGCCGATAAGTATGGAATGACCCCGCTTGCCATCAATGACCAGTTGTATCTTGAGGGCCGTGCTTTGAATAGGCGGACTGCTTAGGTATATTCAGGGCCGTCATAGTCATGGCGGCCCGCCCTTCCTTTATTTTTCCATCTTTCGGGTGTATAATACTGGTGTCTAACCCACTTGTTAAAGGAGTTTACTATGAGCTGGGATATACTTGAGGAAGAACTCCGTATTGGCGTGTCTCAGGCATCTAGTTTATCGCCGAGGACTATTGAGTTGGTAGTTGCGAAAGGTACGGATGTTGAGATCATTCATAGTTCACCAGATGGTGCTACGTGTTTGATTGATATACCGGTTACAAAGACTGTGAGAATACGTTATGGTATCAGTACTGTTTTGTTACAAAAGGGTGGAGATATTTTTCGGAAGGCGGTTTTGTGAACTATACCCAGTGGTATGCTCAGAACGGTAAGTTCCAGAAGCATGAGCAGTGGCTTGTGGACAATCTGCTCTTGGAGACTATAGTAGGATCGCGTGCTTATGGATGTTCTACGGAAAAATCTGATTATGACATTCTTGCCATAGTCCTTCCCAAGCATGAGCATTTGTTTCCTCAGAAGTATGGCTTTGTGCTGGGGTTTGATGCGCTTCCAGATTTCCGCAGAAAGGAGCTCAAGGGTAAGAAAAAGATAATGATAGGGGATAAGCCCTTTGAGGCTGAGTGGGTATCCCTTATTGAGTTCTTTATACATGCTGGTCTCAAGGGGTCACCTAATCTGATCGAGTGTCTGTTTGTGCGTAGGGAATTGGTCACTGTTGGGACCAAAATGGGATGGTTCCTTAGAGATAACAGAAGGCTTTTCATATCCATGAAGACATTTCATGCCTTTAAGGGGTATGCGAATGGGCAGATGCATCGTATCCGGCAGAGGAATCCAGAGACAGAAGATCGGAAGGCTTTGATTGAGAAACATGGTTTTGACTGTTACATAGATAGTACAGAATTTTTAACCAATTCTGGTTGGAAACTCTACGGGGACATAACATCAGAAAAATTAGCTACTGTAGATGTAGTTACAGGGAACATAGATTTTCAAAGACCTTTATCAAGAATAATAAAAAAGGGCATTTATAAAATATACAACATTGAAAACAATTTCACTAAATTTTCTGTAACAGGAGGGCACAATATTTTAAATTCTCCTTGCCACCGATCTAGAACTCTTCAATATTCAGACAAAGATTGTTATTGGAATTTAAGTCCTATTAAAGACTTATCTGATAATAAAAGAAGTTGGTATCATTTAAGAACTTCTGTTAATAATAATAGAAAAGGGCTGGGAAAAGATCTAGATGAATTAGTGTTGATAGGGTTATATTTATCGGAAGGGTCTGTGTCTTACAGGACATCTAGGGTCAGAGCTTTAAGATTTTCACAAACCAGGATGGGCAAGAAAGAAGTTTTTGATTTCATGCGTAAGGTAAAAAGTAAGTTTGGTCTAAGGGAGTATACCTATACACACAAGCCAAACGGTACTTTTAGTAAAATTCCTGTTGTAGAAACAGTGTGGATAACACACAAAAAACCCATGATAAAAAGTATATACAAAGATTTTGGAGCAGGTAAAAATAAGAAATATCCTGCATGGGTTTTGGATATGTCGGTGATGGAGGCAGAAGCTATGCGATATGGCATGTTTCTCGGGGATGGTACTGAGAAAAAAATCTATAGGCAAGAAATATATTACTCTACTGTAAAAAATCTTAGTGATTTGTATCAAATATTAGCCTTACTATCTGGATATGATTCAAATATTATGGGTCCCTACAGTTCAATATATGTTGATTCTAAGGGGGTAGAAAGAACAGGGTTGATTTATCAAACTTTAGTTAACGTGAGAAAAAAGTCAAGACCCAAAGCCGTTTGTTTTAATACCACAGGAATTACACACACCAAAAAATTGAAGCTGCGTGGAGGCTGTGTAAAAAAATATTCTGGTAACGTTGTTTGTTTTGAAGTTCCTAATGGAACTTTGATAACAAGATTGGATGGAAAAATAGCTGTACAAGGAAACTGTAAAATGGCTTACCATACTCTACGGCTTCTTGACCAACTGGAACAGATCCTAACGGTAGGTGACATAGATCTGATGAGGAGTAAGGAAGAAAGTAAGTTGATGCGTGCTGGGGAGTGGGGGGATTTTGACCGGTTTGATCGGGAGTTTCAGAGGCGGATGGATCACGTCTCGGATCTGGCTACTAAGTGTAAATTACCTCCGCTGCCTCAGGCGGGGGCTTTGAAGAAGTTGTTGCTTGAGATACTTGAGGAGCACTATAGTGAAAGCGGAGTACAGGAGGCTCGGAGTGAGGAGTATATTTCGTTGTCTGACGTGAACAAGAAGTTTGACATGATTCTTGAAAAGTTGTCTAAAAGTCCTGGAGCGTGATGCATGGCCTGTTCTCAAATTTTCTGTCGGGAGTAAGGGCATGACTAAAGATGTTTTAGGCTATTTTGGAAGGATGCATCAAATCATAGATCTTCCAGAGTACAACAATGCCATGATTGCAGGGCAGTATATCATGGAAGCGATGACGACCTACAACATGACTCTTGCTGATATTGAGGATCTCTTGAGAGAGCTATCGAGCAGAGTTTGTTTGATAGGTCTTCCCCTGTCTTTTTTTGCTGATTGTGAGCCGTCGTGTAAGGTTCCAGAAGGCTATTCAATCGTTCCTATGCTGCCCAATGGAAAGAAGTTCAAGTACGGGCTGTGGGTGGAGATGAACGGTCTGGATGCTCTAAAGAAATTGACAGAGAAACTTACGGACATTGACCGTTCTTTGAAGGATACGGGATTTTTGTGTCTGTTGGAGGCGAAATGAATCCTTGGTGGTTGGTTCCAATTTGTTATGGTATCGCCGGCCTGTTCATCACAATGCTTGCAGTACAAGACGTATTGGATAGAGATCGTGAGGATCTTAAGGGTTGGTTAGGTTTTTTGTTGTTGTCATTTTTTTGTGGCCCCAGTGTGCTCGCGTACTGTGTATTCAGAAGTTTTGTAACTGGTATTTTTCATAGGAAAAATCATGATCACCAAACGAGTAGGTAACCTCATAGACCTCATCGAGGAATTGAAGCTGGACGGCATACAATCGGCTGCTAATGGCGTCGGCCCAATGGGTCGTGGTATCGCCGGAGCTATTAGGAAGGCCGGTGGAGACGAGATCCAGAAGGATGCTTTCTTGGTATGTGGGTTACAGAATCCTAAGCCCGGGCAGGCCTATATCACGATACCAGGTAAGTTGGGGGCCCGGGGTATCAAGCACATAGTCCATGCCGTGACTATGAAGCAGCCTGGGGGGCCTACAGCGCTTGAAGTGGTAGGAAGGGCTTTTGGGTCGGCTCTAGTCTTAGCCGCGGCTAATGGGGTCAAGCGGATGGGTTGTACGGCCTTGGGGACTGGGGTAGGGGGGTTGGATTCAAAGAAGGTGGCTGGCGTTATGATGCAATCGGTTTTGAAGGTATATCGGGAACTACCTGACGTCATGGATGGATTTGATGTGGTTTTCGTAGACCTCGATAAGATCTTCATTGATAATGTTTCTGAGTGCCGGCTTACAGCAACAGATTGCAAGACGTGCGAGAGCGCTAAGAGCTGTGACAACAAGTGGAAAGGCAAGCCTTCGAGTCCTTGTGTATGATGGTGCGTTCTCTATTCGTGAATAGAGAATATCATCAACAAAGAATGGGCGTGAAGTTTCGTCATAAGAGAGGAAGATGTGGAAAAAGAATTTGTTCCAAAGTCATATAGGTTTCCGGTAGATTGTTGTGCCGTGTGCAAGAGCATACTGAGTATTGGACATTACGACGATCCAACAGAATATTACTGTTGTTTTGGCAGTAGTACTGTACCTCCATATCCGAAACTCGCACTACCAAGAACGGATGAAAACGATGACGCTTTTGAGAAACAGTGGGAGGCGTGGGAAGCATGGAATTTTAGAAAGCGGGAAGTGAGTGGAAAAGGAATATGTGATGAATTCCGAAAGGATTGAAAATGGGATTCGATGCGAGAATATCTAAGAACTACGCCCTGGAACTGTACTTTTTGAATTTTGTGCGTAAGTTCTCGGACGGTGTGACTTTTTTTGAGTTGAAAATTAATCTTGACCTCTACAAGGGGGACCACAAACCCATGTTTGAGGTGTCCCTACTTGTTCTGAATACGATTGTTTTTGAGTTTCGGGTGTATAATACTAATCACGTGGACATTGGTTAAGATGTATCAAGTAGAGGATCATTTATGTTGCTGCTCACCAGAGACACCTTCCGTACCGAGGTCTTCAAAAGGGACCATGGGCAGTGTGTTATCTGCAAGCAGCCTGTTGCGGATGCCGTGAGCGAGTTGAGCCCCGCTGCTGCCCACCATCTCTTAGACAGGTCCCTTTGGGGTGACTCTGGAGGGTATTACCTTCAGAATGGCGTATCCCTCTGTGCGACCCATCACTACGCGGCTGAGACCACTACATTGTCTTGTGACGAGCTTCGAGAGGCTGCAGGCATCACAGAGGTAGTTTTACCCGATCATTTCTATGCCGATGAGAAGTATGACCATTGGGGCAACATCGTTCGTCCATCAGGGATGCGTATCAAGGGGGAATTGTTTGGGGAAGACCGGGTCCAGAAGGTACTCAAAGAGGCCAATTTACTTGGTGTTTTTCTGAAATATGTGAAATATCCGAGAACGTATCATTGCCCGTGGAGTCCTAATCTTCAGAATGATGACCGGCAGCATGAAAATGTTGATTTTTTTATAGGCAAAGAAGTCGTCGTTACGGCTAAGTTGGACGGTGAGAATACGAGTCTCTATCCAGACTATATTCATGCTCGGTCTACTGATTCCAAGCATCATGAGTCTAGGAGTTGGGTGAAGGCTCTTCATGGGCGGATTGCACGAGATATTCCGGAGGGGTGGAGAATCTGTGGGGAGAACCTGTACGCTACCCATTCCATACACTATGAAGAACTCAAGGATTATTTCTACGTCTTCAACATCTGGGATGAAAGAAACATCGCACTGTCTTGGGACGATACACTCATCTATGCTGAGCTGTTGGGACTCCAGGTAGTACCTACCCTCTGTAGGTTCGTGTGGGGGTCTCAGGACAGCGCTAGAGCTCTCATAGATGAAAGTATAGAGCGATACAAGAAAACGACCAGGGATGACTTGGAAGGTTACGTTATTCGAGTGGCCAACCAGATCTCATATAAGGACTATCGCAGGAGTACTGCGAAGGTGGTTCGTAAGGGTCATGTACAGACGGACGAGTTTTGGATGAGCAGGCCGGTAGTCCCCAATAGGTTGAAAGGTTGACTTCATGCGTACGTATGTACTCGCTAAGGGGCTTCAGGCATCCGGTAAGAGCACGTGGGCTCTGGAGGAGATGCGGAAGTATCCTGATAAGTATAAGAGGGTCAACAAGGACCTTATGAGGAAGATGTTGGACAATGGCCGGCATTCTCCGAAGAACGAGAAGTTCATCAATGAGGTATGTGATTTAATCACGGAGAAAGCTCTCAAAAGCGGCTATGATGTCATTTCTGACAATACTAATCTACGGGATGATATTTTCGATCAAGCCTGTGCGATTGCTCAGCGTATAGGGAATGTGCGTATTTTTGAGAAGTTTTTTGAGGTAACGCTTAAGGAGGCTTTGATCCGTAATTCCAAGCGTCCTGAGTCACTGCCCCAAGATGCTATAGAGGGTACTTACGATAGATATTTGAAGAACAGAAGGGTTGAAGTAAGGGACTCCTATATACCGCCAGTGGTGACGGTTTCTAGACGGTTGGCTCAGACTTCTTTGCCTAAGTGCATCATAGTGGATGTTGATGGGACGGTAGCTCTTAATGAGGGTGTTCGGGATTACTATGATCTCACCAAGGTAAGTAATGATAAGCCTTGTGAAGATGTCATTCTGTTGGTGAAGGACCTCGCTCGGATGTTCATGGTTCTCATGGTATCGGGTCGGGAAGATTCGTGTTACGACGATACGCAAAGGTGGATTAGGCGTTATCAAATTCCTTGTCGTCTTATATTGATGCGGAAGACGGGGGATAGCCGGCCGGATGCCGTGGTCAAGAAGGAGATCTATAAGAGTCAGATTGAACCTTACTACCACACGGTTTATGTCATAGATGACAGAACTAAGGTTGTGAACATGTGGAGATCTTTGGGTCTTTGTGTTTTGCAGGTCAACAATACTTTAGTCTGAAAGATGTAGTATGATCACAATTTCTGGTAAGTACACAACTGCGAAGGTCATGATCGACCAAGTAGAAGACACTGCTACGAGTCAGATACAAGGTTTCGTGAATCATATTGCTTTTACTAATCCCATTGCCATCATGAGCGATGTTCATGCTGGGAAGGGGTCAGTAATTGGGTTCACGATGAAGATGGCCGATAAGTTGATCCCTACTGTTATCGGGGTCGATATAGGGTGTGGACTTCGGTCCGTGAACATTGGGTCGTCTTTATTTCTCTCCTTAGAGGTGCTGGATCATCGTATCCGTAAACAGATACCTTTTGGAATGAATGTTCACGATAGATCCGTCCTAGATATTGAGCGGGAATTTCCTTGGCACAGAGCAAATGTTTTGGCGGAGCATTTTGCACAGGCATACGAGAAGGAATTTGGAGTCCGGTTCGGTGTCGTCAGATACGATATGGGTTGGTTCGAACAGAAGTGCCGTGATATAGGCATGGATCTAGGCCGTGCAATAAAAAGCATTGCCAGTCTCGGTGGAGGTAATCATTTTATTGAGATAGGTCAATCCGACAAAGGAGAGTACTGGGTCACGATACACTCGGGGTCTCGTAATTTTGGGCTGAAAATCTGCAATTTCTGGCAGACTCTAGCTGTCAGTAGGGTCAATCGCATGAGCAAAGAAGAGCACAGGGAGGCTCTGGCTAAACTCAAGGCTGAATATAAAGGTGAAGAGTTGTATCACCGGATAAAGGCCTTGAAAAACGAAGAAGTCAAGCATTCTTCTTATGATTGCCCGGATGATCTACGGTGGTTGGAAGGAGATGATGCTCAGGGATACCTTTCAGATATGATTTTCGCTCAGACGTATGCAGAGGTGAACAGGGAATACATGCTCCGCATCATCTTGGACATACTGAATGTAAAAGATCCTGTTAATGAGATTGAGACGGTTCATAATTTCATTGACTTTCGGGACTTTATAATCAGGAAGGGTGCTATCCGAGCCTATGCTGGAGAGCGCTTCTTGCTACCTTTCAACATGCGAGATGGCATTTTATTGTGTACTGGTAAGTCTAATCCAGATTGGAACTGTTCGGCTCCTCATGGAGCGGGGCGCATCATGAGTCGGGCCCAAGCTAAGAAACGAGTGGACCTCGATACTTTCAAGAAACAGATGGAGGGTATCTATTCGACTTCGGTGGGGATGGGTACTCTGGATGAGGCTCCTGATGCTTATAAAGATGCGAGAGTCATAGAGGCTTGCATCGAGCCTACCGCAGATATTTTGGAACGGATCCGACCAAAACATAACATGAAGGATTCAATGGGCACTGATTGAAGGCGTGGGACGAAGAAAAAATCGTGTCGGGAAGGGATAAAATGCAGTACCTATTATCAAAAGAAGAGTATGATCAGATAACATGTACTGATAAGAAAAAGATTGTCATTGACAGGGCTGAATTGCAAAAGTTGTGTACTTTGGCTGCTCAGCATGTCCCGGTAGATCGAGATTGGGATATAAATGATAAGAGTCCTTGGGGTTGCATAACTGGAGATAAGAACCCAGGTTATTGTGATGAATGTCCGTCAAGCAAACTTTGTCCGTACGAGAACAAAGAATACAGTCAATAGGCAAAGAATTGGGACGAGGAAAAAACCATGGTAGAGGAATTCAGGAAGGTCCGGGATTTTTGTATGAGTCGAAAAGGGCACTGCCTAAGCTGTCCAATCAACCTGGAACCAAAAACGAATTCGGCGTGCATATTCATGTACCTTCCACTGAAATGGAAACTCGGTAAGCTGCGTCAGGCCCTGGCTGTCATCAAAAAGGAGAAAACAAATGCCTAAGATAAAGGATTTCAAGTACGAAGAGTACACTGTGCGGGTGACCTACTCCTCAGACGAGAGACAGTTCAGGATACTGCTCCCAGAGGAACTTACTTCTTATTCAAAAACAGATATTATTCGTTCTGAGACCCAAACCGGCGTTGAGGATTTGTTCAAGACGCTGGTTTCTCAGTTTCTAAAAGACAAAACCAAAAGTGAGAAGTTCCTCATTATATCAACTCAAGACCCAAAGGAGTTCCATACGCACGATTGTTTTTCTAGAGCTGGTGGAAAAACAGCCACTTTGGATTTGAGCTGGGCTATGGTTGAAAAAACAGTTATGGATGGAAAACCTGTCTACCATTACATGCGTGGTCCAGAGGAAGTCGTCAAGAGAGAGTTCTTTTACACAAACGGAAATGAAGTCTTTATCCCTTGGACCCAGGAGCGAGAGAATTTTCTTAGACAAACTACACAAGCCATAGAAGAGATGTCTCGGAATATCTATGGGTTTATGTATTCCAAGGATCTGTCTGTGAAAATGAGTACCATCCCATACAGAGCACTTTTACAGTAACGGATCCCAGTCGCAGGAAAGAACACAAGATGAGCTACACACCGGAACAGATAGCTTGGCGTTGTTACCAAGCCAATGGTCGTTGGGGTACTTGTGGTGAGTGTCCCCGTGATGATGACGAGATGCCGTACCCAGAAGACTGTAAGAATACTGATAGACAGGATCACCGTCTGTTGTCAGAGCAGTTGCCTCCATTCCCTACGTATAGAACGAGTGCTGTGGATTATCGGGTGGAAGCATGAAACGAATATCTCGTGATGCTAAAATAATTGTCTACAATGAAGCTGTGGATTATCTAGCATCAGAAGAGTGCTCCTATGACAATGAAATCGATATCCGGGCAGCAAGAAAGTGGTTGCGGAATAAGCTCGATAAAGAATGTGACCGTTGGTTAAAGAACGATAAATGGGAGCAGAGACGTCTCATAAGAGATCGTAAAAGTGTGGTTAAAGAGTGTCACATTCATAATCAGACGGAACCCTAATGAATGTAGAGACTTCTCTCACCCATATCCCTGATTGTCCACATTGCGGATCGAAAAGCGGTGTGCTCTGCAAAGAGAGAGCCTATGGTTGGGCCTGTAGGTCGTGGTATAACGAGGGTTCAGGACTTATGTCTGATCTCGACATCGACAGCGTTCAGTACTCTTTTTCTAAGACACTGCGATGTCCGGACTGTAAGAAGGTCCGCAAAGACGTGGTGAGGATATTTGGCGGAGTCAAGAAAGGATAGGGTGTGGATCAAGATAAAGCTCTGTTGTTGATCACCAAAGCGCTGGTGAAGTTTTTGGGTGAAAATGATGGGGTAATCGTTGAGCATGAGGGTGTGAAATATGCCGTGGTTTTATGCGAGAGTCAGGTGATTATCAGGTTGGCACCTAAAGAAACTACGGAAGGAAATAGAATCAGCTATTTCGAGGATATCGGTGAGGCAGTAACTAAGGCGGCATTAGATCCTAACGGGGTGTTCATTGATGAGTCTGCTGTAGATGTACAAGATTTGGTGTGCGATTTTTACGAAGATGGAATGTGCACTAATCCTGAGATAGAGGCCAGTGAAGTATCCGCGGAAGTCTGTAAGAGTTGTGAGGCTAACACGAAGGGAATTGTGTGAAAAAGAAACCTTATGTGTTATCAAAAACGCAAGCTGTGAAGGTATCTGATCCTATGTGCAGATTTTATGCCGAAGAGGATGAAAGGATACTCGGTAATCTTCTAGCAGAGTCTATGGAACCTAAAATTCCACCAACAAAGACATACAAGAAAAAGGATCGGAGTATAAAATAAAGGGCCGACCGGGTGTTCAGCGGTCGACCCCTGGCAAGAACAAGAAGAGGTCTTAAATATAATTGGGAGCATGTGTGAATTCAAGCATTTTGTTAGAGCAAAAACTTCAGGAGTTCTGTGCTGCCGGCTTATTGATTCCCCGAACGGAAAACAATAAGTACCTGAAGGTCTCGTACAAAGGGACCGGCAAGTCAATATCCGAGAAGTGGAACGTCAAAATATACACAAGCGGATCCGTTGTCTGTACGGATGAAGTCGTGTTGGGGGAGATTTTGTCGGGGACCCTCAAAGATCCTGATGCCTCAAAGATCACACTGCAATGCGACGATAGTGGCTGGGGATTCCCTTTACTTGGAGTAATGGTCGGAGTGACAGATGGAAAGGTCGTAGAAACAGACACCGTTGATGTTTCGTTTTTTCAGGGTGAAACGTACACGAAGAAGCTTTATCTGGTAGGATATGCTGAGAAGGGTCTTGCAATCATCACGGAACGGTTTCATGCCTCATCCAAGACCCATAGAATAGAAATCTGTTCTGGGTATGTTAATACGAGTCTTCGGGACATGCTTCGGTGGTTAGGCTATGATGTCCGCATTGCGGATATCAAAGGACTCCTTCAGGATAGGCTGGAGAGTCTGTTCAAGATTTATGTTCGTGATACTCTGAAGTGTGACCTCGCGTACGACCCCAAGGAAATGAAGAAACAGGGAGGAAATGTCGGGCAGGCTTATTACCGGGTATTGGAGTGGGGGAAGAGGTATGCCCCACATCTTCTGAAAACTGGATGGGGGTCACTCGGTGGATCAGATTAAACTGTTTCAAAAGCGTTTAGAAAAAAGTAAGGAACTTAAGCTCCTTCTTGAAGAGCATGGAAGTTTAGCTAATGTAGCAAATCATCTGGGAGTCAGTCGCCAGGCCGTGTGGAATAAATGCAAAAATTGGGGACTGGATTACGAAGAATACAAACATTCCAAGAAGAAGAAATCAGAAGAATACAAGAAGGTCGCTGTGCAGGTAGCAGAATTGACAATCTTGAAGAATTTTTCTATTCAACAGGCCCAGAAGGAAATAGGTAACTCCTGGAACTTGTTGAGAGATTTTGGTATGTCTGATGAGATCAAGAAACTATTCAGCGAGTACATGCAAAAGATGTGGGCAGGTAATCTGAGAACGATTCGTATGCTCAAGGGAATGACCCAGAAAGAGTTGGAAGATAAATCAGGTATCCGCCAGGTGCATATTTCTAATCTGGAATTGAATAGATGCCACGCATCAAACAAGAGGTATCAGAAGCTGGCGGACGCTATGGGAGTTGACCGGAGTGCGGTCCTGAATCCGATGACCTACGAAACAGTTGTGAAATGTGCAAGCCGGGGAAATCATGACGGAACTTGAAGAGTTCGCCTCTAAACTAGGGGTAAACTCCTACACTGACAGCAGTCTTATTTTTAATTGTTGGAACCATCGGCAAACAACCGTAAAAACGCACAGCTTTTCTATACCTACCGAAGAGTCCTTGGATAAAATCAGATTGTACAACCCGTTGTTGGAAGTAGGAGCAGGGACAGGCTACTGGGCTTACGAGATGCGGAAAAAGACCATCGATGTCATTGCGACCGATATCAGTCCTGAGCCCATGAGTAATCAGTATGAGTTTTCTAAAATATGGACCCATGTAGAAGCCCTTTCGGCTATTGATGCGGTTAGGAAGTATCCTGACCGGACTCTTTTTGTTAGTTGGCCAACTCTGGGGGAATCTTGGATAACTGAGGCCTTGAAAGAATACAAAGGGAAGTATTTCATTTTTGTAGGAGAGAGTGCAGGTGGATGTACTGCGGATGATGCCTTTTTTGATCTCTTGGAAAAAGAATGGTCTGTAAAAGAGTATATTTCGCTTCTTTGTTGGCCTGGAATCCATGATTCTATGTGTATCTTTCAAAGAAATATAGAAAGTTCAATGGAAGCGATATCCCCAAGAAAAGTATCATGGCGGTGATATGCCGGTAACAATGCCAATACAGTATCACGACGAGACCCTGAAGATGCTCAATAGGTATTTCAGGACCACGTCTTTTGAGAAGCATCCCAAGGCCATGCTCTCAATAATCTTTGACCAGGCCATGACTAGGGTGCTTGGGAAGGATTTTGCTAAGAAGCGCATCAGTCAGCGTAAGCAGAAGAAGTTATACGAGGCCATAGTGAATCGTCTGAGAAGCTGCTATGGTAAATACATCAATCTTTTGGATTTTAAGGCCAAGGATCCCGCTGATATCAAGTTTATCACCAATTTCAGTGAAGTCTACAAGACCGAGTTCGGAACCCTATTTGGTATACCTTCGTACAATAAAGTTTATGAATCGGTTTTTTTCACCCATCATTGTTTTGAACGTTTTGAGGAACGCGTGGATCCGAAGACCTATGAGTTCTTTGGTAACATAGTTCAAAAGAACTACTATACGGACCCTACTGCCGCGGATGTGTTGATGCATGCAGTTATGCTGAATTGTGGACAGCTCGAATACGGCATTGAGGACAATTTCTGTCATTTGAATATAGGAATCGGAATTCTAGTTCTGGAAGATTTTCAGGAGTTCTATGTAGCCAAAACTTTCCTAGCTCCCAGTATGGCTAAACCTACCATTAAGTGGAAGGCCCCTTTGATGACTCCTGAGCAGGAGAAGAGTATAGGGAAGTCTTTTGGTAGTCTCAAGGCCCTGCTCAACAATAACCCAATTCCCATTAAAGAACCACTATTCGTGACAGGGGATGTTCTTGAAGAGTTGGGCTATGTGTAGCTAATTTAGTATTTTACCGTTATGTGGCTATGGCTTTTGGGCTATGGAATCGTTCTCGTGGTGCTTATCTTTAGTTTTTTGCTGTACTACGCCCATCATCGTCGAACGCATAGTTCCAATGGCTCTCCTAAGCGCATTACGGACAATCGACGCAACAGGCCTCCTAGCGTAGATTTAGACTCCTAATAATCTCTTAAATTCATGTATTCTAACATGCATTCACTATCCCAGGCCCTACGGACCATTTTTTCTGCACAGGATTGGGAAGGTAAGATCAAGCGGGAATATGGCATGGACCTTGAGGTCCAGCAGGGGGTTCCAGACCCCTCTACCCTTATCCGGCAAACCTACCAGATCCTTTCTATCCTTCCACCTCCCTTGGTAAAAGCCTGTGGAGTCGATAAGCTCGTTCTTCGGGGGGACCTGGGTCCGAGTCGTGAATTCTACCCTAACCACGGCTATTACGTTAATCGCGAAGTACACATGAATGCGGATACCTACATAAATCCTGACTGCCCAAAGGATTTTTACGACTACCACGGCTATTTCCTGACACGGCCTGAACAGACGCTTTATCATGAATTGGCTCACGGATTCGATGCCGAGCAGGGACAGTTATCTCTTCAGCCTGAATGGTTATCCTTATCTGGTTGGAGTCCTGTACCTAAACCAGGCTTGAAGCGACTCATTATCAGGGAGAAGGATGTTCCAGAGGTTATTGGGGAATGGTTTTATGACCCAGATATGGCAGAGTTCACAAGGTTTTATGCCAGCCGTAATCCATGGGATGACATAGCTGATTCAATGGCATTCTACATAGGAGGGCTTCGGGAACGAGTGCCGGCTTCAAAAGCATCATATCTAAATCAAAGATTAGGGCAATATTACCGAACCTTTGAAAGGAGCGTTCCGTGAAGAAAATCCTGAAGGCTATTTGGAAGTTCTTGAAGTGGTTCCTTCCCAAGAAGAAGCTCAAAGTAGAGCCTGCAAAAGCACCTGAAGTCCCACCGGAGAAGGTAGAGCCTAAGGCCTAAGGCCTGTTTTCCTGCCCTTAAAGCCTGTCTCGTAGAAATTTCTATGCGGCGGGCTTTATCTTTATGTTTTGGTTTCATATCATCAGTATGAGACCAAACTATTTATTAGTCGATGACTGCCGGCAGTGTGTAGATTGGTGCCCAGCCGATACCTACGGTAATGGGACCGCTTGCGGAGCTATGCCTGGGTATCCTGTGATACCTTCTGTGATTATTCCTGGGAAAGATGAAAGAACGCCCATACCTCAGGAATGTCCTCGTCTTGCCCAACAAGGATTCGATGTTAAGTCTGTGCGGGATTTGTTGTGCGATTTTGACATCCTTTTGCATAAAGGCAGTAGTACGGAAGATGAAACTAAGATAAGTGATCGTATACAGAAGGCTCTATCTCAAATACCAAGGAGTTGATCATGATGAAAGCGGTAGGCGTTAAGCTGCAGTGTCAGGCGTGTCAGTCCTTGTTTTCGATTAATGATACCCACGAGTGTTCTTGTGGCGAGCTACTGTGTCCAGAGTGTCATGGAGTGACAGGACTCACCGGAATAATTAAAAAAGAGCGTAAGAAGCCGGCCGTGAATAAACCTGTGTCAGATATCCTTCGCACAGACTCGGTATCCTCCACCGGGCTTGTTGCATGATAGACGGGCACAAGATTAGCTTCGCGATAATCGTACGGGATGCCGAGAAGACCCTCAAGGCATGCCTAGACAGCGTCAAAGGCTTTGTCGATGAGTATGTGATAGTCGACACGGGTTCTAAGGACCGATCTATCGAGATAGCTAAAGAGTACACTCCGGTCGTACATACCTTCACATGGATTCACGATTTTTCCGCGGCTAGAAACTACTCTTTTAGCCTATGTACGATCGGAGACTTCATCTTCTGGATGGATTCGGATGATACCATTAATCCTGAGGATGTTGAGAAGATAAAGCGTATCAAGCTATCTGATGTGGACATGGTTATCATGCCCTATAACTATGCCCGGGATGAGTTTGGCGCAGTTATCAGTGTGGTTCCTCGGGAACGGTTCATACGCCGGTCCTTGAACAGGAAGTGGGAAGAGTCCATTCATGAATGTGTGCCGCTTCGGGACCGGCAGAGGATAGAGAACATTCCTATCCAGCACCATAAGCAGCGGGGGACGTCTGAACGTAATCTAGAAATTCTAGAGCGTATTGTACTAGATGGGGAAGGAAAGATTAAAGAGGGCATCAATTCCAGGAACATTTATTATCTCGGGAAAGAGTACGCGGATTTCGGGAAAACTGATAAGGCTATTCAGTGCCTGACCGAGTTCGTACGACTGTCAAATGGGTTTTGGGAAGACATCTATTATGCTTGGTATCGGTTGGCACTCTGTAATCTGCAGATTCATAATGATGCAGAGTTCTTTCGTTGTATCTTCGAGTCCATAAAAATAGAGCCCCGCCGTGCAGAGCCCTACTATCAGTTGGGAGACTATTATATAGGCAGGCAGCAGTGGAATAAGGCTATACACTGGTTTGAAATGTGTCTTTCTGTGGAAAAGCCTGGTGAATTGCTGGCATCCTATCAGCCTGAGTATTATGGCTGGCTGCCACATCTACAGCTCTGCGTGTGTTACAACAACATAGGCAATGTTCGGAAGGCTTTTGAGCACAACGATGAGGTATTGAGAGCTCGGCCTAAGGATTCCCGGGCAATCAACAATCGTAATATTCTCTTACCAACTATCACGGGTGATCGATATCGTAAGGATGGTGAAGGTAAGAAGCTGAATTTAGGCTGTGGTGATAAGTCTGTCCCGGGTTATGTGAACGTCGATATCTTCAGGGGTAAGATTGTAGATGAAGTATTCGATCTCAGTGACATCCCTTATAAGTCCGGAACTATTGCTGCTATTCATTCAGAGCATGCCCTTGAGCACCTGCCGTTTGATGATGTCAGGGATACGTTGAAGGAATGGTATCGGGTATTGAAGCCGGGTGGAGAGCTTCTGTTGAAGATCCCTGATCTTGAGCAATGCTGTAGGAGTTATTTGGATGCTCCTATTAATCATCAGAATTTCTTTAAGACCCGTCATTGGTTCAAGTGTACTATTTATGGGATTCAGAAGGGGCAGGCTGGGGAGCCTGATGAGGCGCAGTTTCATCGTTCAGGGTTCTCGAATAGTGAGATTAATATACTCTTAACAGATGCGGGGTTTCTCGTACACAGCATTGAGAATTATGATGGATGGGGAACGCCTTCTATCAGTGTCAAGGCTATTAAGGCGCAAGTTGGGCCTAAGATAGGGTGGATTTCTGTTGAGAATTGGGATGCTGCTCAGACTCGGATACGTGTTTTGAATGTTGACCGGTGGCTCAAGTCGCAGGGGTATTGGTCAAAGATAGTGGACTATCAGGCCATACTCAGGGATGGGTATGACATTGCGATTGTGGGTAAGTCCTTCTCGGAAGGGGACTATAACGCTGTTCGTGATCTTAAGAAGAATGGTAAGACGGTGTATGCCGATCTCTGTGAGTCTATCTTTGAATTTCCATGGGTCAAAGAGACTTTGGGACTCTGTGATAAAGTATTATGTTGTTCTCATGTCTTAGCTGAACAGACGAGGGTGGTGAATCCAAATGTTGAAGTCATCGAAGACGCCTGGGAATCATAATCCCTATCAGGAATTGAATGTTGCTCCTATTGAGGAGTACGGTCCTTGCCATGTGTGTGGGTTTCCCAAATCGAAGATACTGTACGGCTGGCATGGGGTCTATTATGATCTCGTATGTCCTAGAGGACATGGATGGACTTATCATTTCCCGAAGACGGACCCAATAAACATTCAGAAGGAGTTTGTATGAGTTCAGACCCCACGATGGAAAAAGCAGGTGTAGCGCAAAATCCTGTAGCTCAAACCTGTACGGCTGGCTTTGGGGAATTGGAACGAATAATAGAAGTACATGAGGCTCTGCATAATATTCAAGCAGTTCGAGGTATTCAAGGAGTTGGAAATGCTAAGTGTTTGGAAATACCGCCTCTTGTATCTGGAAGTACTGGTATAGGTCCTAGTGAGGATTACTACAGCGAGAAAAATGCGAAGGAGATGAAAGAATTGTTGAGTAGTGGAGTGACAATATCTCAGTGTTTAGAATATATCATATCTAAAATGCGCTTAGTAGACAGTACGCCGAACTCCTATTATGTAACTAAGTGCATTCCGGAATGGTTACGGTATCTTGCTTGGTTGCTTGAAAAACGGTGTTAAAGTCGTCTTAATTCCGGGAGAAAAATAATATGCTCCCTAAAGAATATCTCGGTTGGCACGTGTGGAAGAAGCTGACTAAGAAACAGCAGGAAGAGATTTGTGATAGCAGAGCTAGTGTTAATGCTGTTTTGGGTATGCTATCTATAAAAGAAGTGAATACAAAAGTGCTCACAAAACTTCTAAAGCCTGTTGCTAAGACATTTGAAAAATTGTTGATAGATTGACGAAGACAGAGTCGATAGACCTACATAAGGCACGATTCGCAAAATAAGTACGAATACCCATCAGAAGGAGTACCAGATGGATTACAGATCTCAGTTGCGAATCAGTGCTGACGATCCTCTCTGCACAGCTTCGGGCATTGAGGGCACTATTATCGGTATCCTGTTTGAGAAGAAAGGCTCTGAAGTACAGCAGGCCATTGATGCTCGGGTAAAGTCGATCATCCAGAAGGTCCTGGAATACAGAGGCATAGCGACGAAGATAGAGGAGTTCATTGAGAAGAAGAGACAAATTCTTCGAGAAATGGATTTGTTCTATGTGGAGCGTCATGATGAGAAGGAAACCCTTCTCAAGCCTTTCCAAAGACAGATAGATGAGATAGTCAAAAAATGTGGTGATGTTGTTTTTGATTTCAATAAAGTAACGACACAAAAACTAGGAGGTCATGCCGTTAGTTTCGAGGAAGGCTTTGATGCCTTTAAGCCGTGTTTTGATGAACTTGATGAGTTCATGAAAAAGGAAGAGTCAATAGTTCAAGGTATTGTAGGAGCCTCTGCGTGCTACACGATGAACAGTTTTCAAGGTACAACAGGGATCCAAGGTTTGTGTGGCACAACAGACCCTTGTGGAGTTTCGGGAAGTATTGGACTTGGGACTTCTTCTCCTGATGCTATTCTTGATATAGAGGATACTCTTGATAGCACAAAAGAAGATGCCGCGATAGCTCGGATAGGTACTCTGAGAAGTCTGCTGCAGAAATACGTGAAAAAGCTTGATACACTGAAGCAGACCATCAAGAATCTTGAAGAAGAATCTCGGAGGCTGGGCCTCATCAGACGTAATATCGAGCCTCTCAGAATCTATAAACTGGACCTCAATAAACTCTCAGCCTTTGGTTTTGAGGATCTGGAAATCATCAATTAAGAGGAGATTTCGGAGGCCTTAGAAATAGGGCTTCCGAACCTTGTAATGGCTCCAAAAACTTTTGAAGAGTACCGACAATGGCACGAGGACCATGCCCCTGCTTATCCTTATCTGGATAAGTTTGGTCCTGAAGGGCCTCACTGGCATCGTACCGAGTTCTACCTCAAGTACATCAGGCCTACAGACAAAGTCCTCGATTGTGGGTGCTCTAACGGAGGTCTAGCTAAGTATCTGACCGAACAGGTCGGATGCCACGTCACAGCCATAGATATCGCTACCTTCTTCGTTGAGAACACGAAGAAGAACGCTCCTAAGGCCGAGTGCTTTGTTCGTCCCATAGAAGATACTGAGTTTGAAGACGCCTTATTTGATGTGGTCATAGCTGGTGAGATCTTAGAACATGTGCTTGATCTGGATAAGGCCCTTAAAGAGATCCTACGTGTCCTTAAACCAGGCGGAACTCTATTGGCGACTACGCCGGCAAAACCGGATGATAATGAGCTCCATCTTAGATACATAGGCAGGAAAGAATTTGAAGAAGTCCTTCCTGGGGTAACTATAGTGGAAAACCCTCATTCATGGTTAGTTGCCTATGAGAAGGCGGGACCTCTGAAAGTCTACTGGATAGGCTACGGGGGTAACTCGGTTTCGGCTGAAGAACTCCGCCCTATGATTACTGAACTTGGTATGACTCTGACTACGATCCATGAGTGGGACAACGCTGATATCAAGTGGGACCGTAATACCTGGCTTGGGCATCTAAAGAGGGCTGACATCATCATCGTTCCGGCAAACTATCAGACCCAGCCCGCCAAGTCCAATAACCGTTTGACCCAAGCCCTATCATTAGGGAAACCTGTCATCTGTTCACCTCTGTATGCCTATCTACAAGTCTTAGAGAAGCATCCAGGATGCTGCCTCATAGCTACTGACCAGGATGAATGGAAACAGCATCTGGAGAGTCTTAAGGATCTAGAGATCCGAAGAGAACTCGGTCAGAGGGCTTTGATAGCTGCTAAGGGCTATTCTTTAGAGGCTATCGGATCTAAGTGGCTATCCGCGTTTCAGGATACCAAGAAGGTCGACATAGTCATACCGACCTACAAAAATCTACGGGGTCTGAAGCTGTGTCTTGATAGCATCAGGGCTTGTACTGATGTGATGTATCGGACTATTGTGGTGAACAATGGACTCGATGAAGAGTTACATAAGTATCTCTCGGAACAGGGGGATATCACATACATAAAGCGGGATCGGTGCAATTTTGCTCAGGCTGTGAATGCAGGTATTAAGGCGGGTAAGAATCCTTACGTGATGATCCTGAATGATGATGTGATTGTTAGTAAGGGTTGGTTGAGACATATGGTGGATGCCTGTAAGGGCAAGGTTGGGGTTGTAGGACCTCTTTCTAATTGCGATCGTGGATGGACCCATAATCTGTCTTTCAATATCGGTGGAGTAGAGTTACTTCCTGGGGTGAATACTTTTGAGCAGATTATTCCTATCATACCTCAGATATATGCTTATCAGTCTCCTTATACCAATGAAAAGGATTTGGAATGGGTAGCGTTCTATTGCACTCTTATTCGGAGGGAGGCTTTAGATAAGGCAGGGCTTCTGAATGAGGAATTCACGAACAGTGGAGAAGATGTAGACCTATGTCGGAGGATACGTCAGCAGGGGTATAAGGTCCTTCAGACATACAGGTCATTCGTCTTTCATCAGGGTGCCGTATCAAGAAAATTGCTTGAGGCTGAGGACCCTGGATCCTATCATGCTGCAGACAAGAAGACTAATGAGCATCTCAATGCATTGTGGGGTAGGAAGAGTGTTGTCATTTACACAGGGCCTATGTGGCAGCCGTGGGATTTCAGGAATGTTGATGAGGGAGGTATAGGAGGATCTGAGACATGGGCGGTGATGCTTGCCAGGGAACTTCAGAAGTTGGACTATAGGGTCACGGTTTTTGCTGATTGCCCACAACGAGGATTGAGTGATGGGGACATACCCTATCTCCATTATACCGAGTATCCTCAATACATAGAACAGCACTGGATAGATTATTTCATATCGTCCAGAACTACGGATACTTTGCGGTTCCCTATAAGGGCGGGTAAAGTCTTTGTGATGATCCATGATGTGTGGCTGCTTTCAGAGAAGACCCAGCTTTTTCTCGATAAGGTGGACAAGTTCTGTGTTTTGAGTAAGTGGCATTGGGATTTTGTGAAAGACTACCATAAGATTCCTGAGGATAAGTGGGCTCTGACATCGAATGGGATCTGTTTTGAAAAGTTTGATTCGATACAGGTTGAACGGCATCCACACAGATTGCACTGGTCGTCTTCTCTGGATAGGGGTTTGGATAATGTTTTGTATCTCTTTCCGTTTATAAAGAAGGCGGTTCCTGATTTAGAGCTGCACATTTTTTATGGCACTCTGAATTATAGGAAGTCTTGTGAGCAGAAAGGGGATAAGGAGGGGCTCAAGAAGATTGATGAACTTGAGCAGGCGATGTGTCAGGAGGGCGTATATTATCACGGTCGGGTAGGGCAGAAGGATTTGGCCATAGAGACTAAAAAGGCTTCTTTATGGCTATATGCATCTGCTTTTTCAGAGACGTTCGGGATAACCGGAATTGAGTGTCAGAGGTCTGGGGTGCCTGTTCTTGCCAATAAGTACGCGGGAACGATCACTACTATAGGGGATAGTGGTATCCTTCTTGGGAATGGTGAAGCTTACTGGCCTTATTCGAAAGAAGGTCGGGAGCAATTTTTAGATCAGGCCATTAAACTGATGACTGATCAGTACTACTGGAGAGAGTGGTCTGAGAGAGGATTCAAGAATACTGAGAAGTATAGCTGGGCAGATGTAGCTCGGCGTTGGAAAGAGGAGTTGTTCCATGTCTGATGTAGTATTATGGACATTGGCAGGATTAGTACTTGGGAGTCTTTATTGTGTTTTATGGTATGTTGACAGACAGCGATATATTAAAATGTATCTGGAATCAGAGGAACGTAACAGAAATCTTGTGACAACTCTATGTGATGTTTACATTTTTTTAGGTGATCCTGTTAAAGAGGATTACCGTCGGTCTGACCTGAAACAAGAAATCGATAACTTAATTCGATGGAATATAAAAAGTGGTGAACAAGAAAAAAAGTGATTTTGAATTGTTGGTAGAGTTCTGCAAGGCTACAAAATGCACTGCGTGTAAGCTAACGGTAGAAGGTAAGTGGTGCGCCTGTGATTTTAAGCGGTCCCCTCGTTTTTGGAACATCAAGAAAATCAAAAAAGTTCTGGAACAGTTTGCTCGGAAGAAAGAAAAGTGAACAAGTATTGTGATGTCTTAGAGGGATTGCGCGCAGAAGATCAAGAATATATTCTTAGGAAATTCCTTAAGATTGATCTTGATCACATTATTAAAAGTCTCGTCACTGAGCTCGAGCCAAAATATTCTGTTTCTTTAAAGTTTTCCGATGTCCATCAAATGATTACATTCAAATGCTTAAAAGACCTGTCGGATTTTCTGGACGCATTCCGAGAAATCCGACAGCCTGGGCTTAGCAGATACGCGATCCTCAAGAGGCCCACAGTCGAATCAGCCTGATTTTATTGTCCCGCAGCACAGCAGGATTCAGAATCCTCCAGCAATCCACCACGGTCAATGACTTCTTGGGAATAAAAGTCTCTACGGCCTCTTTGTATTTTTGAGACCTCAGAGTGACAACACATACATCCGCGGACAGACACTCCTGCATGGACCGGGCATATATGACCGAGTTCTCAAACAGGGCCCGGGTATTGTCCATAGCTAGAGGGTCGTAAACCGTAACCGAGATCTCGCTATCGAGAAGGATTTTGATAAGTTTAACGGCCGGGGACTCAACAATGACCGGGGTGTTGTCCGTGAATGAAAGACCCAATATCCCTACAGTCGACTTCTTTCCTGCTAGACCTTCTACAATTTCCGCCAGGCGTTTGTCCTGATAACGATTGATGGCGTTCACCGTCTTCATCAGTACGGCCCCGGTATCAACATCGTATTTCTGAGTCAATGCCGTAAAAGCTTTAACATCTCTTCCAAAACACGTACCACCAAAACTTAATCCACTCTGCAGGTAGTACGGAGAAATACGTCTGTCCGCTCCTATAGCTCTTGTGATGGCATCGGGATCCGTATTGGGTATCTTCTCACAAAGATTCCCAATGGTGTTTGCGAAAGAAATCTTCATGGTTATGTAAGCATTCAGGCAGACCTTGGCCATCTCCGCAGAGATAAGAGACATCCTGTTGATGGCCGGCTTGTTGATGCAGAGCTCGTGGTGCAGGGCCTCTATCCTGTCTCCTACTTCAGGACGGGACTGACCAATGACTACCAGGTCGGGTTCCAGAAAGCCCTTGATGACATTACCCAGTGCCACGAAATCAGGGTCATATGCTACCCCGAATTGCTCGTTATAGGCTTTACCAGAATGTTTTTCTAGGATATCGATGAATCCTCCAATAGATCCTGGCATAACCGTGGAGGATATCACGAACAGGTGGTATGCCTTTTTGTCCTTGAAAGACTCGGCTAAAGCTTTCAGAGCATCCTCTATGTAACAATTTGAGAAGCTGCCATCAGGATTACTTGGAGTAGCCGTCAGAATGATGGTGATGTCTGTCTCGTTGATGGCTCTATAGTGCTGATTAGTGGCTTGAAGGTTGGTTCCACCGTGTTTTGCCAAGAGCTCAGCAAGACGAGGTTCGAACCAAGGGGCTTTGCCGGCATTCACCTTGTCTATGACTTCATCATTGATGTCTACTCCAATGACCTTGAATCCCCGTTCCGCATAACAAACTGCCAGGCAGAGTCCTAACTTACCAAGTCCTATAACAGATATTGATGTCATATGTGCCCTATCCATCCGGGATGTGGTTTGAATGTTGGACAGACGATCGGTTCATTGGACAAAACCTGAATGTCTTCAAGCGTATGGGGACCGTATTCTCCGGTCATGAGATTTGAGTACATACGAAGTCTCATAGGGTCAAAACCCATGAGCTGTGTGGCTACCAGGTCCGCGGTAAGTAAGTTGTCGCTGGCTATGAGGACTCCTGCTTTCACCGGTGTGGGGGTAAGGGGACCGTTATTTTCCCCTCCTATCACGCCGTCGATGATGGTGAAAACTTTTCTTTGTGGTTTTTCTTGTAGCTGTCCATGACGGTCTACAAACATGAAAATCTTGTAGAGGTCATCAGCCATTCTCCAGGCCGTGTCATTCCCATACCAGTTGCCGGCATCCAGAAGTCTTTTCAGGGGATCTACTTTCAGACCGAGTAGTTTTGTGGTGTGATTGTGCAGCCAATAGATACTGTGGTGCAGGTGTTCCAGGAAGAAGCCTCTGCACAATAGGTGGTCGTACATCCATCGTTCTAGACCTATGAGGAAGCGTTCTGTGCAGGTTAATAATCCGTCCGGATATTGATCACCCATTCTTAGGGCGGATTTCAGGGTGTAGTGAGCAAGACAGTTTTTGTTTGTGACGGTGCCTACTAGTCCTTTGATGTTCAGAGTTACGCCGACCTTTTTGTGTACTTTCAGTTTTGGTACTGAAATCACTACGTCGGCATTCATAATGGTTTTTGATACGACGTATTTATGGGTGTTGTCGTGATGGTAGCGTAGGAGCTCTTTGCGGTTGTAGCAGGCTCCGTAGAGATCTTCGTTGATCCAGATCATGCTGTTGGTTTTTATGTTTATTGGTAAGGAGCCTAGAGGGTCTCCTGGCAAGGGCTCGAGCATGGACTCGAAATGTTTCTTTCTCGACCAATAGGAACGTAGATCCTGAATCTCGAAGGTGAATGTCTTACTGTTGTAGAATTTTTGAACGGTTTTAAGATCGGTGGCCCATATAAGTTGTTCCCAATGACAGTCGTATTGTGGGGCATCCGCTACAATCACCCGGCCTGCCCCCTTCATGGCTATGTAGCAGTAGTCTGTTATCGCTCTGATGACTGATGGGTGGGTGATTATTGAGAATAGATTACCGCCATTATTATGCTGACTGAGAACGAAATTGGGCTTTATGACAACGGTCATTCCAGGCTTGATTAGATATCCAAGAGGATTCCATTTAGGTGTGTTCCAGTTCTCATCGTCTAGATTTAGGAGATGGAAAAGGTCTCGTACGGCTTTGTAGACCTCATTACTCATGGATAGGGACATGAAGGGGTACTCTGGATAGGTCTCGGCAGGGTCAAAGAGACCTGTCGGGTAGTCCTGGATTTTGGAACAGACGGCAACTTTATAGGCCAATGGATAACTCCTGAATGAGGAATCTGTGTTTTCCACGACTGGTAGGAGGTATTTCCGTTACCGGTTGGAAGAAAAGTTGGGTATCTGATCCGAGTTTGACCATTAATCTTTGTCGTATATCTGCTTCGTTGAATCCTTCCCTGGGGATGTATCGGAAGGTTACGATACCTTGGGCATTCTGATGAAACTGGAACTGGAAGACTTGATCGAAGATATCATCGTGAAAGTTTATTGCGGTCATTGAGATGTATCGGCCGGTACCCGTTATTATAAACTCCTGAAGTCTTCCTTCTACCCTTTTCCATATCTGATAAGGTCTACCGCAGTCCGGACAGGACCAGTCTTTCAATATGGCGTAATCCCGGGTATGATATCGGATGATGGGTGTGGCATACGTGATAAAGGACGTGCCTACGATTTCACCCATTTGTCCGGGTTCTGTGACCGGTTTTCCGTCGGGATATAGGAGTTCCGCGTAGCCATACTGTGGGAGAACGTGATAGAAGTCTGTATGCTCGCAGAAGCCTGCCAGTACGGCCAGTTCATAGTGTCCGTAGTGCGAGAACACCCTGGCATTGAATACCCGTCTTAGAAGGTCCCTTTGGAAGTCGTAGAGGTTCTCAGAGGCACATAGGATGCCTTCTATTTTGGGGAAGGGTCTGTCGGAATCTTCAAGCCATCGGGCGAAGAGATAACCACTGGATGGGTAGCATCGGATCCATTTGGGTTTGTATTCCCAGGCTTTTTTCCTGAAGACTTCCATCCATTCCGGGGTGAGGTGGTAAGATGAGCATCGTAGCTCATTGAACTCTGGGACAAAGGTCGTGTGGTCTGGTGTATCTATTGGTAGTCCGCGGAAGACTAGTTGAGGATCTTCTTCCTTCCATCCTATGCGGTGATATTGGTGGGCTTTTGATGCTAGTTCTTTGGGAAAGGCTTCTGAGTCTCGGTATAGGCCTAGAGGAATGCCTGTACTGCCACCGGTGGTGACGTAGGACCTATTGGGCATATCGATTGAGAATGCTTCAAGATTGTCTCTGAGGGTTTCTTTATCTATGGTGGGTAAGGATTGGAGGTCTTCTAGGGATTTGATATCTGGAGGGGTGTTGTAGAGGTTTCGGTATCCTGTAGTGTGGGTATAGGCGTGGGCAATGATTCTTTGGAGTTCTGAGAGTTGATAGGTTTGGATCTGTTCTAAGGACCAGGTATCAGTATCCTTCAGGAAGGCTTTCCAGGCTACGTAAGTGGGATTTAGTAGATCTTTGTGCATTGTCATGCTTCTGCTTTTTGGTGTTTGCGTATTCCTTATAGGAAGTATCAAGAGATTATTAGGCCGTCCCATACCTAATAATCTACTGATACTCTTTTTCTTTATGTATTTTCGGCAACAGCAGCAACACTGGAAAAATTCATGGGATTCAGTCTATCCATCATAACTACTGGTCGGAATGACAACTATGATGGTGATTTCAATGAGCGGTTAGCGATAAGCCTGGCTCGGCATATTGAGAGTATGCCTTATTCGGAGCTCATTTTCGTAGAGTGGAACCCTATTCTGGATAAGCCCCTGACTTGTGATTTTTTGAGAAACATTTTTGGTGGTAGGGTGAAGTACTATGTTATTCATCCTAAGTTTCAATGCAAGTATTGTTCAACGCCGGAGATGTTTGGGGAGTGGGCAGCCAAGAATGCGGCTATTCGCAGGTGTTTAGGAGAGTTCGTACTTTGCACTAATTCGGATGTGATTTTTGATCCGGAACTGGTAAGTAAGCTGAAGGGAGAGCTTTCTAAGCGGACGGTGTATCGTGCCAATCGAATAGATATTAAGTCGGATTATTTGCGTGTGGCGTTCCCTTTGGATGCTAAATACAAGATAGAAGAGAATAAGGGATACATGAATGCTTCCGGTGATTTCCTGCTCGCTGACAGGGGTACGTGGTTTGAGACTACTGGATATTGTGAGGCATTTCCAGATCAGAAGCTTCATAAGGATGCGTTTATGGTGTACATCATGGCGGATTTGTTGAGGATGCCTGTTGTGAATTTGGGGTGTTTTACTCATTGGCGGCATGCTTCGTCATGGTCAAATGGGTTTAAGCGGACTGACTGCGGGGATATTCGTTGGAATTTCAAAACGAGTGGGTATACCAAGAATGGGTCGGATTGGGGTTTGGGAGGGGTTCAGGAAATAAATCGGAATGGAATCATATGGTTGGAGTAAAGGAGCGTTTGTTATGAAAACGGCATTGGTACTTGGTGGGCATGGTTTTATAGGGCATCATCTTGCCCGGGATCTTAAGTGTATGGGATTTTGGGTAAGGACGGTGGATATTAAGGAGTTTCCCTACAGTGATACTTTTAAGAATGAGGTAGATGATTATGTGATAGGGGATCTCAGGGATTTTGATGTTTGTAGGTCTGTGTTTCGTGGATTGAGTGGTAAGCCTTTTGATGAGGTTTATCAGCTCAGTGCCTGGATGGGAGGCGCGGGCGTGATCTTTGTGGGGGACAATGATTCAAAGATTGTTCATGATTCCCTGCTGTTGAATATCAATGCCTCAGAAATGGCTTGTAGGACTAAGGTGGGGAAGTTGTTTTTTAGTAGCTCAGCCTGCGTATACAATCAGTTGAAGCAGGAATCTGTTGATAATCCTACGACAGCGGAAGATTCGGCGTATCCGGCATACCCAGACAGTGACTATGGTTTTGAGAAGATCATGAGTGAGCGCGTCTATCAGGCCTGCCATCGGAATCGTGGATTAGATATCAGGATTGCTCGTTTTCATAATGTTTTTGGAACAGAGGGTGCCTGGGGTAATGGTCGTGAGAAGTCTCCTGCGGCCATGTGTCGGAAGGTAGCTCAGGCTTCTGATGGTGGGGAGATAGAGGTTTGGGGGGATGGTAATCAGACCCGTTCATTTTTGTATATCAGCGAGTGTCTCGATGGTATTAGAAAGTTTATGGATTCTGATTTCATGGGGCCTCTTAATATAGGGTCTGATGAGATGGTGTCCATCAATCAATTGGTAGAAATGGTTAAGGATATCGCTGGGAAGCCAGGCATACGCATTAAGCATGTTTCTGGACCTTTGGGTGTGCGGGGGAGGACGTCCGACAACAGGCTTATCAAGGAGAAACTTGGGTGGGCTCCGGACTATCCTTTGAGGAAGGGTCTTGTGAAGGCCTATGCTTGGATAGAGCAGCAGGTTCGGGAGGGCAAAGAGGACTATGCTTGGACGAATTGATCGTGAGTCGCTCTACAACTGGATCGAACAACAGGTGAGGAAAGATGCCGCTTGTTAATGACCTGCCTAAGTTGATTCCTGAGCTGCAGGATGTTCCTGAAATACGAACGTTTCAGGATATCTTGAAAGTACGGGATTTTGTTTTTTCGACAGTGCCCTGGTTTAAGGAACCAACTGATCTTCGTATGAATTTTCATACCAACAATGTTCTTAATCTTTATTGGGATTTTAAGCAATATAAGGCGGGAGGTTGGTGCGGTCTTAATGCAACTTTTTTTGACTTACTTATGTATTGGTATGGAATTAGGACGAGGCCGTACAATTACGGTGTTTCGTTTTACGGGTTGACGCACATTGGAATTATAGTTGAGTATGACGGTATTGAGTTCTTTATGGATCCCTATTTTGCTGCGCACTATGTGCATAGAGATGGGTTTCCGCTTCCATTCAGAGATCTTATGAATCTAATTCAGGATAGAAAATTTGATCGATTTTGTTCTGAGTATTCTTCTGATGCTCGAAAATTGGTCTTAGAAGAAGATGGGACGTATACTCAATGGTCTCCTGAGGAGATGGTAGAGATGGCGTTTGTAGGTAGTCCAAACTATAAGAAGACTTTGACAAGAATATTTGGAGTTGATGATCCGCGAATCCTGATGCTTATAAAAATCTAATGTATAGGAGATGCCATGGATTTTTTTGAGGCCCTGATCCAGAATTTTACGGAACATTTCAATAAAACATACAATCAACCAAGATATCCTAATCAAAATCATGTTTCGTGTAAGTTTCTGTACGATTTGTGTGTGGAAACAGATCCAGATTTTGTCATCGATATAGGGACTAATTTTGGTGCTTCTACTTTATCCCTTGCCTATGGCTTAAAAAGTTTGAACAGAAAAGTGAATAGACTTACAACAATAGATATTTCTCATCAACATTGGAATAATGCTACGCCAGTTATTCAAAAAGAACTTCTTTTACAGTATGATATCAATATGGGGGATATTAAAACTATTTGCAGTGATTTTAAACTCATCGATCCTAAGACAGTGATTGTGGACGATTCAAGATATTTTATTTTTTATGATATACATGATCCGGCCATCTATTCTTTTTCCGCTAAATTTTTAAACGAGTGGGTTTCTTTGTTACATAATCCGGTTCTTGTATTTCATGATGTCTCGGTGACTTCTGATTCTTATGTCGTGACTCAGATTGATCCCAACTATCCTAGAGTTACTGCTAGACATTTCAGTGGACAGAATTATTCTGGGTTTAAGGAATGTTCAGAAATTATCAAATGGGCTAATGAAAGAAAACTTGAAATTAATGCAGTTCCTCAAACTTCTATTGTATGGATTAAATTATGAGTTTGAAATAATTAGGAGAAGGAATATGATAACAGCGCCGTCTCATGGTATTGATATTCTTAATGGGGCTGGGCATCTTCCTCATATAATATATCATTTAGTTAGATATAAATTCGTTAAGGGGTTTCTCAAATCAACCGATAGTGTGCTAGACATAGCTTGTGGCACAGGCTATGGTGCCAGAATGTTAAGTGATTTTTGTAAAAGTGTTACAGGTGTGGATATTAATCATGATACGGTAGATTACGCAACTAAAAATTATGGGGGTGAAAATAGGGACTTTCAACAAGGTAATATTCTTACTGTCAAAGGACAGTATGACGTAATTGTTTGTTATGAAACGATAGAGCATGTTAGTAAAGAAGAGGGAATCCTAGCTTTAGAAAATCTTAAGAAATGTCTTAAGCCTAAAGGATTGTTATTTATTTCGACACCCAAAAAGTTACCTAAAGAAGAATTATCCAGGGGTAGGGCTGAAGTTCATTTGCATGAGTATACATATGAAGATTTTGTAGATCTCTTAGGTGTCTTTTTTGAAAGACCTGTGATATTCTCTCAGACCGATGAAATAATCACTATTGGTAACTATAAAGCTGTGTGGACTTATATAGGAGTATGCTGGAATGGATAATAAAGATTATATCAACATGCTTGAATTAATAGCGGATAATGATTCATTTGCTTATTTATTGGATCGACTTATCTCTGCCTGTATTAAGCTGACTAAATTTGATTGGGACAAACACGCAGAACAGTCTAAAGACAATCCGGATGAAGAAAAAATTAGTAAAATTATGGAAAAAGCTCGATTAGCAAATGAAGAAAGGCACTCTTTGTGTAACGCTCTCGATGCTAAACTAAAAATAATTGTTGAGAAAAATGACTATAAATTCAGAGAAGACGTAAGAACTTTCGAAACATTAAAATGAAGAGCTGTAACATAATATGAGAAGAGTGTCAGAAATAGTGTGTGAGCTTATCAGGGCGTGTTTTGAAATGTGTAAGGAAGAGCATTTCAAAATGGATGAATTTTCTTTAGAAAATCCAGATTTTAAAAGAATTACACAAGCAGATTTTTTGACGAGAAAAAACAATGAAATAAGGCACGATTCATGGAACGAACTAAACGAAACTCTCATTTCAATTATAAGAGAAAAGAAATATGATTGGGAAAAAATAGAAGAACACGATTGGGCTGAGCTAAAAAAATATGGTTGGGATGAAATAAAAACAAGGGTGTTATGATGGATGCATATGGCAGTGTACGGGAGTTTGAAAGATATATTGCGGAATATACAGGGGCACCTCATGTTGTAACCGTAGATAGTTGTAGCAATGCTTTGGTTCTCTGCTGCAATTATCCTCCATTACGTGTAAGAGTCCTCCCTGAGGTAGAAATTCCTTCCATAACATATCCAAGCGTGGCCTCAGCAATTGTGCATGCCGGAGGTAGAATAAAATTCTGTAAAGAAATGTGTTGGCAGGAAAAGGGATGGTATGAATTGAATCCTACGGGGATTATCGATTCTGCCAAGTACTTATCTAGAAATATGTTTATGGAAATTAAAAATGAGTCGAAACAAGCATATGTATACATATGTCTGAGTTTTCATGCAAAAAAGTCTGTTCCCATTGGAAGAGGAGGTGCAATACTTACTAATGATAAAGAAAGTGTTGAATGGTTCCGTGCGGCTCGATTTGATGGAAGACATGAAAAGCCCTTACAGGACGATACTTTGGTAATGCCCGGCTGGAATTGTTACATGACTCCTGAGCAGGCTTCTCGGGGGTTGGTATTAATGCAATGGTTGTCTGATTTTAATCTTTTAGAACCGGACCCGTATACAGATTTGTCACAATATAAGTTTTTTACAGGAGCTAATCGTTAATGAGGCATTCAACCGGCATGCCTCAGGCGTAACTCTCCACAGGATTCGGGTAGTGTGTCAATAAGCTCTAATTCAATAAGAACATTTAACATAAATGCGTGTGCGTAGTATTATCATTTGCTGGAAGGATGTGTGAGGGAACACATGGGGAACATTGTGGCACTTCCGTGGGACACCGATTTTTTAGGTCACAGTATCGGGCGGCTGGTAGTCTCAGAAGAACAGGTAGGATTGCAAGACCTTGACAAGGCACTGGAGCAAGCTCGGATGAGTCATATTGAATGTTTGTATGTCGAGATATCTTTCAGCCAGTTAAAACTTCTGGAGTACTGTTCCTCCAATCAGTTCTTACTTGTTGATTTCAAGACAACGCTTTCCAAGCCAATTGACCCTGTTAAGCCACAAGTGCAAAACAATCGAATATGTTACAAACCGTTTGAGCATTATTTTGTGGATCTGATTCCTATTGTTGATTTGTTATCAAGGAAGAGTAGATTCTCGCTCGACCCACATTTCGGATATGCCAAGAGTCAGGAGTTATACAGAGAGTGGTTCAGAAAGTCTTTCTATGAGGGATACTGCCAACATTTCCTAACATACTTGAGGGATGACCGGCCTGTTGGGTTTGCCACCTTGAAAACGAAAGAACGGGTAGGATTCATTGATCTGCTCGGTGTCTCGGAAAGTGAGCAGGGCAAGGGCATAGGAAGTGCCCTCATCCAGTCAGTTGAGCAACAGGCTGCTTCTATGGGATTTTCTGTGGTTAAAATTGTAACTCAGGGACACAACATTGCGGCCCTGAGGACATATCAACGGGCCGGTTATATGACCGACAGTGTGAGTGTTTTCTACCACAAGTGGCTGACGTAATGTAGTTGGTAGCTTGGAGACCTGTGGTCAGCAGACGTCACATCCAATTTTTCTTTTCTTAAAGTATGAAAGAGGTGATTATGAAAATATTACTCATTGCTTGTTGTGGTTTTGGAGATAGTTCATGGACGACCTCTTGGCCACGTCTATTTGTTGAGAAGGGTTATGAAGTAGATATGTTTTTAATGAAGTATACAGGGAATCCTTTTCATGCTAATCCGTATGTAGGAAAAATCTTTGTTGAAATGGCTATGGAGGCGTCAAAAAAGATTAGAGGTGTAATTGAGAATTCTTTTTATGATTATATTTTGATTCCCAATTCTACCTGTGGAGGTGTTAAAGAGGTTATTGAAGCGACAAAAGACATGGATAATGTGCATCTTTTTCAAGGTGCCGGTGTAAGTCAGATTATTAAAGGGGTCGAGATTCCCCCTTTAACAAAACCTGAATGGTATTTCACTGAAAAAGAATTCAAATATATTGAAAACTTAAAAATGATGAATTCTATTTTAATTCATCCTTTATCTAGTGATGTAAAGGAAGAATCTAGAAACATGAATTTTGATTTAGTTATAGAATGCTCTAAAAAATTAGAGGGGGTCATTGTCGTTTATGGAGGAAGGAAATTTCTTCCAATAGATGATCTAAAAAGAATGGAAGATGCAGGAGTTCGGTTATTGTGGGAGGATTATAATTGTTTTAACGATGAGTCAGGTACTGCATTGGGTAAATTTTTTGCTTTAGTCTCTCAGTGTCGAGCAGGAGTCCACGGCTGGAGTGGTAGTTTTACTTTATCTATGGGGTATAATAAACCTTATGTGATGGTGGTTCCGGGATATGGTATCAGGGCAAACGGTTCAGCTCCTTATGTTGAGACTAATTTTTTGTATAAACAAGGTATGCAAAGAGCTGAAACATATAACTGTTTAAATCCCAGTATTTGGTCGATAACAGATAAGGCAGATATTATTGTGGAGGCAGTTAATCACGCCCTCACAGGAAAGACAGGAACATATGATAAAAAATGGGAATTTATTTAAGGTGATTCTGTGTCCTGTATATCTTTCATAACCGCTCTGAAGAAATTCGATGAAGAGTTTGGGCCTATTCAGCGTAGCGCTCTATACTCCTGGGGGGCTAATGCCGTACCTGTCTACGCGATTTCGGATGAACTATATACGTACGCAGGTCTGACAACTCTTGAGGGCGTGAAGACCGGCCGAGATTTGAAATTCAAAACATCTTCCCCTTTGATAAATGATCTCATCAAACAGGCCCTACCAAAGATTAGCACACCGCTGGTCGGTTTCATAAACTCTGATATCATTATTTTGGAAGACTTCGCGGATAAGATAGCCCAGATAGTCCTTAAATACGGGCCGGATATTTTCATGACCGGAACCCGATATCAGATTAAGCTGCCGTATGAAGTGGATTCGCCAGAGAGCTATGCAAGGATACAGGGAGAGGAACGTCGAATTTATGATGAGATGTCCAGTGCAGATATTTTCATAGCTTCGAAAGAGTTCTATGCTAAGATGGCTGATGCCATGCCTAATTTCATTATGGGTAGATATGCTTGGGATAACTGGATACACACCTATGCAGAGATCAACATCAAAGAGAAGTACAACTGTACGAAGGTCCTTCCGACTCTTCATTGTGTGCATTCAATAGAGCATATAGAAAGACAAGAAGGCCTTCCAGGCCGGCGGGCTCCTTCCGCTGTACATAATATCCGACTATACGAGGGTACTTTTTTGAGATACGGATCTTCCCGGATCAATAAATGGCCCTATGTGGAGTTGTGACCACGTGAAAATAGATGGGTATAACTATATAGCTGTTTTTTTGACTTTTTCATGCAACCTTAGCTGCCCTTATTGTATCACGCGTTTGGATGGATTAAGTGGTAAGCGTACGGTCTCTGCATCTGATTGGATATCTTTTTTCAATTCTCTGAACATTTCTGGGGACGTGCCTATAACCCTTCAGGGTGGTGAACCTACAACACATCCAGAATTTTATGACATAATTTCAGGGGTCAATTTAGAGGGCAAATCCTTTAATTTGATGACCAATTTGAATTTTGATGTCGTGGAATTCTCAGATAAAGTTCCTCCAGAAATGTTCAATAGAAAGGCACCATTCCCTTCTATACGAGTCAGTTATCATGTAGGGCAAGTCGGAAGGAGTATTCTCATTGATCGGATGAGGTACTTGGTCGAGCGTGGATACAATATTGGTTTATATATGCTGGATCATCCGAAATGGGCAGAAGAGATTAAAGCTACAAGAGAGGTGTGCGCCCAATATAGAATAGATTTCAGACTTAAAGAGTATCTTGATAGATCCGTCAGTCCCGATATGTTTAAATATCACTATGACAAAGATGTTTCAGTGATGTGTCGTAATAATGATTTAATAGTTGGTCCAGATTTAAGGGTCTACAAGTGCCATTATGACCTGTATACGGGTAGGGATGCTATTATAGATATTCGTAGGGAGTCGCCTGCGTCGCTGAGTCCTGTGTGGGTTAAGTGCTCCTATCCAACTAAGTGTAATCCGTGTGATGTGAAGATTAAGAACAATAGGTTTCAGGAATGGGGTTATTGTTCTGTGGAGATTGAAAAAAATGCAGAGGGTTTTGATAATTAAGACGGGATATTGTGAAACATTCCGTCCAGATCTTACATATGCTGCGGTTAGTTTTGGAGATGTTTTGAGGACTACTCCTATTCTGCATTTATTTAGGGATCAAGAAGTACATTGGCTTACTGATATCAAAGCGGTCCCTTTGTTATATGGGCTTAAAGAGATCTCGAAAATACATCTGGTGAATACTCTGGATGTACTTGGGTTGGAAACTTATCAGTGGGATAGAATTGTTAATCTTGAGAGTTCTCGTGGAGCTTGCCAGTTAGCAAAAAAATTGATGCAACCACATTCAAAGTTTGTGGGATATTACTACGATAGGGAAGAAATACATATCAGTTCTCCTTATTCTGGAAACAGCTGGTCGGAGAAACTTTTTTCTTTGTTTGGAGAGAAGTGGAATGATCAGCCTCTTCTCTTACCCCATCGACTTATAAAGAAGGAAAAAGGGCTTATTTTTTTGAATAAGGGAGTAGGGCCTAAGCTTCCTGAAAAAAGATGGGATAGATGGGCAAGTCTTCGAGATAAGATTGAGGCAATCGGATTAGAGACTGAAAGTCAAAAGAGTATAGCTATTGAGGATTTTGTAGATGAGATTTCACGATCTGAGTTCATGATCTCAACAGACAGTCTAGGTCTACATATTGCTATAGCTTTAGGGATCCCTGTATTAGGGCTGTTTGGTCCTTCTTTAGCAGACGAAGTTTCTGGGCTTAAACATTATCTACAGGTAACATCTTTGGAGACATTAAGTTCGGAGGATGTATTTACCCTTTTCGAAAAGTTGTATGAAGCCTAGAGTAATAGTGTTGGGGGAAAAGCCTCAGGGTGTTTCTTGGCTTAAAATGCTTTTCCACTCCAATCTTTTTGGTATTGTTGGTGGAGTTCCAAGGTATGGGTACAGGAATGCTTGGTGGGATTCTGATGAGTTTGAATTCTTACTAAGACATTACGACATTCCTGTGTTGAAACGGGAAGAACTGAAGAAAATTGATTATGACATTATATGGTCATTGATGTATGGGTATATCATAGAGCCTGAATTGATAAGAAAAGCAAAATGGTTTGGAATTAATTTACATGAATCACCGTTACCACACTATAGAGGATGTAATGGATGTTCTCATGCAATTTTAGAAGACTCTCCTACATACGGAACTACTCTTCAGTTATTAGGGGAAGAGCTCGATAGTGGAAGTATAATTGACCAGGAAATTTTCCCTATTTATCAGGACGAGACCGCAAGAGAGCTGTATGAAAGAACAAAAATGGTATCGGATATAGTGTTTAGAAGAAATTTGGAAAAAATATCCAAAGGAGATTTGAAAGCCATTCCTATTAGTGTAGAAAATGAATCGATAAAGAAAAGATCCTCTCTTGCTCTTATGAAGGATTTAAGCAAAGTGGCAGATATCAGGAAACATGCTAGAGCGCTTGATTTTGTACCTTTTGAGCCTGGTTATATTATTGACAACAGAAAAAAGAGATACGCATTCATAGGGGGATCTTATGGTCGGCTGTGGCACAGTGGGATTGTAGAATCAAAAGGAAAGCCTTTGATTCTACTTGATGAAGAGACTTACAGAACTACGTATCCAATTTTTATTCCAAAAATATGATAAACGAAAAGGATATTTATAGGCTGTATGAGAAAGAATCATCTGAGAAGGGGATGGCTTCCAGCTGCACCATGCCGGATAATGGGGTGAGGGATTTAGAGATAAAAATCCTGTGTAAGTATATTTCAATAGCGCCTAATAAAAGGATACTTGAAGTAGGATGTGGGAATGGTTATGTAGTCTCTACTATTTCACGAATGTTTCCTGAGGTATCTTTTTATGCCATTGATGTGAATGAGAGCATGATAGGGTTATGTAAGCAGAGATCCTCTCTTAGTAATGTCTGCTTTGAAACGGCATCCGTTAAATTTATTCCTGAGAATTTGAAAGAATTCGATATTGTGTACACAGAAAGATGTTTGATGAACTTGGTGTCATGGGAGGATCAGAAGAGGGCTCTGGATGAGATCTGTCGTGTTATGAAGATAGGCGGGACTCTACTCTTGATTGAGACCTTCAAATCCGGTTGGAAAATGCTCAATGAAAGTAGGAACGTGGTTGGTGTAGAAGAAATACCTATTCCGTGGCAGAGTCAGCCTTTTGATGACGATGAATTTGATCGATATCTTAGTGACAAATTTATCAAGAGTGATTTGTTGGAAGGCAATGATGAAAACTTTCTCAGTACGTACTATTATGGGGCTAGAATCTTGTATCCGGCATTAATTGAGGGGCGTTTAGAACTGAAATATAACAATCCCTTCATCGAGATGTTTAAGCACTTTCCTCCTATTTTGAACTATTCCCCAATACAGCTTAGGGTATTGAAAAAAATATGATCATTGATTTTTTTGACCATAAAAAACGCGGATCTGAGGAAAGATTGAAGATCCTTCAGCAGGTCACTGATGCCAATTTTACGGACAGCTACATGAATTTTTCTGAGGATTATTTTGACAATCCACAACTACGTATAGGGTATGGCGGATATAGGTATGATGGGAGATACCAAAAAGTCGCGGAAAAAATGATTAGTCATTATGGATTAACGAAAGGGATGTCTGTTTTAGAGATAGGATGTGCAAAAGCTTTTTTACTTGTGGAGTTTTTTAAACAGGGGTTGGAGGTTCGAGGCCTAGATTATAGTGAATATGCCTTAGCTAGGGCTCATCCCTACGTGAAACAGTTTTTGTGCCAAGGAAGCATGGACGATCTTCCATATGAGGATAGGAATTTTGATTTTGTTATTGTGAAAGAGGTCTTGCCGCATATACCAAGAAATGTCTTGGAAAAGTCTATAAGGGAATGCATTAGGGTTTCGAGAGGTAAACTTTTTTTTGAGATACAGTGTGGCCGGACTCCTCTAGAACTTGATTATATGAAAAAATGGGACAAGACCCATACGGTTATTGAAACTCCTCAATGGTGGGACAGGTTTCTTGAAGATCTTCACTATCCTGGGGATGTTCATTATAACGTACTGATATCGGAGCCAACATGAATATTTTAGTGACAGGGGGAGCTGGGTATGTCGGATCGGTTCTAGTGCCTGAGCTTATCGCTATGGGGCATACAGTACGAGTACTAGACCTATTTATCTACGGAGACCGTCTTACAGGCCATCCCAACCTGATTAAGATAAAAGGGGATATAAGGGACCCTTTAATGGTTAAGGCGTCTTTAGAGGGTTGTGATGCGGTCATTCATCTGGCCTGCATATCAAATGATCCTAGCTTTGATTTAGATCCTGAACTGGGAAAGAGTATCAATTTTGATTGTTTTGAGCCTCTTGTGGATGCTTCTGTAAGGGCAGGCATCCGCAGGTTCATTTATGCGTCCTCCAGTAGCGTATATGGAATCAAGAAGGAGCCTGAGGTAATAGAAGATTCTTTGTTGGAACCCCTAACAGACTATTCGAAGTATAAGGCTGAGTGCGAGAAGGTACTTTTAGCTCATATGAGTAGCACGTTTAGTCCGGTTATTTTGAGACCTGCAACTGTTTGTGGATATTCCCCTAGACAGAGATTTGATTTGGTAGTCAATATTTTTGTGAACCAAGCTATACGGAATAAGAAGATTGAAGTATATGGAGGGGATCAAGGCCGTCCAAACATACACATTGCGGATATGGTCAGAGCTTATGTGTTGATGCTTCAAGTACCTTTGGAATTGATTCGTGGGAGAGTTTTTAATGTAGGGGGTGAAAATCTTACTGTCAGTCAGATTGCTCAGACGGTATGCCGGGAATTGCTTCCGGAAAAGATAGTTTTGACCACAACTCAATCTGACGATACCAGGTCTTATAGGATCAATTCAGAGAGTATTCAAAAAGTATTGGGATTTTCTACACGACATACGGTACAGGATGCCGTGCGAGACCTCAAGAATAAATTTGCAGAAGGAGTCTTTGAGGATTCAATGACGAATCCTGTGTACTCTAACATTAAGATCATGAAAGAAATGCACCTGAAATGAGCACCATTTTTTTTGGGCCGTGGATTGGGGAATTTGGCTATGAGTTATCCTATTGGATAGGGGAATGCAGGGCTATTCGAGAGAAATACCCTAATCATGAGGCTATTGCTTCTTCTTATTATGGCCGATCCCGTTTATATGACTTTGCTGATATTTATCTGCCTCATGATACTAATTCGATATACAGTTCCACTAACACGTTTATGGCCCATTCTACTGGGATAGTGTTGCATCCAGATGCAGGAAGATATGCCAGAGATTCTGATGTACGCATACGGCCGGCTCAGAATTATGAAGGACTGATATTGGGCGGAGATCATGGTCATAGTCAAATACAAAAATCAGTAGACTTTCAAAAGATTAAGAAATTGACGGCGAGTGAGCAAGCCTTACAGACAATTAAAGACGTTTCGAAAGGGCGGCCGATTGTTTCTCTGTTGTGCAGAAATTTGTTTCTTGAGAATAAAATACATGCATGGCCTGAATCTAAGTGGGAAGAAATCGCACGCAAATTTGATTCAGAAGGATACTGCACAATTTTGTTATTGGCGGAGTATCCTTCAAAACCAAATTTTCTAAACAGCACAAGTATTAGTCTATGGAAACTTTTTGGTAATGCAGAAAATTTCGTTGATCTTCAGATAGCTTGTTTGAATCTGTCCGCGTGTATGGTTACCACTGTGTGTGGGGCTGTGATGTTGGGTTATCTTACAGAAACACCTACGGTATATTTGTTGGCTTCTCAGAACGAGTATTTTCGACTACATGAAGTATGGAGAAGTCGATATAATCAAAAATTGAAGTATCTTTTTGGAAAAGATGATGTAGACAAAATATCCGTTCAACAATGCCATCAAGAGGCTTTGGGGTTAATCGATGGATAAGGAATCAACATTTGTGGGGAATTACGAAAGGTGCGGGAGTCTTGTTGGGACGTATGAGGAACAATGGTTATGGAAAAATAGAGGGTACATTTCTGGACATGTACTGGACATGTCTACTCCGAGATATTTTCATGAATTTGTTTACGGTATTGCTGATAGAGTGTCTATAAGCAATCTTTCAGACAACCTTGTTGAAAAAATGGGTCGTCGCTCTACAGCGGATATCGTTCATGATTTTTGTCTGCCATATAGTGGTAAATTCAATACAATATTGTGCATGAGTATACTAGAACATTGCAAGAATCCTTTCTCAATGATTCGGAATCTTTCTGAATCCATAGAACCTGGGGGACATCTTTTTGTGTGGACACCATATGCCTACACTGATGGTCATATGGGAGAAGATTATTGGAGATTCTGCAAACGAGGCTATTATTTATTGTTGGAAGAAGCAGGGATGACTATAGTATCTTACGATAGATTTTTAGATGTTGATATGAAGAAAGTGTTGGGATTCGATGCCAAGGGTGTTTATGTCTGTCACGGAGTCGTAGGTAAAAAATGATAGACTTTATCGATGTATCCAAGCATAACAAAGATCTTCTTCCTGAGATCATGCCAGAGTTGAGGTCTTTGATTGAATCCGGTCAATACATTCTTGGCAGGCATTTGAAGGAATTTGAACGATCTTTTGCCAGTTACTGTGGGACACGTTACTGTGTGGGGGTGAACTCTGGGACGGATGCCTTGATACTGTCCCTTAGAACCTTAAAAGTGAAACATGGGGATGTTCTTACGGTAAGTTTTACCTTTCCTGCTACGGTAATGGCAATTTTAGCAGCGGGGTATCGTCCTAAATTTGTTGATGTAAATTCATTAGGGACAATGGATCCTAAAGATTTTGAAAAAAAGATAGATGAAAATACTGTGGCAGTAATTCCTGTTCATTTTATGGGTCATCCATGTAATATGGGCGAAATAATGGGTGTAGCAAATAGTCATGGTATTCCCGTTATTGAAGATGCTTGCCAGGCTGCTGGTGCCTCCTATGCAGGAAAGAAGACGGGATCCTTTGGTTATACAGGGTGCTTTAGTTTTTTTCCAACCAAAAATCTCGGAGCTCTGGGAGATGGCGGGGCAATTTTAACTGATAATGAAGATGTCTACAAGAGTCTTTTGCTGTTGAGGGATTTTGGAAAGACCGGAAGAGAAACTTTTAGTTCTTTGGGAACTAACACCAGACTTGATGAGATACAGGCGTTAGTCCTTTCTCATAAGTTGAAGCTATTGGATTGGTGGATATATGAAAGAGAGAAAAGAGCTAAATTTTATCGAGATAATCTTCCGGATCATATAGGAGTATTATATCCTCCCATCAATGCAATAAGCACCTATCATCTTTTTGTTGTGACGGTTAAAGATAATCTTAAAGCTGTTGAAGACATGAAGCGAATGGGGGTGGATTGTAGAACCCATTATTCAGTCCCTTGTCACAGACAACCCTTTGTCGATTTTTATGAAGAACTTCCCATGACGGATTTTCTTTCTAAAAGAGTGATGTCTTTGCCAATTTCTGAGTTCATCTCTGAAGAACAGCAGAATGTTGTCCTCGATGCTTTAAATAGACTATCGTGAAAATAATCTTCGTAGAAAAGAAGCTCAGGATTGATAAACTAGGCATCCTGTACTTGTCCGCAGTTATGAGAAGAAGCGGGCATGCTGTAACGCTTATTCAAGATGACGTCGATAATGCTGAGGCCTATTTGGAAAATAATTCAGTTGATTTTGTGATGTACTCCGTGATGAGCGGAGAACATAGGTGGTATCTGAAAAGAAATAAGGAACTGAAGGCAAGATTCAAGTTCAAGTCTGTAATGGGGGGTCCTCACTTCACCTTTTTTCCAGAGCAAGGGGAACGTGATCCGGACGTTGATTTTGTCGTGATTGGGCCTGGAGAGAAAGCTGTCCTTGATATTCTTGAGGATAGAGGATCCAGTAAAGTAATTAAAGGAACTCTTCCTGACGTAGAAGCACTACCTGAGCCGGATCGATCCATCCTCTATCGATATGAGGAATTTGGTAATGCAGGAATGAAGAGATTCATTGCAGGTCGGGATTGTCCCAATGCTTGTACCTATTGTTTTAATCATGTGTACCACAAGATATTTTCTGACCAGAAGTCGAAGTTCTTTCAGAGAAGATCTCCTGCTAAAATGGTCGCTGAAATAGGTCATGTGAGGGATAGTTATCCTTTAAGAACTGTGTATTTCAATGATGACGATCTGGCGACCGACCGTGATTGGCTATTGACGTTTCTCTCTTTATACCAAAGTCAGATCGGATTACCCTTCTGCGGATCGGTGAGAGCAAACAACTTGGACCCAGAGTTGGTTCTTAATTTGAAAAACGCAGGTTGTATCTTTCTAAATATTGCTTTAGAATCAGCCAATCCCCAAACTCAGAGAATGCTGCGAAGGGGTAATATTAGCAATAAGCAGGTGGAAGATGCTACACGGAGTCTAGAGGGCGTTGGAATAAAAGTTAGGCTTCAGAATATCATTGGATTGCCAGTAGATGACCCGTTAGGAGATGCTCTGGAGACGTTCGAGTTCAATAGATATTTGAATCCGACGGACTCTTGGGTAGCAATTCTGCAGCCTTTTTACGGAACGGATATCTGGAAGCACTGTCTAGATAGAGGGCTCTTGAATCCTGATGATGATTGTTTGAATTTTTATGAGACTACTCCTCTCAGAATTCAGAACAGGAAAGAGATCAACAATCTCCATAAGTGGTGGTATTTCGCTGTTAGGTACAAGTTTCCTACAGAATTCCTGAGAATCCTATTGATGCAAGATCTGTCAGACGATACAAGGGACCAGATTCAGAAGTATCGTTGGGATTTGACCGCAAAGGAAATCTACCGCATATGAATAAGGTGATCGTTACAACTACTATCTACCCACCGTCCAAAGCCACAAAAATATTTAGTAAAATGAATGGATGGTCCCTGGTTATTGTGGGAGACCTGAAAACTCCGCATTCTGAATATTGTGGAATGAATTGTGTTTATCTGACGCCCGAGGAACAGACCCGTAGATATGGGGATTTGAGTGCCGCGATCGGATGGAACAAGATAATGAGACGAAATATTGGATTCGTCTACGCCTATCACGAACTCAAAGCGGATATCATTGCTACTGTTGATGATGATAATATTCCTTATGAAGGTTGGGGTGAGGATCTCTGCATAGGCGTCCCAACAGTCTGTGACTACTATGAGACAGAGCTGCTGGTTGCGGATCCCTTGGCTGTTACTAATGTGAAACAGTTGTGGCACAGAGGGTATCCTCTTGAACTAATAAAAAGACGACATGAAGTCACATATAGTGGTAAAAAGACTATAACTCCTTTGATTCAAGCCGATTTATGGGATGGGGATCCAGATATAGATGCCATGGCCCGATTGACCCAGAATGAGACCGTGAAGTTCAATGTGACTCATCCTTATTTCTTCAATACAATAGCCCCATTCAATAGTCAGAATACTTTCTTGGCTCGAGAAGTCATTCCGTACTATACTGTTCTTCCTTATGCTGGAAGAATGGATGATATCTGGGGTGGATATATTCTACAGAATAGATTCCCCAATAGTCTGATATTCAACAGGGCTTCTGTCTATCAGGCGAGGAATGAACAAGACTTGATTAAGAATCTTGAAAACGAAACCATCGGTTATCGAAACACGCTTAATTTTGTGAAGGGAAAAGCATCTTTGGATCTTCCGTTCGTCTCAGAGGAAACTCGGAATTTCTATAAAACCTATAGGTCAATGTTTTAAGGAGCAGCGGCGGTTATGGTCTATTTGAAGACTAATAGTAATGGTGGATCAACGGAAGGGCTGGGAGCTTTGGTTCAATATCAGCTATACTGCTATGCCCTTGCCAAGATGCATGGTTTTGGTTTTCTATTCGATGGGTTCAGAAATCTGCATCATTGGCAGCATACGGGGGTTTCTCAGGAAGTGTTTGGTATGGATTCAACAAAGCTTTTCAACTTCAAGTCTGATCCCGTTGAAGAGAATCTACCATGCACCTACATTAGAGATGTGAGGGATCTCTCGTCCCTCAAGGGGGACCAGATTGCTATTTTGGATTGGTGCGCCTTCGTTTGTATGAATGATGCGGGTTTGCTGACCAGAATAAAGGAAGGCCGCTTTCTTGATCAAGTGAAGGCGGGATTGAATTTTGATAAGTCGGATATGTATTTCGACAGCGGGGTGATCAACATTGCCATCCATATCAGAAGGGTCACATCAACTGCAACAGATAATGCTCCCAACCGAGAAAATTACGACATAAGCAAGAAGGGGTTTTACACAAACCTCATTTCTAGAATCTCTGACGCCCTAAAGGGATGCTCTTCCAAAATTCACATTTATTCTCAAGGGATTCCAAGTGACTATGATTTCTTGATGGCACTATTCCCAAATATTGTTCTTCATGTCGAAGAATATCCTGTGATATCCATGTATCACATGATTCATGCCGATGTATTGGTGTTGGCTAATAGTTCTTTTGGATATGCTGCTCATCTTCTGGGAGACGCAGTTACTCTTGTGCGTTCTAACTTTTATCATCGAACGTACAAGAGCATTTTGGTAGAGTCTTCAGGCGATTTTGATCAGCATCAACTTACTCAACGTTCAGTTGTTGGAAATATTTGAAATCCATGATGTAATCCGCTTGATCGTATTCCGTGGAACAGAGTACTGCTAAGTGATCCTGCCCAGTTTCAAAAATCTGATAGTCCCATATCATCTTATCTACGAACACAGCTTGGTTGGGATAAATGACTTGTTCTTCTGACCACCGGCCATTGTGCAGAACCACGGTAATCTTTCCGCTGAGGCATATTAGAAACTGCTGAGTGTTGTAGTGGGCGTGCCCGCCTCGGGCGGTGCCTTCAGGAACCTGCGTAACGAAGAATACTCGTTTCGGTATAAAAGGTAGATCCTTGAACTCCAGGGGGCTCAGCCTTCCACGTTCGTCATCAAAGGTCTTCAGATTGTAGATATTCAAAAGAAGGTCCCGTTTCGGGTAGCTTTAATGATGGTGAATCGGTCATCGTCTTCAATAGTCAGGGCAATGTCCATTTCTTCTTTAGGATGGCCCCAGCAGCCGTAATTAGGCTGCGGTAGATAGACCCTACCATCTGACAGGAATCCTGCCCACCATCCCATAGTGCTGATGGAAGAGAGTAGAACAGGGGCATTACGGAGGATGTAGAAGTCATTCTCAACACTTGAGTGAATTATTTCAGGCTTGTATTTATCGAAATACTCAAGATAGGGATCATCCGGACAGTCCGTACAGATTATTAAACGAGAAAAGGATAGGCCATTAAGAATGTTTTCGTACCATTCAAAAGGTAGGATATCACTATTGGCCATCAGGGTATTTCCGTCTTTGTATCCAAGTCTTCCCAGATGTTTGATAACACGGTCATTGTAGGTGATATTGTCATCAGGGTGAATAAAAATTCTGTCTTTACCTACGTTATACACGGTTTTTGTGTCTTCTACTGATAGTTGGGTACGGCGGAGGTGTACTACCGCGGTGCTGTCAGGAAGGTTAGGACCTTTGTCTCTGTTGAACCATGATCGAATACGTTGTTTGTGTGGGGCATAGTATTCGTACCGTTGGAACCAGCCATTCAGAACATAGCCTATCTTATTTTTGTGTATCTTTTCTAGGTCCAAAGTTTGGCCTAAAAGAAGGTCCATTGAGGTATCTACTACGAGGCCTTTGATAGTGTCCGTGGTTGCTGGGAAACCATTAATGGCATCTGCCCTTAATTCATATCCCAGATCTTCGGCAAGTAGACGGCCCATGGCATATTGGAATAGTTTGTTACCTAGTCGACCGTTGTAATGAACTCTGATCACAGTGATTCCTTTAAGGTTTTGTATATGAGCTCTTGAACACCCTTTAAGCTAAACTTTTCCTTCACGGAATTGAGTTGTGTAAGTTTATCTTCCGAGTATATGAGTTGGGATTCTATGTACTTGAAATCGCCTGCTTTTTCTTCCGGGATGCGTATGCTGAAGTCTGTGTAGAATAGAGTGTCCTCATAAGGTAATTCTACATCATCCGCTATCAGAACAGGGATACTGTTGATGTGAAAAGTCTCGAAGAATCGATAACTTGATAGTCCTTGTCCTCTGGGACAGAAAACGAATTGGCAGGAGCTCAATTTCTTCAGAAAAGTCATCTCATCATATTTTTTACCGGCTGTTGTATCTTCAACGAGAAATCCTTCTCTATTATTTAGACAGGTGTACAGGGTTGCTCTTAAAGGATTGTTGATCTGCCCTAGAAATCCTCCACGATAGACTTTAGCTTCGTTAATAGGTGCTGTGTTGATATTCCATATTGGAACAACGATATCGTTGGGCAGCCTTTTGCTGGTATTGAACTGAATGACGTAGGCCTGTTTGAACTCCTGAAACCAAGAGTATTTGCTGTAAAAATCAATATCATGGTTCCAGTGAAACAGGATTTTGTTGTTGGGGTATTTCGTTATAAGAGCGTTCACCAGAGGTCGGGCGAGATGGCTCTGTCCTATGAACTCGAGTACTTCTAGATACAGAGAACAGAAGATGATGGTATCTGTGGTAAGGTCTGTGACTTCTTCGAACAGGTCGAAATTCTTGTATATCTGGCGTACACTTCTGCTGTTCTCGCAGAGGATGTCTACCCATTCAAATATATCGGGACGAATCCGTATGTATTCCTGAAAGGTTGGGATGGCTATCAGGTCTATTTTTAGTAGCTCTGATATCTCATCAATGTGGCATATTTTGAACTTGAGGGGAATCATCGAGCGTATCCTGTTATGTACTGCTTTGCTTGCCCTTGAAAGTGTAGGGTATTGAACCGAATAAGTTTATCGCTGGATAGCTGTTTGCAATGGGGGAGACCGTCTATCCATTGAATATTTTTGATGCCCTTATACGGGTCCATTTCATAATACTGATCCGAGGTATTGATGTTGTGATCATAAGTTGACCCGTCTACGATATACATCATCTCTCCGACTTTTCCCGGGCAGATTTTGTAAGCGTAGAATTCAAGCAGGGTCATGTCGCATACCCCGCCTCCGAGTCCATGTTTATTTCGTATGTGATAGTGGGCGGCTACTCGTTCGTAGTCGTAGGATGTTCTGTTTTGATAGAAGGCCATTAGGAAGTCACAGAATCCTTCTAGACCTTTTAGGGTGAAGAAGGAGTTGCTGCCGCAGCATCTGTGACTTAGTGTGAAATCAAATTGGTCAAACTTTTTGAATTCTTGGGAAGCGTCTCCAAAGAATAGTACATCTGAATCAAGATAGAGGCATACAGGAAGGGCTTCTTTTTTCATGAAGTCTAAGAGGGTAAACCATCTGGTAAAGCATAAGAGCTCTGCTGTATGAGGATTCGTGCTCAGGTGCTCGTAGATTTGTTCGAACTTACGAGCTTCTGTGTTATAGTCTTCTATAGGGATAAAGTATTCGTCCGATACCTTGTTGCTTCCTATAACTATGGTCCGGTTTTTGGATCTTGTTTGTTTCACAACCGCCTTGAAATAGTCTTGGTCGCCTCTGTGAATGAAAACAACAGGTATTGCCATTTTTTCCTCAATCTTTTTTACATAGCGCGTAGGAGGCCATTATAGCCTGAGGTGCTCCGTAATTGGCAGGATTAGTGTCTCCGATACCTTCTTTTGTTGAATGATTTATGTGGAAGTCTCCTTCCAGCCAGTGAAATCCGCTTTTTTCGTGGATCCTTCTTAAGGCCAATGGAGAGAAACGGAAGTTATCTTCGGGAGAAGGATGATAGGGAAATAGAAATGGGGTAGAGTTGAAGAAGTATCCGCCAGGCTTTAGAATTTTGAATATGGCATCCGATACTTCATACGGATTATTCACGTGTTCAAAAACAGATACCATAATGATGGTGGAAAATGCTTCCGGATATTTTTCAGGGAGATCTTCTATATAGGGGTCTCCATCCTGAGGATTAAGGGTAGTATAGTTGTGATCAATAAAGGACCAAGGCCGGCTTATTTTCAGATATCTGTCCGATTGGTTGCTATGAGGAACCTTTATGACTCTGGTTCCTTCACTATCGGTGACTGTAATCTCGACGGCCTTTTTTGCCGAAATTTCATAATCGGCAATGGTGGGATTATTGAGTCCTCCAGCATCCAATAGTGGAGACTTGAAGCTGTATTTGCCGTGTAAGGACATAACCAAATCAAGATCTTTTTTAAACATGATCACCTGTAGAATAGATGGTCTTCGTGCTTCTGATATTGGGAATTGAATCCATAGGATTTGAGGATATCTTCACATCGCTCGACGTCTTTAAGCGTTATGCTTTTGAAACAGAAGTCATGAAACTCTATGGTGATCTGTTTGACTTTTGACCACTGCTGAGTCTTTTCTATGATTTCTATCTCCGCTCCCTCACAATCCATCTTTATCAGGTCTACCGTTTGATATTTATCCAGGATGGAATCTAAGCTTACAACGTCTACGTCAAAGATTGTGTTCCCGGGGTCTTTACCATATTCCCGGGATCCGGGAAGTAGGCTGTTCCCGCCATTGATTGGTCCTACTCGGTAGAAGGATCGTCTACCAGAGATGCCAGCGACAGCTTTATTTATCAGTGTGAACTTGGGGTCGTTGATCATCTGACGGATATGGCTACAGCCATCTTGATCCGGTTCAAAGCACTCTACATAGCACTTGAACCTTTCCAGGACTTCTCGGGAGAAGTCACCGTGGTTCCCGCCTATGTCGAGAACTATGCTGTCGGACGTGATAGCCGACTCGTTAAAAGTATGTCCATTCACAGCCATATGAGATATGTTTTTCCTGCTTGGCGGACATTGTATCCTTTGAGCATTGCAAAGAATTTGTTTTGGTTATGCCAAAATTGGTAGGTGTATATTTCATCGTAGGCCTTGTAGACGTCGTAATTGCTATCGCCACTATGCACGTCTATGCGGTTTAAGATGATCACCTTAGGCTTTAGGGACATCAAATAGGCAATGGCTTCATCTGCATTGTTCATGATTGCGAACAACGCATCGATGTTAATAATATCAAAGCCCTCTATATCTGCCTGTTGTAGTTTCCAGAAGTCCTTTTCATAAAATCTCTCACATCCCCAATAGTTCTTTGCCAGTGCGATGGCACGTGAAGAGTAGTCATATCCGGAGTACTCTATGGTAGGGAATACCCTTCGACAGAGCTCAAAGTAGGCTCCACACCCACATCCTATATCGAGCATCTTTTTGATATTGGGCATTAGTCGACAGGCAGCAGACATGAGTTCGATGAAGGTCTTCCAGTGGGAAGGATACTCATTGGTTTTGAAATATTCAAGATTGAGATCAAGCTGCTTATCGAAGACATGCTGTCCATTTTTCCAAGAATCTGCATGGCTCATGGAGGTCCCTCACGTTCTTTATGACGGTCTGAACATCTTCGTCTGTCAGAGCTTCGTGAAAAGGTATTGATACGGTCGTTTGAGATGTGAAATCCGCCTGCGGACAATAGAATCTGTTATCCGGGTTGTACACAGGCATTCTATGAGTGGCTTCATAATGCCGGCCACATGTGATGCCTCTGTTCTTCATTTCTTCTATGAATTTTTCGTTGTTTTTAGTCTGTATCCGATAGAGATGATCACTTATGTTTTTGTATCCTAAAGCGTCGTTATAGGCATCACGAATTTCTTTGAGTCTAATCTTCTTGGCATCAAGCTTCTCTAGATTCCTAAGGGCTATCCATGCCTGAATGGAGTTCATATACATCTTCCATCCAGGGAATAGAGGGGATCGATTCCAGCTGTTCTCGGAACAACTTGTGCCGTTTATCGTGGCTTTCCTTATCCAGTTGATCATATCCCCATTATTTGATACGACCATCCCTCCATCACAGCTGCCAACAGGCTTGGTAGGATAGAAACTGAAAATCATCAAGTCATCGTCATTCGCATCTTGAATGTATTGATTGCGGTCTACCCGTTGTGCAGAATCGATAATTCTTTCGTTCTGATCTTCATACAGAATGTAACTGTAGCCTACCCATTCGACGTTATCGGTCAGTTTAACGAAACATCCAGCATGGTGAGCAGCATTGATGACGACGGGAGGGATAATGCTGGGTATGGAAATGATGCTTGCCTGTTCCAGTTTCAGACTTAGGAATATGGCATTGGTGGCACTGTTGATCGAGCATCCGTATTTGGCTCCAACATACTCACAGAAACGCTGTTCGAATTCCTTAACGACCTTATCGTGTAAGAGATTATTAAACTCTGACGTATCGATTGTGTAGTTGGGTATGTTGAACAATTGGATCATTTGAGTTGCTCGTTGAAATAGACTTGTAGTTTCTCAAGATCCCTTTGAATAGACTCTGGATGGTGACCTACAAACTCTTTGGTAAATGTAGGAGTCCTGAACTCTGGTTTATATTCATGAACGCCCTGAAATCGCTGTTCTATGGCATATCGGGTTCCGGAGTCCCCTAATACCCAAGGTAAATAAACCTGCTCATAGTAGTTATCAATACATTTGCTGCCCTGTAGAGCATTTTTGTAGTAATGAATCTTGTTCTTGACCTGTTTTGGGAAGAGATAGGAATAGTGCATCATCCTGACCCCATGTTTTTCCCAAAGGGTATCGCTATCAAGATGGTTGTTGGGCAAGGTCTTTACGTCATCAGGATGTATGATGGTTGGAGGACGATGGGTCTTCCAAGTGGACCCTGGATAGACCTTGAAGATGCGTAGGAATTGATCGCAGGCCTCTTCAAAGCCGCCTATGTGTCTCTCGAACCCCCCATAGAAGCTGCAGCTCTTGAGCCCTACTGAGGTATACTGGTAATCAGTCAGGAGTTGAATGATTTTTTCAATGTCTTCTGCTCTGAATAATTCGTCAGAATCAACGTTCCATATGTAGTCCATATCCTGTCTAAGAAAACGCATGTAGGCCCGGCACTGGTCATCCTTCTCCGTGTACTGTCCGTGAGTAATAGTGATTTTGTTATCGGGATCCGGGAATGAATGAAGAATATCATTGGTCCCATCGGTTGATGTTGTACGACCTTCTTGTTGCCAGAAACGGACAGGACCTTCGGCAATTAGTATCTGGGATGCATAGGGGTAAATGCATTCAAGGCATTGCTTGAGGATGTATTCACCTTCAAAGACTATCATGCCTACGGCAATCTTGAGTGGCTTGATGTGCTTGCCGTTGACCATCCAAGTCTCATGGATGGTCTTGAGCTCCAGGTAGTAGTTTTGATACAGTTTCTGAACTTGAGGTATGTTGAAGACCGTGAAGTTCAATGTATGATCTGCATACTGCCCTGATGTGAAGTTGACGGTATTGGTGGAAAGGTCATAGGACATTCTTGAGAAGTGATTGAATACAAGAGATTGCTTCTTACCATTCCAGGTTATGCAATGATCTTGATCGTAGGTGCTCCAGTCATAGAGTCTATAGTTCCAAGGGGCTCCGTGACCAAAGGTCTCGTCCATGACACAGATGTTATCTATCCCATATCTCGGTATGAATCCTTCAAGGTACTTCTGATCTCCACATCCATAGTACTCAGGATGTTTTTTAAGCAGTACCGCATCTTTCCACCAGTACAGACACTCACGGCCTATTTTGCTGCCTCTGAAGTAGATGACACCCACGTTGTAGGCTCCATCCCGGTCACCTACGGCATTGTGGCGGTGGGCTACGATACCTACGTCTTTGGGTCCTATCTCCTTGTAGAGGATGTCTATGTCAGCGTAGAACAGTATGTCTGAATCAATGTAGCAGACATGTTCCAGATCTTCTTTGCTTAATAGCCAATCACAAAAGTACGAGGCAAGAGTCCAGCAGTATTCGTTATAGGGACGGTTTGCTCGGGCCGTTCCGAGTTCTTCATTCTGTCGTTCAATGGTTTGAAGACTGATGGGTAGGATATTTGGTAGACGTAGTCTTATGAGTTTTTTATAGGAAGTCTCGTCCAAGCATAGATAATAGAGCTTGAAGGACTCTGTGGAAGTACTGACCAAAGACTTATACAGGGCCAAGCCTTTTGGCAGATAATTCCAGTCAGAAAGGGTACAGAGGTTTTTCACGGGATGGCCTTTAAGATTTGGATGTATTTCTCAATGTCTTTGATGTTTTCTGGTGATTCCCAAAGAGCCTGATCTGCCTGTTTGTGATGATTCATGGCTCGGTAGACATCATCGGTACGTTCCGGGAAGCGCTCAGGATGCATGTGTTCAGTGACAATATCTTCTCGATATCGAAATTTACCTGAATGTCGGAATACTCGATCAAGGAAGGTATCCATGAACCATCGTCTGAACTTCATGGGTAAATAGAATCCAAAGGCATCGTGTACAATTTTGTGTGTGAAGTACAAGGTTGCTTGGGATCCGTGCTGATAACAGTCATTGCAGCAGACTAGAAGTCGTTTGTCCGCCGCGAACTCTTTTCGGACTTCTTCATCCCATCCTGGGGTACGAAAAATAACATCATCACCAAAGTATCCGAGTATGGGAAATTTAGCTCGGGGATAGATCTGATTCCAAAGGAAGGATAGGTGTACTCCATCAGGATGTCGGTCAATGATTTCTGCCCGGACACTTATCTTTACTCTTCCCTTGAGTTCTTCAATCTTGGTCTTACTGACGATATCGTCCGCATGTATTCCATAGAGGATCTCTATCTGATCGTGCACTTTGGCCGTTTGTTCAACGGACATTGTGAAATCTTCTAGATTCTTAGGTCTGTTCAGGGTTGGAATGAGTAGGGATATGCCTTCCATAGGTATCTCCGGTTCTGATAAGGTGCCTTTTCGTACTACCAGTTCAAAAGACCATTCGTTATAGGGATGCAGGTTAAACTTGTCGTGATGAACGAGACTCATGCCTCCGATCGACTGGAAAATACTCCATAGGTCTTCCCATCCGAAATGGTGAATGTGTCTTTTATTACACTGAGGATGGCCAAGAGGATAATAAACGTCTTTGTCGGCCTGATAGAGGACTAGATTGCCGCCCGGTTTCAGGACTCGGATCCATTCTCTGAGAGTGGCTTCGGTATTTTGAAGCTCTTCGAGAAGATGACTTGAGAACACGAAATCGAAATAGTCATCGGGATAGTTTTTCAGGATTCTGGCATCCTCGTGCATATCAGCATAGGGGCTATACAGGTCGATGCCAATGGCATCGGGCTTGATCTTGGTCACGCCCATACCCAGGTCGAGTCCTTGACCCCTGCAATACTTCAATAGGCGATGTCTGCAATTATCGACTTCCCCTTTTGGGGGTTTTTCTTGATCCGCCATTTTTTAGTCCCGATAGAAAGGAGGAATTGACACCCAGTCTTTCATTCCGACGGTGACTTCTCCATCCACGTCGACAAGCATGCCTGGTACGATTCTTATGAGGAGATTGAATCGGTCACAGATACGTTTGATGAAATGAAAGTCGTGTTCAGGCTCTTCACGCCAAGGCTCGATAAGGGCCCATTCTCGCTTCACGATGAAGCAGGGTGTTCCTACGTGACAGATCATAGGGAAGGTCGGTAATCCTACCTCTGGGATGAGTTTGATATGTCTGGGGTTGCCACCATTGATACGGTGCTCTGAAGCAGACATCTGGACGACATTGATGATGTTGTCCCGACAACCCGTGACAAGAATTTCGGCGTACACATCTTTATACCTATCGTCGTCATCGCAGAATACTACATATTCACCGCGGGCCAGAGATAATCCGTGGTTTCTTGGCTTAGTACCCGGGGCGATACTGGTATTGCCCATGTCTTTAGGGATAGACACGAACTTGATGTCATAGTCGTTCTCATGGTCTTTCATGAAGGCCTGGACATCAGGTGGGACTTTTCCGTCGTGCACTATGATGTGTTCGAAGTCTTTGAAGGTCTGATTTTTGAAGTCCCGTAAAAGCTGGGTCAGGTTTTTGACACCACGGCATGTGGGCGTAATTACTGAAAGCTTCATTTTTGGGCGACCTGTATTGTCTCGGGATGTTGTTTCACATACTCGTACAATTGCTTAAATTTGTCCTTGGAACACACCAGATCAATGGATTTATCCGCTGTAGAAAAGGTAAAACGGACAAGAGTCCCGTCTTTTATGAGTCCCTCTACGTAGGTATCCAGCCCGCGTCTTATGAGCTCCGACATGGAAATGCCGAGCTCTTCGGATAGGTCAGATAAAACTGCTTCCTGCCTATCAGACAAACAAATAAGGCGTTTTTTCTGATATCTTTTGGACATGTTATTAATATATACTAGATATTAGTAGATTATTAAAATCTGGGGTGTCCGATAATCTCCTAATACTATTTTCATTGTTTTGGGACCGTTTTGTGCAAAATCACATCCCATATCAAATAGGAGGCGGGTTATGGTAGAGGAGATGACTTTCGTGCATGGAACAATGCAAGAGTACGTGTCTAAGATTTCGTTCTCATTGAATTTTGAGGACAAGAGTCCCTCGGTCAAGATTTTTAAGGATGATATCGTCAAATATGACGGGGAGTTTGCGGTTTATTTAGATAAGAAGGGTAAAGAGTACAAGGGAAAGACTTTCAGTCTGAAGGCCGCTATAAATAATGGATGGTTGGAGAAAAAGGGAAGTAATGGGGATCCTATTTCCGAGCCTACAATACTCGATATCATTCAGCAGCAGAGTGCTAAAGTTAAGGAAACTACATATGACCCATTCCTTGGCGGCAATTTCGATGAGTATGTGGGAAAGATGAATGATGCCCAGCCGGCGAAGTCTGAAAGGAAGACTTCCGGAGTTATTAAGGAAGAAGATCGTACGGTTAGAAAGTTTGGTGGAGAAAAGCTTGAAATAGCTCCGGATCAGGCAGAGGTTAGATCGATAATGGTCAATAGTTCAACGGCGGTTGCTCCGAAGGCCAGAGTACATTCCTCAGATGTACGCCAGTCAGAGGACTACGGTGCATCACATACAATGAATATCAGCACGAAAAAGAAGAAGGTTTCTGTTCCCAGGAAGTCTTTCACAGTTGATGCTTTTACTTCAGCAATTCCTGAGGATGTAACTCTGGCAGAGGTGAAAAGGGCACAGAAGGTTATAAGCTCGGAAGAGTCCCAAGATGCTGTTGTGGTGAAGAAGATGGTGAGGGGATCCATGAAGGTTGAGAGTCCTGAAGGTATCTCCGTTACAACGAAAAGTACTGATTCAGCGAATGTTGATATCAACACTAAAGCCTCGGTATCATCAGGGGGAAGTTCTGTAGCAGACCTTTCTGGTGATCAGGGTGCCATAGTCGTGAAGAAGATTGGTCAGGCAGGGTCCGTTAGTGAGTCTATAGAGGACCAAGGCGTGGTAGTCGTTAAGAAGATTGGGGAAAAGTTGCCTGAGACCAAGCCTGAGGAAGTTAAACCTGAGGAAGTTAAGCCTCAGGAGTCCGTATCTTCAGATAGTTATCTGAAGATGTTGCCTGATGACTGGGCGGATATGCATTGGGTGAAGAAAGAGAAGTTCATAAAATCTCTTACGGATAAAGGTTTCTTGCAATTCATCATGAGAGTAGACACGATCAAAGCCGTGCAGAGTGCCTGTAAGGCGAGGATAGATGAGCTCAATAAACAAACAGCAAATTAAGCGTATTGTCGAGTCCTATGTCGTCGACTTCGACATGCATAACCTGTTTCCTTCCAACACTCTTACTGAGGAATGGGAGGAAGCAGGTTCAGGTATCTGGGATGCTCCTGAGAGAACCCTTCGTGAGAAACATTACGGGCCTCAGCCTTTGATGCTTCGTCCTGATTATAGCGGAGACTTTTTGGAAAAGCTGAAGCAACAAAAGCAAGCGGCGAGTTCTGAGAATCTCTTGGATTTTTCGATGCCTTCTGAGATGCTCAAGCATCAGGAAGAGCCTTATCCCAGAGACATGGCGGATGATTTTTATGAGACGAATAGGCCTGGAGAAGGCGCAGGCATGGACATTCTCAGGGACTACTATGATCGTAGTTGGGATACTTTTGATGCTCCTGAGATGTCTGAGGACAAGATAGACCGCATGCAGTTCCCTTATAAAGTCTTGATACCCGAGACTGGCAAATCCCCTTTTCGTTCTTCAAAAAGAGTTATTAGGGCCTGGCTTCAGGATGTGTGTGATCCTGATGATTTGAGCCCATCCCGAGTAGTGGCCTCATATCTCATGCAAGAGTATCCGGAAGAATTGATTCTGGATGATAATATGAGAGTAGCCATGACCCTGGATGACTTAAATAAAGCCAAGATTTATTCGAAGGAAAAAGGATATCAGAATTATAAGAAGGGTGTGATGGTTGTTCCAGGCCGCGGATCTAACCCATCTATAGGGAAATGGGTATTTAGAACTACTTCTGGTGGTCCTGCCTATACAACCATTTTTCAGTTTATTCCTGAAGGGTCGGTCCGTGATGCTGGACGCCTGCATGTTAGAGTAAGCTGTAGTTGCCCGTCATGGCTCTTCTGGGGTCCTCAGTACAATGCAGTCATGAAGTCCTATGTTTATGGTCCTATCCAGCCTAAGTTTGCCCCTCCTAAAGTGAGAGATCCTGCTGGTAGATGTCTTGTATGTAAGCATGTTATGGCATGCATCCCGATCGTGAAGGGCTACAAACTTCCTACGATACCTCGTGAGATACGGGATAAAATTATCAAGACACCTAAGATAAGGGTCAAGAAAGAAATTCCTGAAGAAAAAGTTAAGATACCACCAGAGCTCAAGGGAATTGCACGGCGACCTAACATTAAAGAAATAGAATCTGAGTGGGATACGACAAGTGACCGTCTACGTAAGAGTTTAATTCAGAAGCTCAAGGACCCTAGCGAAGTATCCTATTTTGGGCATCGTTTCCCTGCGACTGCTACAGGATACGTGGCCGAGAAGCTCGTAGAGATGTCAAAGAATAAAGCTCTGTCTCCTTCAATCAGGAAGAAAGCTCAGGAGCTCATAGCAGACCTTCCCGAGGCCCCTAAGGAAGATATACCCAAAGAAGTAGTGATACCTGCAGAGCTCAAGAAATGGGACCGTAGTCTTGTCGCTACCGGTCTTGCCAAGACGCTACCAGGCATGGCGGATATAGAGAAGCGTAAAGCCCTCATGTCCAAAAATGACCCCGACCTCCTGGCCTATCTCGCTCATAAGCTTCATGATAACCCTGTGGTCGTTGAGACCATCATAGAACGGCTCAAGGACCTATCAAAGATAAAGAAGTACCAGGGGAAGCCTGAGGAACGACTTAAGGACATAGGACCTAAAACGGCGGCAGAAGAAGATATGCCTGACAATGTAGCGGAAAGGGCGGAATATTGGTTGCGCAGGATCATTTAACGGTATTCGACATACTGAATGTTGGAAATGTTGCTTCCGCAGTATATCCCGGAATAGGAACTCTTACCGACATTGTTAATTTTGGCTTTGCCTATGTCGAGTCCCAGGACAGTTATGTAACTCATATAGTGGCCCATCCAAAATTGATGCACAGAGTGCTATCAGAGGTAAAAGATACAATACTGGATCCGAACGGGTCGTCTTTGGGAAAGTTAGGCACCGCGGATCTTATGACTAGTAGAAGGATGCACGAAAATACGATCGTTTTTTCAAATATGGACATGGGTATTGTGCTGTCCCTCAAAATAAAATCAGATCAGATTGAATAGGAGTTCTCCAAAATGGCTACGTATGACTATCGGTGCTCAAAGTGTCTGAAGACGGAAGAGTTTGTGCATGGCATGCTTGAGACCCCGGAAATAAGATGTCCGTCTTGTGATATCAAGATGGAAAAGATCATAGGCACTGCACAATTCAGGATACACGGTGGGACGGAAGCATCCCATTGGAAAGAGAAACGGTCTCGTCTGCAACACAGCGATGTTTTGGCTAAGCGTCAAAAAGAGCGGTATGGGGATCAGATGAAAGCTGCACCCAATGTTATGGGTCATCGGACGGATACATGGGCGGATGCTCAGAAATTGGCCAAGGAATGCAGTATTCCTACCGATAGCTATGTGCCTTGGGTAGCAAAAGAAAAATCTCCCATGAAAGTCGGTTTATACACCGGAAAGGACAGTGCGACATGATTACCTTTGTTGAAGCCCTTTATAAGGCAAATGATAACTTGAAGCTCGGATGGAATCCCGAGCCAGGTCGTGTCGCTGCAAGCTATCGGCTATATGTAGGTCTCGTACCTGCCGCAGCATCCCTCACAACACTCATAAGCACGGTTTCTTCCCAAGCTAGTCAGTTACCTGGGGAACGCGGAAAAGTAACCGTAGATGTACCCATCACATTGATCAGATCCACTCTCAGTCTTCCAGTTACAGTGGACTTTTCAAATGTGCTGCTGTATTGGGCAATCACCTACCTGGACTTCGCAGGGGCGGAAAGTGCTAAATCAACGGTAGTAGAGATACCGCCAGTAGGGATTACTACGCGGTATATGAAGGATGACCCTACCATCAACAGACATATGTGGGGATTTAGTGATGGAAATTATCGATGGGTGAAGGCGGCCGCTTCTTCGAATGGTGGTCTTATAACTGCAGTTTCTGATTATTATTTGCCCAATACCGTAACTGAGTATACGTACGATGGTACAAACTTGGCTACAACAAAGACGTATCTGAGTGACAAAACTACGGCCGGATCCCCCGCAAAGTTGGTGTCCTATACCTATTCCGGGAGTACTGTTACCAGAGTAGCTATTACGGACTCAACAGTTTAGTACCCTGGAATACCTGGTGATCGAAACCTTAATAATCTCCTAATAAGGGTAAAAGTGGTATCAAAAGTGCCATTTAAGAACACCCATCAATAAGGAGGATTTATGGCATACGGGACCACGATTGTGAAATACGACGGTACAAACCGTGGAACGGTGTATCTTCGTGATGTTGGTCAGAGGACAGGTCTTGGTGGCGGCAGAAGTATCTACAACCTGTACCACGCTGATGGAACTACTCGTGGGCAGGACAGGTATCTTGCTCATGGTACGGATTGTACCTTCCTCAGCACCAGTGATGTGATGATGAGCAGGATGTACGGGGTCATCAAGAACTATGAGAACCTCGGATCCTTCACCGTCTCCAATACTGTAGACTCTTAAGTCTTTTGCAAGGCTTGAATAAGAGCCCTTGTAGGCCGTCTCCTCACCAGGGGGCGGCCTTTTATTTTTTGACGATAATCTTCTAATAATAGTAGTCACTTAGTCTTTAGATACAAATACCGATAGAAAGGGATAGCATGGAAGCAGAAGGCATCGTTACCAGTGATCTTTATGACGGGGAATCCGGATATCAGACCTGTGACTTATATTTAGCGGCATTTTTTCTTTCCACAGGCTGTAAGATGGTAAAGTCCATACGGGATTCCAAGACCCGTAGGGTGTATTTTATATTTGAAAAGAACACACTGATGCAAGAACTCAAGGTGAAGTACTTCTCAAGGGAAGCAAAAGTAGATTCGCTGACATATGCGGATACCATCAAGTCCCTGAAAAGTCTTTGCCATAATTTGATGAATGGACCTATCAAGTGAATGGAGTTTTTAAATGGACGCGACCAGTAACACATACCTCGGTATGAAAGACGTCATATCCCCGACAGGTGGTCAGTATTTCGTCCGCTATGGATGGATATTGGATGCCACAACACTCATGCCTATCGGAGTGACCGCAGACTACTCATCAAGTTCATGGGACACCTGAAAATGAAAACCATTGATTTTGTTCGTCAGTTCCACGCAAAACAGACCTTTACGATAAAGGACAACTTCGAGTTCGTGGAATTCGATGACCTGTCCCACGAAGAAATATCCCCCGATAGCCCAATCCCCGATCAAGTCGAGATATGGGCCGGCGTGAAAGTCTATTTTGAAGGCGTGGAACCCGAAAGCTATAAAGCCCTCAATCTGCTCATTGGAGATTGGGTGGAAGATCACGAAGAGAAACTTAATGCAGTCATGGTCGATGAACTGCATAAACATTTCCAGGAAAAATACCCAGCCAGTGACCATAGCGAAATCGGAGAAGACTCGGTGATATGGACCGACCAACTCGATTACATGCCCAGAATAGACCCCAAAGACAAGTCCATGGTCATTGAACTTGAACTGGTGCTGGATACAGAACCCATGCCGGAGTAATACATGGCCCTGATAAAATCCACCGCAACACGAAATGCCGATTGCAACCTAATGGTCGATCGTATCGATCTCGGTAGTGCTACACCATACGGCCGACTTGCGACCTATACATCCGATGGAACTACCCTGAGTCTGCAGAGGCTTTCTAATCCGGCATTCACGGACGCAGCAGATGGTACCGCCTATATCGGCGTTACCTACGGTAAAGTCATCTACGACTCTACAGCGTTCGTCGATGGTACCATTGCATCCTTCGGGTTCTTGAATAGGGATGCTACTTTTGTTTGGGGAGGAAGCGTCACCCTTCCTGGTGTAGGCGGAGATATGGAGCTGAGCTCCTTGAGTGTGACGGCTAACGATACGACCGTGTCCATTTCATCAGGCTACTATGTGGTGCCCTAACAATGGCCCTGATTACAGGTACTCTGAATGTCGTTGATGCCCCACAACAAGCCCATCTGGTCGGAGGCGATCTAAGAACAGGGTCCTTCCACGTTATTGATTATCCCCATCAGGCCTCGTTCTCAGGCATCCTGTTAGCCGATAGTACCTACATCCCCCAAGATGCCACGTTCATTCAGGGAAGCCTTACAGATAGCCTATCAGTAACCTTCTGGGATAGTACCTACATGGGTGGGACACTTACTGATGGTACCTATTCGGATGGTACTTATCTGACACGGACCTATAATCCCGTATGGTTGAACTATAGCATATGGTATCTTCAACGACCGGATGGAACGGCTTCTCCAGTAGGGTTTACGTTACGTACGGCCGCGAATCCTGCTGTCGGACAGTTCTATGCCAATATATGTGCTCCTGATGATCCGGGGGCCTATGAAATACGCTGGAGGTATCAAAAAGAATCCGCTACTCTTGCACATGAAATAATATCACCATTCAGAGTCACTTCATGGGGGATCGGGTCCGATGCAACATACGGATAAACTCAACGCAATCGCGGAAGCTCTTGAGAAGACGGATCCTGTCGCGGCGGAACAGGTAGACATCCTCAACAACAGGCTGTCCGCCGAGATAGTCAGACACACAGATCCTGATATCAAGAAAGTCATAAGTAATAGGCTGTCCCGTAAGATTGTCCGACGCATGATAGGGGATGATATCCTAAAAGGACTCGACCAGAATCTGCTGTCGGTATTCCAGAAATATCTGGACATCGTCGACAAGGATTGGAATTACATCACCCCCACAGAGCTCTACGATAAGATCAAGTCCGTATCTACGGAATTCTTCATCCTGGACATCCGTAGGAAAGAGGACTATGACGCAGGACATATTCCTGGGGCCAAAAATATCTTCTGGCTGGACATTCTGAAGTCTGAGAATATCGCACAATTACCAAAAGACAAGAAGATACTGATTTACTGTTATGTGGGACACACTTCCAGTCAGTTGCTTGTTATCCTGAAGTTACTAGGGTACGATGTGGTGGCTTTAAAGTTCGGTATGGGCAAGTCACCCGTGAAAGGTGTGCCTGTGTCCGGATGGTTGAATTACGGATATCCTATTGAAAGGACGGCCCCGAATGATTCCTATAGCAGACCTTCCTCGTGATTTGAGTGACACAGTTCTCGCAGCTGCTCCCCTATCAGAAACTGAAAAGAAGCTGCAGGATCTGCTGTCCAATAAATCCGCGGCAATAGTGCTTGCAGCCGGCAAAGAGTTCCTGGCAAAGGCTTCAAAGATTACTCAGGAAAAATTAGTAGATGTCATGAGGGATGAGTTCTACAGAACCGTAGGAGATCTTCACACAGAATGGTCCGATAATGATCTCAAAGAAGTATCTCATGCCATCAAGGATACCCTTCTTGGTGAGGATTATCGGGCATTTCTGAATAAGCTGAAGACGGAACTTACAGCCCTGGATAAAGATTCTGAGGTAAAGAAGTTGTTTGATCAGATAAAGGAAGAGGAAAAGTCATGACCTCCGCCCAAAGAATTGTCCAGGCTTTCCTGAATGACGGTGACACCCGTATCGCGTCCAAATCCGAACAAGAAGTGGAACGGTTCCTGAAAGCACTGCTGCCCGGTACCAAATGGGAAGGGAAGGTCAAGGCAGTTGGAGGCTACGTCAGAGATCAGTATCTCAGCGAACTTATGAATGATCCCTCCATAGAGGCCAAGGATCTCGATATCGTCGTGGGTGAAAAGAACGGGTCCCGTGATCTTACCCAGTACATTTATGATGTGTTCAACAAAAAGTCTTTGTGGGATAAGTTCCAGACACTTATTAAGCTGGAGAATCCTCAGGAAAGCCCCGTCACACATCCGCATCAGATGGGTGCGGATTACCCAATATGGCAGATAACATTCAAACAGGATATCAAGTATAAAGGTCAGGTCTATAAGACCGATGGGGCCGTTATTGAGTTCGCGGACGCAATGACGGAATCTTATCCTGATCCGGAATCGCGTCAGAGAAAAACTGAACCAGGAACGATAGATGAAGACGTTGAACGTCGAGACTTTACAGTCAATATGCTCCTCAAAGATCTTACGACCGGGGAAGTAGAAGATCTGACCGGCACAAGTAAAGAAGACATTAAGAACGGGATCCTTCGTGGTCATCCAAATGTACCCTTAGACACGATGTTCACTAACGATCCTTTACGGATGCTGCGATTAATAAGATTCGAGGCCAAGTACGGGTGGAAGGTTCCTCTGTCTGTGATTAAGGCTGTACGAAGAAATGCTCATCGTATAGAGATCGTGTCCGCGGAACGCATTCGTGGAGAACTTGATAAAATATCGAAAATCGGAAAACTTAAGAGGGCCATCCGTCTTATGGATACTACAGGCCTTCTGCATTACATCATGCCCGAGGTAGAGGCCCTTAAAAAGGTCCAACAGCCTGAGAAGTTCCATGCGGAAGGGGATGTCTATAAACATACCCTGGAAGTGCTGCATAATGCCAAACCAGGCATTGAGAATCAGATGGCAGCCTTGTTACACGATATTGGTAAGCCTAGCACACAAACTATCCTTGAGGATGAGATTCATTTCTATGAACACGATAATGCCGGCGCTGAGATTGCTAAGGCCATCCTGACCCGACTGAAGTTTGATAATGACACCCGGGATAAGATAGTCCGTATGGTGAAGAACCATATGCGTCCTCATCATCTTACCAAGGCCGGAGAACCTGGTCTCAGAAAGTTTATTCGAGAACTAGGCGATGAAATGGTAGACGCCGTCTTAAGCCTGGCACAGGCCGATGAACTTGGTGCATTACCAAACCGAAAACTGATACCAGACCTCGTAAAGAGGATAGAAGAAGTCAGAAAGAAACCTCTGAAGGTTACTAGGGAACCAGTATTGGATGGGCATGAGATCATGCAGTTGCTGTCTTTAAGCCCAGGTCCTGAGGTCAAAAGGGTTAAGCAGTTCTTGTTGGATAAACAGGATGAGTATGCCACGGAAAGTAAGGAGCTGACTCCAGAGGAAGCTCGAAAGTTGATTATCCAGGAGTTCAAAAAATGATTAGAACAGCTTCCCAACAACTCCGTGTCGCTGCAGTTATCCTTGTTGCGAGGAATCTTTACGAGCATTCTAAGGATGAACTGACCAGAGCAGGAGTCTTTGATAAGGACGCGGACTATGGTGGACTCTTGGGTACAGCAGTGATGGAATTGATAGAGACTTTTAGGAAGCAAGGACACTCAGGAATGTCTGCCCAACTGACTCTGGATCTGTTCAATAGGTGTGCCCAGTATGGGAACCTTACCCCCATCACAAGTAGTGCTGATGAGTGGGATGATGTGTCTGAGATGTCGGGGTATCCTCACTGGCAGAACAAACGGAACTCAAAATACTTCTCAAAAGATGGCGGTAAGTCCTGGTACTCGGTATGACAACAATAACACGATTCTTTTTTAATACGGATGAAGAATACAGAAAGGCCTGTGATACGCTTGATAAGGCCATTAAGAATATTCAGACCGAGCATTTTGACCATGGGAAGAATGCTGAGAATAAAGAACTGTGGGTTATAGATCCGAAAAAGGCCGAGATCATAGAAGGCCTGTTTAAGCAGAACGGAATAACTCAGTACGATAAGAAAATAGACGAGACCAGTTGGATAGGACCTAAGGTTGCTGTAGCGGATGTGTTAAGAGATATTCAACAAGGAATTTTAAATGATACACAGTGTAGGTGAGAAGACTATCGTTCAGGATTGGTATCTGAAGCTTGCCGAAGATGGCAGTAAGGCCGGGAATAAACTGTACAGGGATGTGAATAAAGCTATTGATGGATTTAAGAAAGCTATTTCCGATGTTGATAAGCTCAATGATATAGTTGTAGGCCTTATAGAGGATGTCGTTGAGTTGGCAAAAGAAAAGTTTGAAGAAGGCAAGGATTATTATGGTGATGACTACATAACTCAGACGTTCCCAAGAGACATACGCGAGAAGTTGGATGGTGCGGACCTTTTAGAAACGGAAGGTCTCCTTAGAAAATTGAAGGATTTTTACACGAAGAAAAAGAGTGAACTGCAAGAAGATGTCCGATTACGTAAAACTTCTGCCGAGAAAAAAACGGTTGGCATCAATGACTTCGTGAAAAGACAGACGAAGCCGGACTTTGCGGGTACCAAAGTCACCATGGCTCAGCTGGAGGATCTCAGGAAAAAAGCTGAACAGGGCGTGAATTCTGGCAAAGACCGGAAAGGCTATGCGGATTTTGTGCGTATCGTGTCCGTGAATGAACCCGATATTTTGTGCAACATAGCCAAGATTACTCCCCAGAATAAGGAGTTACTGAAGACTGAGATGACTAAACGTCGGGAAGGGGAAGAGGAATACGAGCACCGGTTCTTTGAGTCAAAGGATGTTAAAGGTATCCCTTCCCATCATGTAGACATGATTTTGTATACCAAAGAGCAGCTCGATAAGGAAGGTGAGAAGAATACCGGGTCTGATTTTGACATCATATCTATCAATGCTGAGATCTCTGATAAAGGCGCTCCGATAGCACCTGTTACCATGAGAAGGAATATCAAAGGGCCTGCTTCAGGTGGATCCGGTCACCAGCATACGGAAGAAGAGATTGGTGAGTCAGAGAAGTTTTGGGAACAACACGCACTCATAAAGTAGGCTGAGACCTTCATGAACTAGAAAAAGCTGGCCAAGAAAAGGAATAACATATGGCGGTAGCATTCAAACGCGGCTCAACAACAGGTCCCAATGACCTCCAAATCACCGTACGTGATTCCGGCGGTCTCCTCATAGACCCATTCCGCCTGGAATACGCTGTCTATGATGCTACTACAGGCGTGGAAATCCTTATGGGATCCCCAGTCAATACCCCAGTCCATATCTCCCTGGGCAAGTATTACGCCGAAGTCGTAATAGCAGCCGATGGTAATATCGGTGACTGGCGCATACGCTGGACCATCCAGGAAATGGCCGCGGACCCCGTCTATCAGTCCGTCCAGGAGTTCAATGTAGTTGGCGATGCTACGATCGTCAGCTTCACGGGAGATGTGAACCTTGATAAGCTGCTATATAGTTTACGAATAATGCTAAGGGACAATAATCCCGACAGGAATTATCACTTTCGTCAACCTGAGTCTTCTAAATTTGTACAAGGTCAGACTCAGGTATTCGGATTCATTTGGGAAGATGAGGAGCTGCTCGAGTACCTGTACATGGCCGTGGATGATTTCAATTCCCGGCCCCCTACAACAGGCATTGATTTTACGGCACTATGGGGGAGTGAGAGACGATGGAGAACCACAGTCATTATCAGGGCCGCGGCATTTGCCTGTTTTGCAATTGCTATGAACTGGATCGCCGATGAGTTTAGTCTAGATGGAAATGAAATGTTTACTGTGAAGGATGAACACGGGGAAGAGTTCTCCGTTACAGTACGAGAACTATTCAACATGATGTATGGGGATAAGCTAGAAGAGATTACCCGACAGGCCAAAAAAGATGCTATTGAATCGATACAGGAGTTAAAAAATGAGAATCTCAAAGAGGCAGTTCTGTAAGAAATACAATATAGAACCACAGCTTATTGATGCTCTGTGTGCGGAAGGTGCTCTTGAATTTAAGGTTGAGTCTCGGAGTATTAAGAAGCGGATATTTATAGATGATTCTGTTTTTGGAATGTTGGAAGAGGGCGTTCATTATGTTTCGTGCCCTAAGTGTGGGAAGAGGATGGCTTGCGTGACGGAGAAGCACAATGCGTGCTGTAATATTTCTGGATTCAGCCCTATATATAGTTCGTTATATATGGCTAGAAAGCAAAAAACGGAAGAACAAAAAGTGGCTCAGTCTAGAAAACTTATAGAAAGATTTAAGACTTCTGTTGGTGAGGAGACCCGAAAAATTATAGGGCAGAAGAGTCGGGAAATGAATGCAGATCCTGAGTTTAAGAGAAGAAAGTCTGAAAAATCTCGGGAAGTTAATAATCGTCCTGAAGTCAGATTGTTACACAGTGTCCAGAGTAAAAAAATGTGGAGTGACCCTAAATTCAGGGCTAAAATGAAGAATTATGCTTTGGAGAATATCGAAGTATTGAAAGCGTCTGCTCAGAATGCTAGAAAATTTCTAGAAAAACAAAGCAAATTGCATATAGGGTACAAGACTCGTATGCTTGAGGCAGGCCTTACAGGGTTTATATCAGAATATGCCTATGGCCCTTATTCGTTAGATGAGGCGGATCCTTTGGCCAAGATTGCGATTGAAATTGATGGTTGTTACTGGCACGGATGCTTATCCTGTGGTTTTCAAGGGGAAGATAGAATAAAGCATATTGATAAAAGGAAGACATCGTTTTTAAGAAATCGAGGATGGGTGATAATCAGGATTAAGGAACATGAATTAAAGCAAGATCCTAAGGCAGGTATAGAATGCATTAGAACTTTGCAGGAAAAGCGCAGAGAGGTAAACAGGCAGAAGATAATTTCCTCAATGCTGAAGGGGAAATTGACAGTACAGTCCATGGAAAATAAGGATGACAAACCTGTATGGAGACCCTTAGCTGATGTTCTAAGGCACAATACTCCACATAAGAGAATGTTTAAAATTATCACTGACACTGGATCTGTGGTGGTAACGGAAGATCATAGTTTATTTGGATGGCCCAATAAAGAACCGATACGAACGGATAGCTTAAAATTTGGAGATCTTGTTGTGGGCCTTCCAGATCAGAATTTTGGTCCGGTAAAAGTTATGGGTGTAGTAGAGCAGGATCAATGCCAGAATACTTACGATGTGTCTGTTCCTGATACAGAGAATGCCGTAACAGATTCTGGAATATTAGTTCATAATACATATTCGATATCCGGCGTGTCTCTTGACATAGAGAAGTCCTCTAAGTATCAATCAATGAAGGACGAGTACATTGCCGAGTACGATAAGCTCGTGGAAGCGGCTAAGCGCTCCATAAAGATTATTAAAGGACTTAGACAAATGAGATACGGGATTGGTATCACTTCGGCCCTTGGACCTTTGAATAGACCAGGTGTACAAAGTAGAAGGAACTGGATTGAACCGTCTCGTCCAATGTCAGTATAGAGATCAGGTCCATTTAATAAACTGGGAGTAGCGTGCTGTAGGGCAGCCGTTTAATACGGCTAAGCTAATGCGGTCCTTCTCAGCATCCCTTGCTCAGGGTCTCCACTGCACTATTCCAGAGGAAACAAACCCTGGACAGCGTTAGGAGATTTCTCAGATTTAGTGAGTTTTTTAGCGGTAGATACTCCGATAGCTGATAGATGAAGTCCTATCAGATCTTCTGAGAAACGGATTCCGTACTGAGTTTGTAGATGTTTTGATATGTCAATGATGCGGTATTTTTGCTGCACAAGTTTCGTAGCTTCTTCTGCCGGAAAATATTCCTTAAGCCATTCCTGTTTTGTGAGGGCGGGACATCCAAGACGGTGCAGCCATAGATGAAGTGATCCGGCTTCTATTTTGAAATTGAATTCTTTGTTCAAAGCCTCTGATACTTCTTTCAGTGTTTTTAAGTACTTCCTTCTCAGTTCAAAGGCCCGAGCTTTAATAAGATCCGTCCATTTATCCTCGGAAAGCATATCTTCTTTAGCTGGCTGAGGTCTGTGAGGAATTAAAGCCCCACTATCAAAAAGATTCTGTAATCGTCGTTTTATCCATCTTCGGTTTTCCCCAAGTTGTTCCGCAAGTTCATCTCGACTCATCTTGTCGTAATTATCTTTCAGGAATTGGATCTTTACTCCACTTCCTCTACTGGTAGTTTTTCCATGACCAAGAGAAGGGGCCGCAATCATGGTTTCTTTTGGATAGGGCAGATGTTCGTAGGTCTTCTTACTGATTAGGATCTTTTTTTCTCTTTTATTCTTGCCCAAAATAAGAACATATTTCCGCTTTTTTCTGATGCATATCTTTTCTGATTCAGAGATAATCTTTTTCTTCCACGACTGCCAGGCGACCCTTATATCTTCAGGAATTTCAGATAGATTTTTGAATCCGTTTTCCTTGAACCATGTTGGTTTCGTCTGAATGTTATTCTCTCGACACCATTTTTTGAACACTGATGTCCGGGATAGACTCTGACTGGAAAAGACTTTTCCGAAATAGGGGTGCTTATAAAGTGCATCATTTCCGAATTTGTCTCCGAGATAATCAAAACCACAGGCTTGATAGATGATGCCTCGTTCATTGGCGCTTATGTCTGAGTATCCTACAAAAGCTCGTTTAGTTGTATTCTGAACTACCCATTTACAGGCAAACATGATAAGTCTGCTACCAAGATTTTTTGGAGCCCAGGATACCGTTGCTCCTCGTTGAATCAATGCTTCGTATGTAGGGGTATCTTCGCCCAGTATTTTGGAGTATGAAGTAGGCTCATTTATGAGAACTACCCCACCCAAAAAGCCTTTATAGCGGGCAGTAAAACACCATTTTGGACTTACTCCTATTGTACCTAGCCATTCATACTTCTCTATGAACTCTGTGATTTCTGGGGTGAAGTTTTCTTTCAGTAGGTCAAAATCAGAAGCTGAGAGCGATTCTGGATTGAAGGGCAGTGTGGCAATGTCGGCTCCGTAGTGCTCCAACTTCTTGGCGTACTGATAGCTGTAGGCCGCGGGAATTTCTTTGAGTCGGATATCTATGCAGTTTTGTAGGAAAGGAACGATCGTGTTGGATTTAATGGCTGTTGTGACTTCATCAGATTTGAATCGAATGAGATTTGGGATCATCTCATTCTGCATCTTATCACGCTCTACTATTTGCTTGATGCTTTCTGCCTGTGGTCCATCCCCAGATTTTCCCTCATTATGCCAATAGGACCCGTCATATTGGGCCCACAAGTCGTATTTTGGAAGATAGAAGTCTATGACTGAACGGGTTATTGGATGAAGTTTTTGAGTCTCTGTTTCTGGATCTATCTGTTTCAGATACTCAAATAAGGCCGTTTCTTCAGAAGATACTTTTAAAGATCCCCTATGTACGAGTGTATGGTATTTCTTTTCTTTTACTTCCGGTGTATTCAGTATTGCTATTAATTTTTCCCGTACTTGAGGATTCTGGCTAGGAGTGGGTGTACCATATCGCTGAAGATTTGTTTTTTGAGTTTTTTCTCTAATATCTGGGTGCTGTTGGGGATGCTCTACCCCATATTTCTCAAGCATCCCTGCCTTCACCCTATCCTGTAGTTGGAATGTGTTGTCCACACCATATCGTTCTTGATTAGTGGCCTGGGTCTTGGCCTGTATTTCGGGGCTCTGGGTTGGGTGTTCTACCCCGAACTCGAAGAGACTTGTCTGTATGGCTTTTAGTTTGATTTCTGGTGCTTGGAAGACGTTATCGACGCCATACTTAGCTCTGACGGTCTCTTTGACCTTTTCTTTTACGGACTCGGACTGGGTGGGGTAGGTTACACCGCGGCGGTCCAGGTTGGTTTGCCGGCTCTTTTCCTGCATGCTGGAGAGTTGGGTAGAGTATTCCACGCCATAGTTCTTCAGCATGGTTTCTTTTTGTTTTGCGATGCGTTCTTGTTGTATTTGGTCGTTGTTTCTTATGAGGTCACAGCGTATTGCGTGTTCTCTGATGGATTTCCAGGTTCTTTTGGGTAATTGGGTGGTGATGTCTTCTTTGGACCCTACCGGGTAGCTTTTGCGGAGGATGTCATTTTCTTCTTCGGACCAGAAGTCTTCTCGTTGGGTAACGGTTTTCCCGCCGGAGATCATTTCTCGGACTACGATTTCTCGGTCTCTGTGGAGATCCATGAACTGGGCGTGGATATGGATGGCACCCCAGGACCTATCAATTTTGGACAGGATGGTCTCTTTGGTGTTATGGGGGTAGATGTCCCGTAGGATGGTATCTTCTTCGGGGGTCCAGGCATCGGATCTGGGTCCGAATCTAAGTTTTCTGTCTTCGTCTATGAGGGCGGTGTCTCGGTGTAGGTCTAGTCGTACGGCGCGTCTGCGGATGGTCATCCAGGGCTTTTGTAGGCGTTCTAGGATGTCCTTCTTAGTGCTGGTTCGATAGATATCTTTGAGTGTGGTATCTTCTTGGGGGGTCCATCGATCTGACATTGGGTATATCCTCTAGGCGTTTATGGTGCCTGGCTAAGACTTTATTATATATAATATACACCATTTCTCATCTTCTATGAAATATTCTTGTTCCTCTTCCTGCCCAGGCGGGGTCATCGAAGGTGAGGTATTGCCATGGGTTACCCCAGGGGCCTGGGAATAGGTCTTGGATGCCTGTGCAGAAGTCTGCGGCATAGTTATCGACTATGAAGATGCCTCGGTCTTTGAGGTGTGGTAGGGCGTGTATGGCGGCACGGATACGATTGAGTTGGGCGGGTTCGCAGTCTATGAGGATGATGTCGTAGGAGTCCTGTAGGGTGGGGAGTGATGTTATGTGGGTAAGGGATACGTTGGTAAGGTTTCGGTGGGTGATGGTTTCTGATACTTTTTGGTACCATTGGGGGTTTGTTTCGAAGCTGGAGACGGAGAGGGTTCTACGGGCGAAGAACATTGTAGATCCACCGCATCCGAATTCCAGTACTGAGTGGGATTTATTGATGGTTCGGTCGAGGTAGAATATGGCTCCTGGGGTGAGCCATGGGTATTCTAGTTCGAGGGTATTGAGGCCGGAGGGGTAGTTGTCGGGGATTTGGAACATGGGTGGTGTCCTTTCGATAATCTCTTAATATAGCGTAGGTACTGATACTTCCGGGGAAAATGTATTTCCAAGGAGCTTGTGATTATGGCTTTTCAGGTAGACTACATAGTTTTGTCGACCACGGACAGTTCTAACCGGTATGTTGCGTTATCGGGTACGCCATTGGTCAGTAGTAATGTGGCCATGGACATTATTGGTGGTACTTCGCAGGCATTGACTGGGGATTTTTACGTGGATGGGACTAATGTGAAGTGGGATAGTGGGTCATACGGATTGTATTCGATGCTTGATGCCAGTTCCAAGATCAGGATTATTTACGACCGTTCATAAGGAGATACTTAGATGTCTCAGGTATCACGGAAATGGGTAGAGAACAATGCGATAGATCACACGAAGTTGGATCCGTCGGATTCGTCGTATGTAGTCGCGGGTCTTCACAATACGGGGTCGATGGTAGTAGATGGGACGGCATCTATAGGGCTAGGCGCGTACATAGGTGGGGATGCTACGGTGAGTGGTGGGTTTAGGGTGGATGGTACGGCTGTAATCCACGCTTTGAGTGCTGAGATGGTTGTTTACGATCAGTTGATGATTGAGCAGAGTGATCCTCAGCCGGCGTTTATTGTGAACAAGACGGATGCTGGTACGGATTATGTGGTGGGGTTGAATAACAGTGGTACGGGTCCTACGCTTGTTGTGAATTCTACGGGGAGTAATGTTCCTGGTATACAGATTGTGAATGCTGGGACAGGGATAGGGTCAGGGGATGGGGCGGTATTGCGGTTGGATGCTGCGAACAATTTGGAAATATGGAATTACGAGGCTACGCAGTTACAGTTGGCGACGGGTGGGGTTCAGCGGGTGGTGGTTGATGCGACGGGCAGTGTGGGTATAGGTACGACGCAGCCGTTGACGACGTTGGATGTGGAGGGGTCGTTGCGGTTGTACACGGGTAGTTGGGTGAATGAGATATCGACGTCGACGGCCTTGGGTACTTCTGATAACATTTTGTCTACGCAGAATGCTGTGAAGTCGTATGTGGATGGGGCGGTTGGTGGGTCTTCTTATTGGATCCGGACTGCTCCGAATATGTATCCGGGGACGATAACGGACAGGATAGGTATTGGGACTACGAATCCTACTGCTGGGTTAGATGTTGTGATGGTTACGGCTGATGCTGCTCGGCTGAGAAGTGGTGATGCTAATACAGGTCTGACGGCGGGGCATTCACCGCGTATTCTTATTCAGAACACCAATGGAACCACGAACAATACTGAAGATGTTACGTTTGCCGATAGTTCTTCTGTAAACGCACAGATTGTGTGTATCAATCAGAATCACACTACTCATCAGTCTGCGTTATCTTTACAGACCACGACCAGTGGTAGTGTCATGACGGAGGCTGTGAGGGTCGCTTCTACAGGTTATGTAGGTATTGGAACTACGAATCCTGGGACTACATTAGATGCGTATGGTGATCAGCCTGTTGTTCGGGTGAGGGATGATGGATCAGCGGGGCTGGGTGTTTATCTTCAGCAGGCGAACACCAATCAGGGATATCTAATTAATGAGGCTAATGCTCCTCTTGGATTGGGTGCGAACAATATTGTTCATATGACGATAGGCTCAGGGGGTCTTGTTGGTATTGGGACTACGAATCCTGCATCACCAATACATCTGTATACTGCCAGTGCTGCTTCTATGTATGCTCGATTTCAAGATCCAAGTGGAACGGTAGACGTAGGAATTGAGACTGCAGGGTATGGCTATTTGTCAGTACAATCAAATATTCCACTTGTATTTGGTACAAATACCACAGAGAGAATGCGTATTTCTGCTGCGGGTCTTGTGGGTATAGGAACTAACAGTCCTGGAAATACATTGGATGTTCGTGGTGCTCTTTGTGTTATTCGTGCTGAATCTACGACGGGCACGAACTCTTGTTTTGCTTCTTATGTAAATTCTGGTGGATCGTTTTATGTTGGCCATGAAGCAAGTGTAGGGAGTCAAATTCTTACTGGTACGAGCGCATATTCTGGAGTAATTAGTGTTGCTTCTGGATATAACATGCATTTTGGTACCAATGGTGCTATCCGGATGACAATAGATTCCGCGGGTCTTGTGGGCATCGGTACGATGCCTAGTACTCCTTTGCATGTTTGTGCACCTGGGGGCGTTATACTTGTTGAATCTTCTACAGGTACAAATTCAACTTACATTCAATTCAATAATACTGCTGGGCAGATGTATGTAGGACGTGAAAGAAGCACTGGGGGAGATTTTTTGAATGGGGCTGCGTACGCAGGTATTATTGGCGTGCAGGATGCCCATTCTATGCAATTGGCCACCAGTGGCTCGGTCCAGATGACAATAGATTCCGCGGGTCTTGTTGGTATCGGGACTACGAGTCCTGGGGCTGCATTAGATATTCGTAATACTACGGGTATTGTACGGGTTGAGTCCACGACGGCTACAAATGCCTGTTATGCTGTGTTTATAAACGATACTGGTAACGATTTGTTTATAGGGCAAGAAAGCAGTATTGGCGCATCAATTCTCCCTGGATCCACTGCTTATTCTAGTGTGATATTTAATGATAAACCTCGAAGTTTACATTTAGGAACTAGTAATGCTGTTTGCATGACGATAGATTCTACAGGTAAGGTTGGTATAGGGACGGCCAGTCCCGTATATAAATTTCATGTCCACGAAAATGTTAATGGTGATTGTGCCATTTTAGTATACAATCCAAATGCTGGTACGCTGGCAGCATCTTCGTTAAGGTTGGGTAATGATGCAAGTTTTGGTACTGGAGGAATATCAGTGTTTGGATCGGGCTTTCCATCAAGCGGAATGATACATGGTAATGGAACGTATATTTGGAATACTCAATCTGGAGGAGTGACTTTAAATTCTTTAGCTGCACAGCCTATTTATTTTGGGACAAATAATACTGAACGGATGCGCATAGATTCTGCTGGTAATGTGGGTATTGGGACTAGCCCGTCGTTTAAAATGCATGTTTATGAAGCTTCAGGAGCTCCATATTCTATAGTTGATGCTGCTGGTGTGCGTACTGGAATGATGTCTAATAGTTTGTCCAGCACAGGGTGGATGGGCACCTATAGCGCTCATACTTGTTATATAGGAGCAGCCGGATCAACTTCTCAAATGGTACTATTAACGACAGGAGCTGTTGGTATAGGTACGAGTCCTACGGCAACATTAGATGTAGTAAGTTCTGGGAGTGCCCCTTTATCTGTTACAGGGCCTTCCACTACAATGAGAATGTTTGATTTTACGTTAGGGAATGATGCAACGTACAATATTTTTGCTGGTTTAGGTTTATCGACAGCAGCTTTGGTTGGTTATATTGAAATTATTGTTTTAAATTGGACAGGAGTAAGTACAGCACGTTGGAATTTTAATGGCACCGCATCAACGTTACAAATGGGTGTGTCAACATATTTTAGTTCTGCAATAGGAACTGCTGCTCATGTAAATGTCGGAGTATCTGGAGGTTATTACTACATAGAAAACAAATCAGGACTATCTCGAAATTTTACTGCCGTATATTTCGGACTCAAATAACATAAAATGAAAATCATTTTCTGCCTGCCAGGGTCCCACTTCTCGGGAACCTTCCTGGACAGTTGGACAGACCTTCTGGTATACTGCATACGGAAAAATATTCCCTTTGCCGTGTCCCGCAAAGAATCCCCCGTCATTTACTACGTCCGCACCATGTGCCTCGGAGGAGATGTCCTGCGAGGCCCGGATCAGAAACCCTTCAATGGTGAAGTAGACTATACCCACGTTATGTGGATCGACTCGGATATCGTCTTCAAACCCGAGCAATTCCAAATGCTCATCGATGCCGATAAAGACATTGTCTGTAGTCCCTACATGATGAAGGGTAGTAAGTACCTGGCTGTGGTAGAGCATTGGAATGAAGAACATTTCAAGACGACGGGGTCTTTTCAGTTTATGACCGACCAGGACCTTGCCAAGAAATCACAGCCTTTCAAGGCGGCTTACTGTGGGATGGGATTCATGCTGGTGAAAAAAGGCGTCTTTGAGTCCTTGCAATATCCTTGGTTCCAGCCTATTTTTCATGAAATTGGAAATGTTAGAGATTTTTCCTCTGAAGATGTATCTTTTTGTCTGACCGCCGGTAAGAATGGATATCCTATATACGTCCATCCACAAGCCCGCGTAGGACATGAAAAAATGACCGTCTTATAGAATCACATAAACGAGGAGGACCCATGTCAGATCTGAATCAGCAGTTGCAAGAGACCCAGGCCGCGGCAGAGGTTGCGAAGGATAATCCACAGCCTGAAGGACAAAAGATTGAGATATCTATTGAACCTCAGGTGGCATTCACCCTGAAGTGCCAAGAGTTTGATAAACACATAGCCGATGCCGAGAAACAGGTCGCAGACCTCAAGGCCCAAAAAGCATCCTACATCTACGACACCAATACCCAAATCATCCTCAAAGATTATCAGGAAAAACAGATCCGAGCCAAAGTTGAAGAACAACTGAAAGCTCAACAACCTGCCGCGAAATGATGCCTCAGAGGGAAC